AAAGCTCAGGGTTTAGCCAAGCACAAAAGCACAAAAGCATAAAGCTCAGGGTTTAGCCAAGCACAAAAGCACAAAAGCATAAAGCTCAGGGTTTAGCCAAGCACAAAAGCACAAAAGCATAAAGCAAAATGTTTTGGAGTTCTGAATTTTGGAGAAAATTTTTTTACCTTGGTTTTTGGTGTTTGTTATTCCGATTTCTAGGCGCTCATTGTTTTGATGTTATGCGGTAAAGGCGCTCATTGTTTTGATGTTATGCGGTAAAGGCGCTCATTGTTTTGATGTTATGCGGTAAAGGCGCTCATTGTTCTGGAGTTTTTGAGTTTTGAGTTTTTCGCGTACCGGACACCTGTACGCAGCTCCACACAGCAACTCTCCCCACATGTAGTGGGGGGTGGGTGTACTGTAAGCTCCCTTACACAAAGTACAGTACCCAATGCACCGGCGCACATCGGTGTAGTGCGCCCAGTACATGTATGCAGCCTTACATATTCATCACGGCCTCGTCGAACGCGTCGAACGCGGACACATCAGAGCACACGAACGCAGAAGCGATCTCAACCTCGACAATGGCGAGCTCCAAAGTTTCGGACAGGGTGTCAGAGGCGGGGAGTGAGGATGCGGTATCCATGAGGCGACAGTACACGAGGTGGGGTGAACAGTCTAGTAACGTAGCTTACAGTTTTGAGTTTTTAATTTTGTATTCTTCGACGAGAGCCTTGTGTTTCACTTTAACACCGCGGTGTGTGTCCAGCTCGCCCGTGCTAACACCGCCTAGCGCCAAAGACTCTGGCACCAATGGCTCAAGAGCATCGACTACATCGAGCCTGCCCATGACCAGAGCGGCGGGCACAAGGCCCACAACGACGCCGCACAGCGCCATAGATAGGGACATGATGAGCGAGAGGGCATCGAGAGACCAGAGCGCCAGAGTACCAGCGTAGGGGGTGAGGGTGACCAGTGCATCGACTAGCATCTGTAGCCCCCAGTCATGGCACAGCCGACACTTTCGCGTGCATGCGACAGCGCAAGGCAATATGTGTCGTCCTCCGCGGCGTGTTCGGTCGCATAGCCCATGTGCTGCAGCGCGTGCGACAGGTTGCGCTGCGCGTATGATAGGTTCCGCTGCGCCCAGCGCAGGTTCCGCTCCACATGCGATAGGTTACACAGCTCGTGCGACAGGTTGCGCTGCGCGTATGATAGGTTGCGCAGCGCATACGATAGGTAATGTTTTGTGTATGACAGGTGGCGCAGCGCTTGCTCACGGTTTTGCGAAGTGTTCATCGTTCCCGAATACAGTACAGGAGCACAAAGTAAAAGGCAAGGATTAATACGAGATCAGAACGAGAAGGCTCGGATCCATTCCGAGCGAGCTTACAACAGCTCGCGCCACCACTAGATGGTTCTCCCATCCAGACATTGAGTAGTTGTAGTGTGCCGTTTTTTGTTGCCCGCCGCACCGGGCTACGATACGATCCGGGTGCGATATGTGAGATGTTCGAATTGTGAACTCAGCTTTAGTACTTTCGATTTTGAACTGCATCGCTGTTCCCCCAACAACAACCCCAAAACAAACACAACAATTAATTCAAAACTTTTGTGCGAGCGAGGACATCAACAGCGCCGGGCTCGCCCGTCACCTGCTCGAACAACAAACATGCCACCATTCTGTGTATTGTTGTGCCAGTGCCAAAAACCCGGCGTTCGAATCCGGCAAAACGACCTACTACGGACGCGCGCCCGTGATAGACATCGGAGCTAGTCTGCACAACGACGGATCCCTGTTTGCCCTGTACCTCGATCAACATGTCAATAACCCAAAAATCCCATAACTTCGGCGCTCTGGTACTCATCGCGTTCGCCATGCTCGGCGAAAAACTCTCCAGCACTGGCGTCGTGACGTTCGCACATCTTCCGCGCCCACATGGGCGAGACGGTGATGCTGGTGTCCTCGTCTGAGAGTTCCTCCGCCGTGTACACGGGGGCGGGGGGCTGGAGAGTGAGGGCCGAGGATGCTGCGATGATGGATGACAGGAGTGACATTGCTTTTTTTTGCTTTCGGGGCGCTGTTGCGTTGCGCCGTGGATCCTAGATAACACGAATTCAGAAAAAATGGAAACTAAATGGCGACGACTCGAACGAACAAGCGCGAGCCGTCCATAGCTCTGGCGCGGGTAACAACAGCAGCAACTGCGTCCGCCGCGTCAACATCGCCACAAAGAGCGGCGTCGCACAGGGAGACCATGTCGGTGTCTCCAGCGCTTCCTGCTTCGGAGCGAAGCTGGACAGTCATATCGGGAGTGAGTTTTTCGGTGAGCATTATTTTGTTCTTTCGGGGCGCTGTTGCGCTGTTGCGTTGCGCCGTGGATCCTAGATAGCACGAATCCTATGCTTTGGGTGAGAAAGTTAGAAAAAATGTTACCTCGGACGGTCAAATCCGTCAATGCGGGGAGGCAGAAGTGCGGCGAGCAGTGCCACGCCCGCGATGATGATGATAGGGGTTACCACTGCATCCTCACAACTCAATTCCTCCCGCACCCTTGATCACATCAATGAGATCGGTGAGCGCCGCGCCAGCCAGCTCATGTTCTTTGGCTATACTCATCGCCTCCCCCTTGTCCCAAGCACAACAACCTGTGAGCGATCCAAACCCGACAAAGCCCGCCACCTTCGCGCGGATGGTGATGTCGCACCACGCGTAAGTGTTCCCGGCTTCCAGCGCGGAGATCACGGATTCTTCCGCTTCGCGGTCCCACACGTGATCCCCGCTTTGCATGACGTTCCCGTGAACGGGTATCTTTGACTCCGCGATCTCAACCTCGTAGGAGACATCATCTGTGTCGATTGTGAGTTGAAGTTTCATCGCTCCCCTCGTTCGGTCTCGAACGAGAGAATCAAAGAGTACAGAATGTGGCCGTTCATGCGCGTATACGCGCCATCGACGTCCAAGGCGATCGTGTTGTCTTCTCCGGGCCCGCAAAGTTTGTTTTTTTTGGATAGGATGTTGGCGCCGCCCAGAGCGACGAGTATCTCTGACATTTGACTTTCGGTGATCATGAAGCTCAGACTCCAAACCCGGCAGCAAGGCCGTTACGCGTGAATTGGAGCGAGGAGATTTCCTCGCGCGTGGCTTCCTCGGCGTAGACCTCACGACCCCGGAGGATGGCGTCCGAAGCGGCGGCGGCGAAGGTGGTCAAAAGAGCGAAGGTGGCGATAGCGGCGAACATGATGTTTTTCGTTTCGTGCTGGGGAGTCTCTCTCGTCCAGCAAGGGAACCTTAGTCGTTTTCAGTGTGGGGCGCAAGGGAAAAGTGAAAAAGTCCTAAACTCTGTGCTCTGTGCTCTGTGCCCTAAACTCTGTGCCGTCATGCTCACCGCCCCAGAATTCCGCAGCTTCAAGCGCCGAGAAGGAGGGCGGCAACGCCTCGCCGTCATAGCACCCGTCGCAACAAGCGTGCCGAGCTCCAGGATGCGGGGATTCTAAAGTTGGGCTGTGCCTGCATTGTGCGGGCGGGTGTGGTGGCTTCAAACTATCTCAATCGAGGTTCCGGCGGGTTCGCGATCCTCAAGGATCTCAAGCGCCATATCTGCCGCCCTCTCCATGGCATCCTCTCCAGCACCAAGAGGAACCGTAATCCACACATAAACCGCGTCGTCCGCACCATCGCGCCAAACTTTGAATTGGAAGTCTTTGACCATCCGTCCATCACTCCTTGAGAAGAATCTTTCCATCCTCCGATAGAACTGTGGTCCCGTCCAGTGTAGAGCTGTACTCTGAATCTAGCAATTGAGTCTCCCCATCCTCGTAGACCAAAAACGCATCCTCCGGTGACTCCGCAAAAACTAGATATTTCACGCAATGAATCTCGCGGGCTTCAACAATGTATTCCTTTTTCATATCTGAACCTCTTGTACCACAGTCCAATGCGTTTGGGTGAAAAAGTTGCTGGGAGGCGGCTAGAGACCTAAAGTGCGTCGCAGAGAAGTCCGTAGGCGGGACTTTCCACAATCTCGTCTTCTAACCCCACACCGGGCTCAAAAACCTCTCCCAGCATCGAGAGTGCGGCATACTCCGCGCTCCACTGCCCACGGTGGCAATGCGCCAGGGCCCAGTATGCCGACTCGATCAGGTTCGAGAGACAGGGATCCTCGTATTCCCCGACGCAATTCCAGAGATCCTCACTCTCGTGCGGGTAGTCCCTGATCGCTCGCGCCAATTCCCCCAACTCATAGGGCAGATCGATCTCTGGGCCGTCGATCATGAACACTTCGGACTTCACAATCCCATTGTACAGGCGTTCGATGCTTTTGAATTCTGGAGTCTCAACGCTCATTGCGCCCCGGTGGCCCCGCTAATTGAATAGCCGGGGCTGTAGGGTTTAGGTGCTGGGGAGCTAGAAGTCGTCGCCGTCATCCGTGTCTCGCCGCGCCAGGCGTTCGGCGCATTGTGCTCGGAATGCGCAGCTGGTGTTAGCCGATTCCGCACGCCCGGCGGAATCAGAATCTTTCGGCACATCACAAAAGTATGCCACGTCGCCCTCGCGTCCCGTGTTTTCGCGGCAGACCCCTAGCATAGAGCATGCGGGCTCGGTTCGCATTGGTGGGAGCCAAAGATCGACGGTGTCATCATCGAAAACGCCAGTCACAATGGCCGCGCGAGTGCGAAATGCTGGAGAATGAAGGTGAACAATGGTGCCTACTTGCATGATGTTTCTCTCTCTGAGTCTAGTGTACCACAGAATTCTAAGTTCCAGGTTTATTTCTGCAAAAAACATTTCAGCGCGTAAAGCGCTTCGTGGGTTTCTTCTGCGGCCTCATCAGAGCGAATCCGAATTTGAACGCCCCGATCGCTGTGCAGAAGGCTGGAGGTCAGTGGCCCGATGTGCCAGTCGCCGGGGCACACGACACCACCATCATCGTTGTAGGCGTATCCCTCGGCTAGCTCCGGCCATTCTTTGGCACCATCACGGGCCGCGACCACAGCGTCGAGGTAGGTCGCCTCATCGTCAAACCCATAAGCTTCATACCCTTCCGCAGCCGAAATCTCGGGCAACAATTCCAAATACGCATAGTAGGCTTGCTCGAAATTGTCTGCCGCAATAACGGCACGCCAACATCCAAAGTGGCCCATCGCTTCCTCAACGAGCCAAAGCCCCTGTTCACCGTACCCAGCAGTCTCGACCGCGAGGCCGTCGACACGATCTCCGACCCAACGCGGAGTCGCCGCGGCGCTGAGTAGTTGAGTACCAAAACGTAGGGTGATTTGCTGTTCGCACATCTTGAAAACCTCTACCCCTTATCTACCGAATTTTGGAGCTGGGTGCAATGAAATTCTGGAGTCTTGAGCAAAAAGTTTCGGAGAAAACAAACCTCTATATGTGAGGCGTCCATGATATGATGTCGGCATGACCCTCCCCGCAACAGGCACACACCCTGCGCTGCCTCGCATCATGTCTAGGACTCACGGCGCCAACGCTTCGCGCTGTTAACATACCTAACAAAGCCAACATACCTAACAAAGCTAACATACCTAACAAAGCTAACAAAGCTAACATACCTAACAAAGCTAACATACCTAACAAAGCTAACATACCTAACATACCTAACATACCTAACAAAGCTAACGCACCGCCCCAAAAAACCAAAAGGGGGGGGGTGTGCTGGAGAGTGGAGTAATTGGACCGGGATCCTATTTTTTACCTGGTCTATAGGGCCGCGTTTCCATTTTTTACCTGGTCTATAGGGCCGCGATCCTGTTTTTTACCTGGTCTATGAGGTTCACACCCCAATCTTTTACCTGGTCACATTCATAACACAAACGCCCCCATACTTGGCAAAAGGTTGTGTTGTTGTGTTTTGTGTTGTGTGTTTTTCCTTGGATTTCCTCCCAGCACAAAAGCCATGGGGTGTGTGGCGAAATGTTGTTTTTTACCTGGCTTTTTATGGTGGTTTTAACAAACACCAAACATTGGTGTGTGTGGAACACCAAACACAACACACAAAAACAAGAATATGCAAGGCACCAAAACACCAGCAAAAACACACAAAAAAAGAGCAAAAATAATGCCACCCTTTTGTGGTGAAATCCCAAAATTCTCAGGTTTTTTCAAAATTCTTGAGCTTTTTTCCTGGAGTTTTTCAAAATTCTTGAGCTCTTTTCCTGGAGTTTTTCAAAATTCTTGAACTTTTTTCCTGGAGTTTTTTGAGGGGTTGCCCCACAATTTGTGGTGTTTTTTTTGTTGTACACTCCAGATTTGTGGCTTCACATTTTTGTGCTTTTTGTTCTTGAATTTTTGGGGTTCCTGCAAATTCTCGCAGTTTTTTCATTGTTTTTTACAAACTTTTGAAAATTGTTGTGTGTTTTTTTGCCTTTTTTTTTGTGATTTATTGTCTTGACATTCTGGGGTTTTTGTGTTTTCTGTTTTTTTATTTTACGAATTCCCTTGCTTTTTTATTTTTGAGTTTTTTGTTTTTTTATTTTACGAATTCCCTTGCTTTTTTATTTTTGAGTTTTTTGTTTTTTTATTTTACGAATTCCCTTGCTTTTTTATTTTTGAGTTTTTTAGCGAATTGGGGGTTGACAAACCCATAAAAAACGCGCAAAACCCACCAACTCAAAAACTCAAAAATAAAAAAGCTCAAAGCTCTGAAACACAAAGTACCATAATTTTATAGTTTGTGGCCCCACAACCTCATGATCCCATAGCAAAAAAAACCAAAAAATATTTCCCGAATTCCCAAACATGAAACACAGGAATTTTCAAGAAAAAAGCAACAATATTCTGAATAACGCCGTTATGCAATTGCTTTGCGTTTATGCTCCTTGGCTTTGGTCATCTTGCCAAGAACACATGTTACCCCCTCGTTACCCCACACAAGCCACTCCTGAGCTTTTTCAAAAGAGAATCCCCTCTCCCCAGCAAAAAAACCAAAAACCCCCTCACGCCTTTGTGAGGAGGTACCAAGGAAATTTAGAAGAAGCAAACGACCTTCATTTTGATCGTTGGCCCTGGGCCCGAGAATGCAGCTTCATGACTCCATTCGTTGCAATCATCATCATCAGAAAAAAACTCAAAAACAAAGGATCCTCCCTCCAGCTTTTTGTTGCTGTAAAACTCCCGATCAAAGAATTCGTCCAATTCCAATGCCTCCTGCTCAGAAATTCCAGAATAGTCATCGCCTGAGATTACAGCCGCGGTATATGCGGGAACCTCGAAAGTTCCGATATTTTTGTATTTTTTGTTTTCCTTGCTCATGACTTTTTGATTCTAGGCCTTCTCCTTTCAAATGTCAACCCTAAGTGTCATCATTTGCATCCCTCCAGGTCCCATAGTCTCCGACGCCATACGGATGACGATCGTACCCAACAGCAGCGTCGTGTTTTGCAAAGGCGAGAATAATGTCATCATCCAAATCGTAAAGGAATAATTCCTCGTATAGAAAATCCTGAGTCCTCCTGTTCATTTCCCACAACATCCCACCACTCCCATCAACCACGATAATGTCATGATCTTGTGTTGTGGACACTTTCCAACTTTTCATGGTTTTGATTCTAGGCTTTTTGCTTTGAGTTGTCAATCAAAAAGATCGAGGCTCTCCAGCTTTCTGCGCCTCCTCTCAGTTTTTTTGAAAATCCGGCGAACAACAAAAAGCCCAGAACATTTCTGCTCTGGGCTTTAAATTTCGTTCCAAAACGATTACAGCGCGAAACTCCTGCGGCTCACGATGTACACACAAGGGCCAGAGGTCAACTTGCCACGGACCTTTGCAATGGTGCGAGCAACAACGTAGGCAGCAAAACGAATCGGGCGAGGGAAATTTACAATGTTCACACCCCAAAAGCCCCGCCCGGAAAACCGGAGCGGAGCGAGTCATTAGGCTCTTGAATCCTACCATAGAAGATTCAAAAAGCCAAGCCTATTCTCTAGAGGGCCATCATGGAGCCAACTCCATACTCCGTCGCTGGAAGTTCAGAACGTGGAGTTTGAGGGTTGGGTGTGGTCTGTGTTGTTTTGCTCGGCTTCACCTCTCCAGCCTCAAGAGCCACCTCAGGGCACCCAAGAACAAGGGCGTTCAGACCCCCAGCGTCCCCGGTCAAAACCCAATGCAATGCCTCCGCGGCTTCTGTCGAGGTTTCCCTTAGAAGCTCCAACATCTCCCGAATCGCCTCCCGGTTCGGAGTCTTCTTTCGCTTTCGAGGCTTCCCTCCAGCTTTTTTCTCCTCCACAGCGGAGGTCAGGGCGTTCCCAGAAACCTTCCCGGAATCATCCGACGCCAAAGAAACAAGCTCAACCTGGACCTCGTGGGACTTTTCTGCTTTTGCGAGCTTGGCCGCCGCAACCTTTGGCAACTCCCCAGTATCAACCATACCCTGGAGTTCTGGCGAAAGATCCGTAAGCTCCATCATTTGGTACACAGCTGCCGCCGATTTTCCCATTGCCTTTGCAATGTTGGAGACGTCAACGCCCGCATCCCGACGTTCCCGCATGAAGTGAGCAATCTCCATGATTGTGTCCTTCTTGCGCATATGGTTTTCAAGGACGATCTGCCGCGCAGACTCCTCAGGCGTTTGTAGTCTAGATGCCAGGAGACAAAAGACCTTGGCATTCATGATGTCCAGCGGATTTGTCGCGTTTGTGAGTTCATTCGCCTCACGGACGGCACGAGCGCGACACCGACCCCACTCAACAACAGCGATGTATGGGCATCGAATTTGCTCTCCATCCTTTTTGGTGTCGATGTATGCGAATTCATGATCCGGATCACAAGGAACTTTGACTACCTTGATCGGCACAAAGTTCCCTTTTCCAATGTGGGACGCAACGAAGCCCTCTGGCTGCATCTCCTCCAGCGTTTTTTCGTTTGAGCCTTGGGCGACAAGGCCCACAATCCCAAGATCGACACACATAGATTCTGGGATATGGTACCCCGCAACGTGAACGTGGGCCGCGTCGAGATGGAAGGTGTTTCCTCTTTTGCCTTGGATTGCTTGTTTCGACATGCTCTGATTCTAGAGCTTTTTAATCCTTGTGTCAACAAAAAAGCCCCACCTTTTTTTGGGCGGGGCTCGGCGTTCTATTGTCCCAATATGGAGTATTTGAATGGAAAGTCTTTGGGAACTTTTTTGAGACGTTTCGCCACGAGAGGCTCAATCTTGCTCATCCGCCCAAAGGCAAATAGATTTTAGTGCTTTCTTTGTACCCCTCGACAATTTTGAGCTTTTCAACATTTTTCTCAAGATTTTTTCCTTTGAGTTTGGCAATGGGTGTATTTTGGAAGGATAAAAGCCAATTCCTTCTTTGAGAGATCTTTTTGTGGTTTTGTGTGGGAAATCGGCAGCATTCTAAGAAGGTGCAAATCTTTCTTTTTCAAAAGGGGGCTTCCGAGACAACTATCACAAAACCCGCTTTCCTCGCATGTCTTTTGTTTTCCACAATATTGACATTTGAGGGTTGTGTTTCGAATGTGAATCATCTCATCGTTGATTTCGAGGTAACAGCCTTCCTTGATGTTTTTGTTTGGGAAAAGGCCTTCTGCCCAGTCAAAAACTCTGAGCCCCTTGGTGTTCCATTGGTTGTCAAACAAAAACTCCGTCTCCAGCTCAAGAATTGCGCCATCTTCCAAATCCGATGGTGGCGAGTAATCCAAAAACACAAGCTTCTTTCTGGACCTCTTCAGCCTCTTGCACAATTCTTTGTACGACCTTTTGTCCTCCTCTTTCGAGATGTTGAAGCGGTATTTGTGAATCGTTGTCTTAATCACCATCGCATTCTACCCTACCTGCCCCTAAATGTGCAACAAAAAGCCCCACCTTTTTTGAGGCGGAGCGGGCTTTCAACATGGAATACTTATGGCGAGCAGCTCAACAACCCCTCGCCCCCAAAACCGAGGTTTTCTGCGAAGTGTGATGGTTATTTTTGAGGTCCTAGATACTTTGTCATGGACCCCCCACGAAGGACTTTGAGACAGAAGGTGGGAAAATTGCTGGAGAGTTGAATTTTTGAATCACGAGTCCCCCTCCACCTCACTCGATTGTTTCAAGATAGTCAATCATCATCGCAACCTCACGCATGTTTTCTTCGGAGGTTGGAACCCCCAAAGGAAGTTCCAGCCCTTCGACATGTTGTATGGAACACACCCTTTTGGTGTAATAAACGACGATAGCTCCCGTTCTTTTGCCAACAAGGATTTCCACGGAATCATCATCATCATTGATGACAAAAACAAAACTTTTCATTTCCCAGCGACCTTATCACGGGAACTCCAAATTGTCAACCTATCCGTAACAACAACCCCCTCCTTTCCCGCATCAAATTTCACAGATCCATAGGGAAGTTTTTTGCCAAATGACTCAAAATTTTGAATGAAGGCGCCATGAAATTTTGCCTCGACGTTTCTACACGAAGCCTTTTCGACGTCCCCACCTAAACGCCTCTCATAATCTCTCCCCCAATCATCAAGGTACTCCAAGAGGATTTGTGTTTTTTTGTCGTCCATTCTCTTTCGAGCGGCGTCCTCCTGTCGATATGTTAACCCTTTTGTTGGGACCAAAAAGTCATCTTGGTTTCCAAAGTTACAGCCAGAAAAGTTACAATTGGAAAGGTTACAGCCCCGAAAATCAGCCCACCGAAGATCAGAATTTTCGAAGTTTGTGTTGATGAAGTCCGAGCCTCGAAAGTCAGTCCATCGAAGATCACAATTCCCAAAATAACAATCTTTGGCGTAGGAGCCAAGGAGCTTACAATTTCGAATCACAGAGCGATTGAAGTTTATGTTGTAGGCCTCAATCCCGTCCGGGAGGTGGGAAGCAATCAATGTGGACTCTGCCATATGGACGCCCTGCGAGTTTCTCTTGATCTTCTCCGGTCTCCAATAATTTGTCCCAAGACGAAATCCACCTCCATTTTGGAAGTTTGAAATCCTTTTCAAAAACCCATCTTCCAGACTTTTAGATAGTGTTCGGGAAATCCTTGTCATAATGGAAGTCTACCACAAACAACATTAAAGGCCAAGCCTCTTCTCAACAAGTTGATTGTGCATGAAAAAACAATCCAAAAGCACCAAATTCCCGGATTTTGTTGTTCCGATGTTTCGAGGAGAAATCTCGAATCCAACGTCCTCCCCATAATTTGACATGGCGCTAGTGGCTCCAAGAAGGGCCGCCCTTGCGCTCCTTTTCTCCAACTTTCCAAACATTTGCCTAAGGTTGTCATACCCAACGTTCTTTCCGCCATACAATGCCTCTGTAAAGAGGCTTCTAAGTTCTTTGTAAAGTCTCCAGCCACCGTCGTTTAGCTGACGTTTTGGAGCACGAACCCTCTCATAAAATTTCATAGAGTATTCCCCATAGCCTTCCTTTTTGATTTTTGGGAAAAGCCTAGACTTTGGGAACCATTTAAGGGACATGCACTCTTTGGCGTGACAGTCCGACTTCAAAAAAACCCTTCCACCTTTCATTTTGTACGCCTTTGTAAAGGTCCCCTTGCCGATAAGCTTCATGTCCTTCGTGTCCATAAAACGATGATAGTGTAGTTCTGTGGAGTTTGCAACAAAAAACCCAGAGCAATGCGCCCCGGGTTCGTCGTGTGGGTGTTGTGGCCCCCAGCATTTTGCCATATGGTCTACTCCTCGACCCCCTCAACTTCGCCACACGACTTCCCCACACCAAACCCCATAAAAACCCACTGCTCAGAGTGGGAGGGTCCTGTTCGAGGGGTTCCGTCGTTCAACAGCAAAACCGGGTTTTGACGATCAGAGATCTTTACTACCCCGGCAGACTCCAAGCGTTTGGAGGAGAGGGCGTTGATGGAAGACAATGCTCCTGTGCATGTGTCCCCAATGTTGTAGAGTGAAAAGATGTTTTTGAGTTTCATGTTTGTTATCCCAGAATGTCAAGAATGTTTTTTGTGGCGCTCATGCAACGCCGAAAGCGAGATCCCATGGACTCCGGGGAGTACGTCAACCCCGGTGCTGGGGAAAATCTCATGATGAGAATGGAGGCTCGTGCAGATGCCGATGTGCCTGTTGGGAGCGTTTTGGGGAGGTCGGTTCGACCACCAAAAAGATCCAGGATGGAGCCTCGAAAGCTTTTGCTGTTTGTCTTCATGACTTTTATACCTTATCACAAAACAGCTAGAGTTTCCACTTAGCCAGCCCCTTCATTTTGGAAAACATCGTCCAGGATGGCGATCCTGGAAGACGAACGGATCCCTGTTGTTTGAGTTGTTTCTTAGGGGGCTTTTTAGAAAGGTTGCTTTGGCCTTGAGCAATCAGGGCATTCCTCTCTACAGCCAAAGCAGCCGCCTTATTGCTCCTATCAACAACAAACCCAATTGCACGCTTGACTAGCTCAAAAATCGTTAGGGCCGCAGATACAACCACAAACCTTCGGCTTCTTTGTGCGCGAAAAAGGCATAAGGTTGGGACATCAATATCCTCGTACTCCTCAGAGCATGCAGGACAAACAGGCATTTGTTCACAGTGCCTGCGTGTCTCGATGACAGACCAGGAATTGGTCTTCTCTCCACAAAAAACGCATGTTGAGGTTAGTGATGAGTCCAATTCCACTTCAATCATTTCTTAGCCCTTCTTAGTGATCCTGGTAGGATTCGAACCTACGGCATTCGGATTAGAAGTCCGACGCTCTATCCATCTGAGCTACAGGATCGTAGCCGCCCTTTACGGCCTGCTATCTACTTCCCATCATACCCCAAAAAGGTGACCTTGTCAGAGGAAACTCCAAGATCTTCGACATACCCTGAAATAATTGTGGTGCCACGAACTCCACGAACTTCACAGTCCGTCAATAGCCCAGCAGGGGTCTCTGGATGACCAAGCAGGAAATTCACATGTGTAAAGAGGCAACGCGCTCTAAAGTTATCCACAGCGATACCAACGGCCTTGGAAACAATGGGATTGTCATTTGACAAAACCAAGGACTTTGTGGTAACATGATTCTTTTTCTGTTTTTTAGGGTTGTTTTTGATCATAGGTCCTTCCACGATGTTTTCAAGATCCTCAAAAAAACTAGAAAAGTCTTTCAAAATTTTCTCCATCTTGAGTTAATGTACCATGAAACTGATTTTTTACCTGGTCTTTTTTGTGCTTATGGTGATTTTTTACCTAGTCTTTTTTGGTTTTCCACACCCCACATCAAAACACAAAAATTCCAAAAACCATCAACAAAATCCCAAAACCACCAACAACAAGGAGACCCAAATTAACGTTTTTGTCATAGCTTTCAGAAAAAAGTGGTCTTTTTTCCTTGTTATTCAAAACCCTTGATCTCAAACTTTTTTGCACGTTTCTCATTGTTTTCTCACGTTTTCCAACAGAAAAGTCTCCAACCATCAGAAAACCGAAATTCCGTGTCGAGAAATCCATCTTTGCAAGCCTTTCTGATCTCTTCCCAAGATTCCTCAACCCCAAAACCATAATGTTCGGAAAATCTTTTTGCCATGGACAGTGGAGTCTCTGCTTGGATTTTGCCGATTTTTCCAGAATTCAAGGAATCCAAAAACTCCGAAATTTTTGATTTTGGATTTTTGATTCCTTCCGTGGTTTTTTCCTGAACTTTCCCGGGTGTGTTTCTTTGAAATTCCAATTCCTCAGGAATTTCCTCATTCTTATTTATGAAGTACTTAGAACTTCTTTTATTTCCTGTTTTGTAAATTTTCCCAGAATTTCTTAGAGAAACCAAGGTTTTTTGAACATCCTGTTTTCTGCAAAAATCCGGAAACTCAAAGTCGCTTGTCTTTGATCCACAAGGTTTTATGGATGAAAGTATCACTTGCTCACAGATTTTTAGAGAGGATGATGTTTGTTCTTTTGTCCTATTTTTTCTCATGTTCCTGTCCTCGATAGTAAGGCCGGATTACCCAGTTTATACAGGGAATTTCTCGTTGCTACAAGGGAGTTTTTGAAATACTTTTGTATGCTCAATGAAGTTGCTTCGTTGCCCCAAATATCCACAATATTCGAAGTTATTGTACCACTTGTTGTGACAATTCTGTAGTGACCAGAAGAAGTTTGCTGGATGAACCATTCCTCCAGCAATTTTATCTCGACATCCATGGTTCCTCCAAAAAACCCAATTTATTGATCGTCACATTCACTCCCAAGTTTTTTCCAAACAGATGTAATCTCAACCTCAAAAAGATCAATTTTTGGATCTGTGTCCTCCTCGAATTCCATGAGAAAATCCTTAAATTCCTTCACCAAATCATCAAGAAGTTTCGAATACGCCAAAAGACCAACCTCTCTCAGAACAGGGGAGATTTGGTTTGAGACTGAAATAACTCTACAGGAAAGTTTCAGAAAAATCCATAAAAGAGGTTTGTCCGTCACGTTAGTATCCTTGCCATCGTGTGATTTGATAGCGTTGTGTATGAGGTTCTTTCTGAAATGCTGGAGAGTCTCTTCATGGAATTTTTGACATACAATGCCTCCAAATCCGCAGCATATCTAATATCATCCATGGAAAAAATTCCAGAAATAAACAAATCCTGAATTGCGTCAAAATCCACCTGCCCAAGGCAAGCGTTTATAAGGCTACAACTCAACCCGTACATTTCACACGAATGAATGAACGACTCTGTGTATTGACATCTTGGAGTCAATACGAAGGACTTATCGGCTCTCTCCAAAAGGGAGTCCAAAATCTCCACCCTAAGCTCGGCCGCCTCCGAATTATTCAAAACTTTGGGTTCCCAACCCTAAACATGTTTGAATCCTTCTTTGCCCAGCCTGTGCTTGAGTACCCATCACCAGACCATCCAGGACCCTTGAAGTGAGGTGTCGACATTGAGATGTCGATTTTCTCCAGCTTTTTACCCTTACACTTTGGGCACTCTTCGGGATCCTCATCTGTGCTTTTAAATTGGATGTCCTCAAAAACGTGAGAACACGATTTCTTTTTACATTTGAATTCTAGAATTGGCATATCAACCCTTCAATAACTTCCATTTGGTTTCACAACCATCACAATCATCACAATCATTTCAACCACTTCAAAAGCGGCCTATTCTCCACAACCCTCTACAAATAGCTCCCAAGTTTTTGGGAATCTTTTCGCAATGATTTCCCCAACAGCCTCCGCGTAAACACGAATCTCGTATTGTGCATGCTTGTCCGCCCTCAATGTCATAAAAGCAAGCCAATTGCGCAAGTTCGTAGAGGCGCGCATAATCGAATAACGTCCAATAGGAAGGTGAGTTCTGGCAAGCTCCTTTGGGACGCCCATGCTCAATGCATCATGATAGAGTTTCTCAGACTCTTGGTACGAAGCGGTCAGAGACTTTCTGAATCGTTCAGCTTCATCTGTTGTTAGGCTGTGGTTGCCATGGCTCCCAGCTTGTTTATTAGCGGATTTTCCAGCCATCAAACGTTCTGTTGTTGGAATGTAATTCAAATCAGGTAGCGGTGTGTACCGAGCGCTTGCTTCGTTATATGACTGCGTTCGGTGACGTTGCCATTGTCGAATGACAAAGATTGGAGCTTGTACCTCAATGATAATCCCCGCCATCTCAAATGGCGTCGAATGTTTGTTCTTGTACAAATAAGAAAGGAGCCCCAGATCCCCTCGTTTGTGGCCCTCATACGGATCCCAAGAGACAAACCCGCCTCCCGTGGACATACGAGCGGACTCAATAATTCTCTCGTCAGAACCCCACGACTCGATTTCTTTGAGATATCCGTGGTCAAGAATTTGTTTACACATATTAATCATCTATCAATCTCTCACAATCTACCACAAAAAACTCCCCAGCAAAAGGATTGTTTTGCTGGGGAGTTCTAAAAAGTTACTCAGATTTCTTTTGGGATTCAACTTCTTCCGGAAGCCCGAACATTGGAGCAAGATCCTTCCACGCCGCCTCCAAAATGATTAGGCTTTGAACAACATCCTCAGAAACTTTGAAGAATGCGTCACATTTTTCCTGTTCCTTTTTTGAGAGGTCTTCAGAACCCTCTCCTTCACAAACGAGACTTGCGTTTGCTTGAAGAGCTTGAGTCGCCAACCTCCCAGCCTCAAATCCATCTTTAGTTTGCCAAGTGGCACAACCAAAAGACGTCGCCAACAGAGAAACTCCAAAAATCAAAAACATGGTTTTTTTCATAAAACACTAACCTCAAAATTCAAAACAAAACAATACCAGACGCAAAATTGACTTTCACCTCTGTTTCCTTTTTGAAAAGTCCCGCCCTATTACGATCCTCGTCCGTACCAGAAAGTTGCTCCCGAAGCTTTTTTGCCTCAGCGTCAAAGGCTTCGGCGTCACGGCGCCCCTGCTCATCCCGTTCTTTTTCAAGTTTTTTTCTTGACATGTCTTGTTCGCTCTTTTTTGGGTTGAAGTGAACGTCGCAATATGCGTGTCCTTTTTTTCTGGGACACAAAAACTCCCCAGGCTCGTTACACACCCTAACTCGTTTTATTATTGGAGTTCCATCCAGAAGAGTACCAACTTCCCGCTTTTCTGTAAAGGCGCATGTGTACATACTAAGCCCTCTATCTGGATAATCGTACTTAGAACCTCCCACTCTGGGCTTTCCAAAGTAAAGAATTGCGTTGCATTTTAAGCAACGAAACTTCTTGGATCTTGAGTGCAAACTCTCAAATGGAACTATATTCACACACCCACAGTTATTTCTAGGACGCATACAATTTTACGCCTTTGATTTGGGATAGGTCCCATGTGAACAAACTTTCGTGATCAAGCTCTATGGATTTCAACAACGAACCGGTCACATACCCGAGTGGACTGGTAATTCCAATATCAAAGGATTCCACATTGGTCAACAAACCAACTCTAAACGAACCATCCTTGAACTCGATTTCCACATCCTTATTGAGAAGCTTCAAAATCATCGTTGCAGTCAGAACCGGGCCAACAACGGACGAGTCGTTCATGAGTTTTCCCTAAATGGAAGTGGCTTTCCGGACCCAACAACAGGCCCGAGCAAAAACCCATGGTTCTTTATGGCCCACTCTCCAACGGCTTCCCAGATGCGCTTGCCACAATCTACTGGGCGACTTTTGTGGGCAAACCTATGTGTTCCGATGTAATGTTTGTTGTAACCCGCCTGCTCTCTTTTGTTTTTGAAGTAAAGAACATACGCCCTTGCAAGCTGAATGTGAATATCCTCAAAACCACCAACCTCAAGAGACTCAGAGAATGAATTGTAAGAGTGAGCTGCGCTCATATATTGCTCTGTGTAGTGACACAAAACAACTCTCGGCATTCCATCATCAATCTTTTTCCCAGAAGAAATAGCTCCGTGAACAGGAACACCAAGCCATCTTTTGTAATGCAAGTCGACTCCTGGAATATGAAGACATAGGGTCGTCACTTTTTCTATACCCCTTCTGCCAACAGGAAGCGCTCTAGTTTTCTTTAGGGGATATCCGTAGCTTTTGTCATACTTTTTATCTCTTGGCCAAAGCTCAAGATCTCGATAGTCGACGATGGAACTCCCCAGCTTTTCAACGTCCTCTCTAAGCATGTCCAGAGCAGTAATTGTCCCCAAAACCCTCTCATCACGAATTTTACAAACACCAGACTCTTTAGACGCGGCAACTTTGAGGGTTTCGAAATCCCATCGTCCCGACCTCAAGGCGGCAACGATCGATTTCCATGGAGAGATGTTTAGAAAACTTTTCATGTGTTTAGAAACTCCGTGTTTCCCGTTAGGTAGCGAGAAGATGAAAGGCTGGGGTATTTACCGAAGAACCTTGTTTTTGAGGTTTTTGAGTTCAAGGTTTTTTTCATTTTGACATCATCTCGAATTGCGCCAATAACATAACTCATTTCTGCCTGCTTTTTGTGCTCCCTCAAAAGCTCCAACCTTTTCGGCGTCAATGACCAACCTTTGAGCCTTTCCGTCCAAGATTTTAGAGACTCCTCATCCTGACGATCAAGCTTTGAGCTTTCGCAACATATCTCCATCAAAAGCTCAAAGCTTTCAAAGTTTTGAATTAGGCTTACAGCTCTAACCTTCCCAATCCCAGGAACGCCTGGGATGCTATCTCCTACGTCGCCCTCAAGGGCCTTTATATCAAGGAGCTTTGACGGAGGTAATCCAAAACCTTTTCTAACAGAGGTTTCTGTCATTTCGATGTCAGAAGCTCCGCGCTGGGGAACAATAAGAACGACCTTTCCGTTTCTTGCCAATTGCAAGAGATCCCTATCCGTGCTGTAGATTCCGACCTTTGTGGTCAAGCCTTTTGCTAATGTCGAAAAGCCATCGTCTCCCTCAGCATCAATCGGATCCCATTGTTGGAACTTTGTTTCTTTGAACAACCCTCTCAAAACCTTCTCAACCCCTCTCACACAATCTCTAAGCTCAGGATCTCCTGAGTTTTTCCTAGCACCCTTGTACCCGGCAAAATGTTTGAATCTCCAATTCTCCGTGGAGTTTCCTTCCCAAACGATGTGTGTGTTGACATACTCGGCACCATACCAATTCGAAAGCATGACTATTTTCGACAAAACACTCTCGACTACCCGTTCCACGTTCTTTCCCTCGACGTGAGAAAGTCTGTAGAGCAAATTGTTAATATCAACAATGAGAGCGTCGACTTTAGTGCAGGGCCTCAAAGCCTCCAGTCTCAAGTTAGAACTGGCAATCATTGATTCGAAATTAATCTTGCTCAAGACATCCCTCCCACGAATCCAATTCATTAAAAAGCACCTCAACTGTCGACTCCTCAACGATGTTGCTTTGAATTGATTTCATTTTGTACGAGGAGCTAAACGACTTCGACACTTTTCCAATGTACTCAGAAATGCTTTTTCTAGACAACCCCATCGAGCACGAGTCTCTAATCGATTGCCGATATCCATGCATCTCTAAAACCCATCGTTGAGTCTCGATGGCATACTTCCCAGCAAACCCAGCCACGCCGTATCGGCGCCACTGTTTAGCATGAACGAGTTCATGCCTAAGTGTTCTAACCTTTTGTGCTGGGGAACGCTCCGAGAAGCCAGAGGCCAGGATGACCTGATTGTTCAGGGTTGTTGTCATCCTTTTGCCTTTTGGAGAGTCGACTAAAACATACCCCAATTCCTCCAATTCCATTGTAACTAGCTCAAGTTCATTTTCAGAATTCCTCGGAAGAACAGCTCTTGAGCTTAGGAATTCTGAGTTCAAAGCGTTGTCCTTATTCAGAGTTCCCGAGCATCCACACAGAAGGCTCACTGTCGCCAGAATAAATGTAGTTCTTTTCATTGTCACCTCTTTCAAATTCTAAAGCTATCTGAGCTAAAACATGAGCGTCTGCCAGGTCCCCAGCAGAGTCCGCCTTTTGTCCTGAGTTGTACTTTGTCCAGTCAACACCAAACTCCTTAGCGCAAAAGCTAACTGGCTTTTCCTTGCCTTTCAGATTCGCTCTTGTCTTTAGTGCTCTTGGAGTTGGTGCTATGTACGGGGAATTCGACTTGAATAAGATGGATCTTAAAACCCCGCCAAATTCCCCAATATGATATGCATTATTACCTTTTCCATACGCATACCCCTCTATCGCCGTTAGAGCCGGAGTGTTATTCGAAGAAACAACATTACTAGCCCACCACAAAAAGAAGTTGAGTCTGTATGCCTGAAACTCTTGCTTTTTCATCTTCGACCTAAGGCTGGATGCTGGGAATAGGACCGACTCTCCATGTTCCTTGCCGATTTTAGCCCGGTCCGTAACGAAAGCAAACGATGTTACTTCGCCGCTCTCTGCAATCTCCACAGTGGCAGTGTGGTTCAAAGCGACATCCCAGCCTCGAAAGGTTTTTATGGCCAGGGCTTCATTCCGTCCAAAATGTTAGCCATAAACTTATCTGGAAGCTCTAAAATCTTCACTGGAACAAGCTTTTGCATAGAGTCCTCTATTCCCAATTCCATGCCCTTGGAAATCCCAAGATTCTTGAACACAACTGTCATATCGGCAAACTCCCTCCATTCAAATCCAGACTCAATTCCCAAACGCCTCTCTTTAGGATTTTGATTGTTCAAGATTCCCGACTGGGCGTATAGGAGGTGACTCGCAAATGGAGCCCAATTCATAGAGAAACAGTATTTCATACACGCCCTCGCAAACGCCACGTTGTAAGCGACCTCTCCAGCATATGGAGTTTCGACGACAACCAACCTCACGCTAAAAATCCAGTTCGCAAGAACCCGACATACAAGCTAATTCCTGAGCTGAGGTTGTTGTATCAGAATGTTCAAACGCATAAAGCTTTGCGAAGTCTATCTCTGGCATTGACTCAGAGAGCTTTTCGTATTCCTCTTTCGTAATTTCCTCGTTTGGCAGTTGATCGTAGTTGGATTCGCTTGCTGGAAGAAAGGCCATTCCACCAATGATCTTCTTGTTTTCTGTAACCCAAGAGATTACCGACTCAAGCTCGTCTGGGTGATATGTAACCGTGATTGACGGGTTATGAGTTGTGTAATGAAGCTTGTTTCTCTTCCAAGCTTCACACTGCTGAATTGCGCACCGCGATCTTGTTGTCAAAGCCCCGTCTGGAGCCTTCATCGGCCAGCTTGCAACAAGAGTTGTTGCGTCAACCTCCCTCTGCCCATTCTCCGGAGATAACTTCATTCCAGAGGCTTTTAGAACTTTAGCCATTACGCAATTCGCGGAAAGTCTTGTTCTTCGAATTTGATATGGACTCCATCTTCTATTTAGTCCCGGCGACGAATCCAATAACACAGAGCTGTTTCCGTTAGGCTTGCAACAAGTTGAGCTTGCTGCTGGGTAGATTCCGAGCCTTAGGGAGAAGATTTCATTAATGCCTTTAACGGTCCTTCTCATCCTCTCCATCACAGGCGCCGTGAGGTAATCGACGTCAGCCTGTCCCGTAATATCCACCCCGATAAGCCTCTCCTTCTCGCAATTCATTCTCCACTTATCCCTAAGTCCAGGGAAGTTAGTTGCGGCGCTTTGGATAGTGCCAATGATCGTAGCCAATCTCACAGAATCGGACAAGTCTCTAACGCTCATCTCTGGGCGAGCAACTGCAATCGAAAGGTTGCAAAATTGACCACTCAAAAGAACAATCTCTCCGCAGGGATTGACCCCAATCTCCTCCAGCTCCTTGCTGGAAAGTCTGGACTTTCTACCCTCTGACATAGAACAAACAAAGTTGTGTCGGCTAAAGATTCCATTCTCTCCGGAGCCAGACGCATCCATTTCGAGAACAAATTCCCGAACTTCCTCATTAGAAACCTCCTTTTTCCAGGATCTAGAGTTGTTCGCGTTGGATCTGTGTGGATGAGTCGAAAACCAATTTCCAGACTTCGCAACCTTCATCTCTTGATCGTCCCAATCAAAGATTGAGATCATAGCGCTTCTTCGTACTCCGCCCTGAATGACGCAGTCTCCAATAATGCATTGGATGTCATGAGCGTCAATCGGAGACAGCTTGTTGCCCTTTTTAGAGAGGAGTTTGTCTCTCATATAGTCGAGCATTCTTTTCAACGGCTCTGGTCCGCTTGATGTTCCTCCTTTGATCTTCAAAACGCTTCCAGCCGGTCTGACCTTGGAATAATCAAAAGAAATGGTGTCACAGCCGTTCCACCAATAAACAAGCCCCGTCCACATAGCCCTCGCCCAACCCATCGAGCTGTCCTCGACAACATGCATTGAGGAGGTTGCATTTGGGTCCTCATGTAAAACAATTCTGGGAACCCCAATGGAGTCCGAAAGAGATTCGTCGGTCCAAACGCCATCCTTTTGTGCCCAAGAACGACCAATTGCTGGGAGGCGGTCAATGAACTTCGACTCAACTGAATACCCAGCTCCACACCCAGCCATAGAGATGATTAGGGTTTCGACAAATGCATATGGATCGTCAATGCCCTGATAAGAGCAATTGTAAATTGAGATGTTGTTTCGCCGCGCTGCTTCTCCGGCCATGGCAACCAAGCGCATGGATGGCATAACCTCAAGGCGCAACATTGCCTGTTGAATCTCAACAAAAACCGAATCAGAGAGCTTGCCGCACGAAAGCTCCTTCAAAAACGAAACGACGCGATCAACGGTTTCAACCCACGTTTCCCTTCTTCCCAGCTCATGAGAAAATCTGCTGTACTTGTTGAAGAATTGAAATTGTTGGATTTGTGTTGGGAAGTATGAGGATGCGGTGTCAAAAGCTTCTCGAACATCTGGATAAATAGGTCGACCACCTTTCCTACGCTTTTCGTCCCTCTTTTTGATGTAGCTCCTTCCGGCCTCAAAGAATCCATCAGAAGACATAAATGCCCTCTCGACCGCATCATGAATGTCCATGACATGGATCCTTTTCATCAGAGAGTCATTCACCACATTCACGGCTTTAGAAAAAATCTCCGAAATGTCATCATTCAATTTCTCCGAGCTTGAATATGCAGAGCCCGAAACAAGAGCAGAACCGATAGCAAGCTTGATCTTACCAAGCTGGAAGGGTTCAATTCTTCCAGAGTTTTTTACCACATGTTCAATCATCTTTAGAGGCCTCCTTAAATGCATCAAATAGTTCAGCGATTTGTTGAATTAGATCAATCGGCTCAAAGCTCCCACCCTCCAAAGCACAAACAACGAGATCAACAGCATGAACACCAAACTCCAAAGCTCTAAGCTTCGAAGAGTTTTCCTCGTTTGTTCCACTAGCAAAGTCCGAAACTTCAAGGATACCCTCAGCAATCTCTTTTGCTGAGATTTCCAGCTCGTCGGGATCAAAACTATTCAAACCTCCCCCATTCTGTCCGGCAAGGATTCTCCAAACATTTCAAACCCGCCAAACTTGGCAACTTTGTACTTTTCATGCTTAGGATATAGCTTGAATCTCATCGAGTCCCTTCTGTTTTCGTACGTCATATCTCTTTCTGGGATGATGTAGATTGATCCATCCACTGTCATGATGGCCGCAATGTCAAACTCTAGAGACTTCGAAAACTCCGAGCTTGGATACGGCCTCTGGCATGACTTAGAATCAGATGTTTTCACTTGCACCCTATAAATCTCTCCACGCCTCTCGACGACCATGTCATATGGGTACCAGTCTCCCTGAACATCACAAACTCTGTAACCCATCTTGACAAAAAGAGCCTTTAGGATGGACTCTCCAAATTCCCCTCGAATATTAGATCCAAAGTTTGGGTGATGAGAATTGTGAACGTTTCTAAAATTGAAGTCTTCTTGCATTATTTCCGCCTTTCGTGGTGATTACGGAGTCTTGGGCGATTGAGAATCGGAGAAAAACAAGTAAGAAAGCTCTTTAAATAGGAGGTGTTCCAAGCAACTCAGTCCGCTAAACTCCTGAAAGCTTTTGCACGTCTCGCATTGATTCCACTCATCAATCTCATCAAGATACATTTCGAAAAGGGTCTCAAGAGAAACTTTAGACTCTTCCTTCAAAATCTTGTTGATGGAATTACTCAGTGTATTCACACCAAAATGGCCCCGCATAGAAATTCCATGCGGGGCAAACCGAAGAGAGTGCGTGCTCGCCAAATTCTTCAGCCAAAGGAGCGAACTTACCAACTGTGCTAAAAAGTTGGTATACTTCTCTTCAAGCGGTCGAGAGATTATTCCGAAACTTCTTCGGCTCCAGATGCCTTCCCGTCAAGTTTCTTGTCAATTTCCTCCTGGTCTGGGAAGAATCTATCGACAACAAACTTATTCAGGTCGCATTCGCCGCCAATTCTGGTGGCGATTTCGATATCAGACAAGACCTCGTCTGGCATTTGATACTCCGCAAACTCTCCAGTAGCTAGAGATACAGAGAACGAGCTGTCCTTTACCAAAAGGCCTTTTCTCTCCACAACCAAAAGCTGTTGACAAGACGGGTCAAACAACCGAGGGACGAGTTCTGGAGGGCTATTTGCCATGATTTCATCAATCTGAGCTTGAATGTGAGGCTGGCTAGACTTACCCATCTTTGCGGTCATGATCTTTGGCTTCGAATAGTTCGGTTGAAAGTCCAGCTTTTTGTTGGGCCGAAAGAACAGCGGCACAACAGCCCAATACGTTACAGGAAGAAGCTTTCCGCCTTTGGCCCCAAGGTGTTCGACCGCCCAGCTCTTTAGCGGACAAACCCCCTGAATGTCTCTACCCGCTGCCGCAGCGTGGAAGTGCTCCGACTCCTGAACATAGGGTTGTTCAGTAGTAATCACAGTTCGCTTGAACTTATCATTCAAAGCTGGAAGAGTTTGAACTGCAACGTAGGGCATTCCCGTTGGGTACCCACGTTCGAACCCACAAAGACCAATAACGGTCTCTCCCTCTGGGAAAGAGAGAGTGCTTTTCTCTGTACTTTGGACGGATCTTTTTGCTAGTGCTGCGTAATCAATCATATATTCTTGTGTTTCGTTGTGTGTGTGTTTTGGTACTTTAGTACTTCGGTGTTTTGTATTTGAAGCCATTCAACAACATCACTAATGCTCTGTTGGGTTTTAGAATGACCGTTTTTATTGGACGTAATCTTCTATGAAAGAAGGCGTCCTCCAGCTCCCTCGCGGGAACACTTCTGACTTCCAAGACTCCCAGGACCGGAAGAGTAACGCTTGTTCCGCAAACAAGCGCTTTTGATATCAGAGAGAAGACTCTGTCTACGAACCTCTTTGTTTCTACGGCTTGAGTACAATGTGAGCAAACAGACTTTTGCTGCTTTGCGTCTCTCATCACCTGACGCACGCTTCTTGGTATGTTTTTGTTGCTGCTCACAAATACTATACGTTTTTGAGCTCAAAGCTCTCTGATTTATTTTTCATTTTCTTTCGCGGCCTCTTTTGCAGGGCTTTGGAACCTCGATTCATCGCTTGCCTGTGACTTCGTTTTTCTTCACGAAAGCACTTCCACGACGCCACCGCTATATTGGCATCCAAACCTTCCATTGAACTCATTTGAAATAACGTCGATTCGAACAATACTACCGACGCCAAATGCGCCCTTTCTTTTCGTCTTTAGCCCCTTTCCTCCGTACGACGATCCTCCGAGCCAATCACCAGAGAACATCGTAATTTCTGTGAATTCACCGTCTGGAGAAATAATCCCAATCCAAGCCATCTCCTTTAGGTGTTTCCCAGCAAGTTTTGTCCTAATCGAGGTGACCATACCAATGACAGGAAGGGCGTCAAAAGAACCTCTATGCAGAAGCCCCTTCATAGCCTTCATGTCCTTCTTTGCGCGCTCCATGGTGGATTCTGTCGCGTTTTTCAATGACAAAGCTGGATGGCTTGTGACGGCCCTCTGTAGAAGGCTATAACTCTTCTTCTCCAGCTTTAATTTCTTTAGAGAAAGGGCAAAATTGGCTCTAAAGGTTTGCCACTGAGAGTCAACTTTGACGGAGGCGACAATGGCGACGTCATCGTCAATCTCGTCTTTAAACGTCTCATAAATGTGTGCTGGGAACTTGATTTTTACAGCCTTGCCTGAGTCGGCTTCAATGCTTCCAACAGCATACTCCTTACCATAGGACTCATGTTCCTTTTCCACGTCAGAGATTGGCTTATCTCCATACCCAGTATCTTGATAGATTTTAATCCCTCGCAATGTTCCAGAAATCCAAAGCTGCTCGCCATCCTCATCTTCGAGGAAGGTTTTGGACTCAAAACTACGAACTTCAAGCGGCATCTTCTGAAGCATCGAAGTATATGGGTTTTCAAGAGCCATTGGATTGACTTCGGACGCCCAAAACATCTTCTCGTCAAGTGTGTAATCAGACCCGTCGAATTCCTTGAGAGTTGTCTCCCAGCCCTTGAACCTTTTTAGCTTCGACTCCTTGAATAGGAATTCAGCGTTATCAACAAAGAGCTTTGTGTTAGGTAGCAATTCATCCATCGCGCCGGCCTGCGCCAGAGCGACAATACAGCCCTTATTAACAAGTCTTTTGTCAATAGATTCCATAAACCCATCGAGCGTTTCGAAGGGCTGATTTGCAACAATACTCTGAGCGGCCTTATCTCCGACTTTTTTGATGTCAGTCAATGCCCCAATCGCCGCGTTCCTTTCTCTGTCAATTCCGAGGCGGAATCCTGATTTTGAAATATCAGGACTCAGAACTTTGATGCCCCTGGACTTTGCTTCCTTTGCGTATGTCTTAAGCTTATCGTTCTTTCCGTTTTCAGACGCAGAGAGCATCATTGACCAAAAGAATTCTAGAGGATAGTGAACCTTTAGATATTGGCAGATATACCCAATTTTTGCGTATGATATTGAGTGACTTTTACCAAACGAATAGCGTCCGAATGTCGCGATGTCATCGAACAACTTATTCGCAACCTCTTCGCTCATCTCTGGAGAGCTTTTCTTTGCTCCCGCAAGAAACCCGGGTCGCTCAGCTTCCATTTTGTCCATCAGCTTTTTGCCGATAATCTTGCGCATAGTGTCTGGGTTGTCATGAAGCCCAACCTCCCCAACAACACGCATGACTTGCTCTTGGTAAATCATGATGCCCAAAGTTTCCTCTGTAATCTTGGAAACCTTTTCGCAATAATCAACCTTGATGGATGATGGGTCGTGCATCCTTTGGATGTATTCGTCAGCCATTCCAGAGTCCAAAGGCCCAGGACGGTTCAACGCAGTCATGTCCGAAATCGTTCCAAAGCTGGGGAAAACGACTCCTTTGCAAAGTTTCTTTGCGGATGCGCTGTCGAATTGGAACACCCCAACAAAGTCTCTGTCCTCAAACGCCTTTAGGGTCTTTTCGTCATCCAATGGAATGTTGGACATTGTCAGATTTAGTTCGTCGCCACCGCTATTGATTGCGTCGAGGGCCTCCGAAATCACCCCAATGGTAATCAGCCCAAGCATATCAATCTTCAGGAGACCGCTCTGTTCAACTCCCTGCATATCAAACGCCGTAACAACGAGCCTTTCGTCGCCCTCTTTAGACTTTCGAGTTTCCATAGGAACAAGTTCAAAGAGGGGGACTGGAGAGCAAACAATTCCAGCTGGGTGTACCCCAAGGTTTCTCATTTTGCCCTCAAGAGCCATGGCGTATGGAACAACCTCCGGATACTTCTCAGAGAAGCGAACGCAATCTTGGATCGCCGGAACTTCGTCCGTTCCAATAAAAGCCTCTTTGACAGCCTCAAGCGCGCCATCGTCATGATCGGACTTCTGGGAAATAAGTTTTGTTACCGCAACCGACTCAGGAATGGAGATTCCCAGCGCCCTGCACACATCAGCAACTACAACACGACCCTTTAGTTTTCCAAAGGTGGAGATTTGCGCAACACAATCCCCTCCCCAACGCTGCTTCATGGCGTCAAAAAGAACCAACCTTTCAGAAGGGTCGACGTCAATGTCGACGTCTGGAGGCCCGATTCTATTGGAAGAGATGAAGCGGCTAAACATGAGATCATGCTTGACAGGATCCACATCTGTAATTCCAAGCAGCCAGTTTACAATCGATCCCGCGGCAGATCCCCTGCCTGGCCCGAGGGTAATTCCTAAATCCCGACACATCGATACAACTTCGTTCACATAAACGATGTAGCTTGCAAACGTCTTTTCTGAACCTTCTGCAACAGGCTTGCCAAGAATCTCAAGCTCAGAATTCAGGCGTTCATTGTACTTGCTTTGAGAGTCTTTTGACACTTCCTCCCAACGAGAGGAAGCTAAACACAGCATTTTCAATTGTTGAACATGTGAATTTTCGCCAGTGTCAATGTTCGGCATCACCATTGCAAATGGATCAGTCTCAAACTCGGCACTACAACAATCTGCGAAGGTAACGCTAGACTCGCAAAGTTCTTGAGCATCAATGGAACTGTCGACAAATCCACATTCAAGGAGCGCTTTCGCCATCTCTTGGGAGCTTCGAAGCCAATAGCTATCAATCTCAAGTCCAGAGCTTGAGAGTTCAGAACCCTTTGATCCAATCGAGCACAACATTTTTTGCGCGTCAAGCTCTCCCTTTTTGACGTAATGCGCGTTCTGTGTTGGAATTACCCAAGCTTTGGGCGCAAGAGTCTTGAGTTCCACAGCAAAGGAGTTCGATTTCTCTTGCTCAAGAAGCCTATGCGGACGAATCTCAATAACGAGTCGATCTTGATAAATCTCAGACAGCTCCTTGAATCGTTCAATGGACTCCTTTCGTCTTCCAGCAAGATGTGGCTTATGAATCCAGGAGTTTGGCCCTCCTGTTCCACAGGCGACGCCACAAGAAAATTCTTGAAGCATAGCAACGTCAACTCGCGGCTTATAGAAGAAGCCGTCAATCCAGGACTTGGACGTCAAGCGAAAGAGGTTTTTGAGACCCTCGTCACTCATAGCCCAAAGGGTCAACGTCGAGAGGTCGCGTTCCTGCCTCATATACCCATGTTCAATTGCATAGGAATCGACCGCTTCTCGCCATTTGCTGGGAGGCAGATTTTTGTTGATCTCCTTCGCTTGTTCGGGAGAAACATTTTTCTTGGTGTGATCCAGGCACACATAGACTTCAACTCCGTAAATCGGCTTGACCCCATACTTGTGACAAGCGGTCTTTAGAGAGTAAACGTTGCGCATCGTGCCAAGGTCTGTCATAGCGATTGACGACTGCCCCAGCTCTTTTGCCTCCTTTACGTAGTCTTCAACCCTTGCAGAGCCAACATAATCTTGAATCGAAGAACGCGACGTTCCCGACATATCCGATCTAACGGAGAGGTGTGTAAAGTTCATTTTTTTTCGCCTTCTTCTCTAATTCAATCGTCTAGAAAACCTCTAGAACAGATGCTGTCACAAAAATCCACATAAACAAACATATAATCTAGGGACTCTGGATTGCCATAAATCCGAGTTCCACAATTCATGCACTTTCCAACCAGAGTTCGGGAAACTTCTCGACCATCTCTTGGCATGCTTGGTGAGAACTTTCTTTCAGAGTTGGGTTTTCGGACGCAAAATTCCGAATCCAAGATTCGTAATTTTCAATCATTTACCAATGTCCATGGAAAAGCTGGAAATTGCGGCGTCTCTGGAAGCCCCAACCTTGGCCCGATCAAGAGAATCTTCTTTTGAGAGGCCTCCGCCTACGTCCATGCTTCCGAACGACGACACATATTCGGAAAGGAACCAGCCCTCCCCATCGTGTTCCTGGCTGGAGAGGACTTTTTCGACCTCGACAATCCCAAAATCAGAGCCATCGTTCAGCCCAAACAAAGAGGGTTGGCTCAAAACCAGTTCAAAAACATCTTCAACGCATGGCTCAAGATTTTCCTCCAGAGTCAACTCGTCGTTTTGAACGCTAGTGATCTTCAGCACCTTCATGTTGAGCTTACGGGTAGTTACCAGAAAATGAATCTCTTCGTTCATCGCAAACAAATGATAACCGATAACGCCTGGATAGTCAAGATGAATGCGGGCGATTTGCTTCCCAGCTCGTCACGAAAGTTCGACTAAATTAAGAATTACAATTTTCTCGTTTTCATGAACTGACTCTAGACTTCCTAGAATCTGGTTCACTCTTGTTTCCGAGATTGGAGACTCAGCCGACACAATCATGTTTGACTCTATCCCTTTGTGGCTGTAGCAGATTAGCACCTTCTTCAGAGCAAACTTGATAGACATGGCCTTTGATACGTCTGCCTTTTCCCACTTATCCGACTTTACAGCCTTATCAAGAGGCGAAAGTGGAATTTTCTTTTTCATGTTTGCGGCATGAACCATCTCCCAAGCAGCGTCCAAATTATTCTGAGATACCCCAAGCTCATGAAGGGCTCCCAAAACAACGTAAATCGCGTCCACGCTTTCGTGAAGAATTGCTGGAAGGTCTTGAGACTTGATGGCGTCGCAAAGCTCCCTAAACTCCTCTTGTATTATTTTAATCCTCTTCTCTGTTACAAGACCCGCCAAAGATCCATCCTCCATCTCACTACTCAAGCAGTGAGGGTAGAACTTCATCTTTTTATGAAACTCTTCAACGTCTTCTAGTTTACTCATTCAAAGTTTCCCAATCTCGAATTCCTCAAGAATTCTGTGAACGGCTTTTCTTGCCAAATCCGTTTCGTCCATATCAGCATCCAAGATAACGGCCGGACCAAAAATATCATACCATCGAGAATACAGCATTCTCATCTCCTCTTGTTTGTTCATATCTCGCTCGTACGAATCAAGGCGAGAATTTCTCTTCTTCATCCTATTTCGAGCGATTTCTGGATCCACATCCAAAACGATTGTGAAGTCCGGACTTGGAGTTGGAACATCACACAGAACTTTCAAAACTTCCGAAGAAGATCCGTTGACAGTTTGATACACCAGCGTGCTCATTTTATGCCTGTCTGTGATTACCCAGGCCCCTTGCTCAATCGCAGGCGCAACAACCTGCTCCATATGAAGCAATCTATCTGCCGTAAACAAGACGCTCATAGCCTCGGGAGACAGGGGGCCCTCTTCTCTCTTGAACAGATTTCTAATCGTCGCCTCAATAATGCTAGAAGGCTCATGAGTCGTAATGACGTCCTGACTCCCCAGCTCAAGTTCAAGCATATTTCTAAGTCTACGAACGAGAGTGCTTTTTCCCGTTCCGTCAATGCCCTCTACGGCGATAAACTTACCCCTCATTTAGACGCTCCCGAAACAATATGCTGGGAAATGGACTCCACTACAGAAAGGTCAGCGCAAGGAAGCGGAACGAAGTGTGCACTTCCGGGTCGACATGCGCTTAGAACGTGGGGGAGAGCTACGGGTTTATTGTTCCAGTCGTAAATGTTGGGATCAACAATGAACTGTGCCAATTCATCTTGAATCTGCTCAAGCGTTAGATCTCGATCTCGAAAGAACACGGTTGTCAATTCTCCGTGAGTGTGGAACTTGTCAATATTGCTCCCTAGCTTCCTATCAACATGAATCATATCGAATCGCTGCACCTTTCTATAACAACTCTCAGCTCTGAACTCTGCATTGTGAATTCTTAGGACCTGAAAATTATTTCTAAAAGACCCGTTCGGAACTGCCTGACCCTCAAGAGAGCAGTCCAAAACGCAAGCGTCAAAGTCAAACACTTTATGCTCAATATTCGACGAACGGTCGAAATACCGCAGACACAAATCCGCCTCTTGCGCCTCTGGATCCCAATGGAGATCTACAAGAGTTGCAGAGTCCAGCAACGTAGGGCTAATGAATTCCAGAAGTTCATGAATCAAAAGTTGATTGTCAAAAGCGAGATGTGGCAGTGGCTGATCGCCCAAGGGGCTAAGGATCCCCGGCTCCCCAGCATCCCCTTTTAGTATCCCAGATTCAAAAGAGAATTCGTCGTCGAACTGAATGTCGAATTCGTTCAACACATTTCTCATAAATTTCGAGTCTCTAGCAAGTCTATGACCTAAGAGAGGTTGATTTCCAGCATGGAGTCTTGGGCAAACAAAATCCACATCTTGCCCCTTTGACCCAGACAGCTCCCATGCCGTCAGAAAAGATTCTAGAGAATTTCCTACAATAAGTGTTTTCATATTTTAGCTTCTTTGATGAAATTTGAGTTTACGACTGCCGCGCAAATCTCTCCTGCGAGCGCAGAGCCTTCCAATTCAAGAGAGGACATGACGCATGTATAAACGCTGGTAGAAACGTCTGGCCTTGGATTTAGAATTCTTAGAGCCCTTGAGTTACATAGCTTGAAGACATCTAGAGTCTTCGCCCGAACAAAAACGTCTATAACACCATTTTGGTGGCCCTTAAGAACGATGACTGGAACCGATCGGTAACCTCTCAAAAAGAATAGCCTGTGACTATGGCTAGGCCGAGTAGATACGTTCCTACCGTTTTCCCAAAAGTATTGTCCAGACACCACAAGAGACGTGGGTTGTGCCAACATAAAGTTCTTGTCGCAAAGCCTCTTTCGAAAGAACTTCTTGAAGGATCTGTGATATTCGTCAACTTTTCGCCAAGACATAAAAGCTCTTTATTTTATCCCTGATCTCTCCAAGATGTTTGTAGTAGGAATAGTTGGTTCTTAGCGAGGGAACTTCACTCATTATTTGTTTATGAGTTCTACCCCTGAGAAGCTTTAGAACTATATCCTCAGATGTAGTTCCCATCTCTTTCACATCATTAACGATACAAAACACGTTTGAATCATCGTAGAATTCTTTTTTCTCGACGATACAATTATCAGGAGATCTCTTTTGTGCCCTAGCTCTTCTCACTAAGTCCAGAATGTGATTGTTATAAATCGACCTGTAATAGGCAATCAACGATTCTGTTGGTGAAATTGCTGGAGGTCTTTCCAGAACCTTGATGGCAATCTCTTGCTTGAAGTCTTGATACTCCCAAAACAAGACCGCCTTGTACTGGGAGTATAGTGTTTTTGCCGCAGGCTCAAGTGCTCTGATTATATATTCAGAATTACGGCTACTCGACACGATCGTTTTTCTTTTTGTTTTTCAGGTGCTTCCTGAGTCCTTGAATCGAAGATAGGATGTCATAAACAACGACCCTCCCCAAATGCCCAGAGAGGGCCGGGACGGGGCCAAGCCTAGACTGCAAGGCTCCTTGCATCGCAAGGCCCAAAGTAAGTTGTTCTTGATCCAAGAATCTATCATTCAAAACAAAACAATCTTTGGCGTTGAGTCTACCAAAGGCAATTTCCAACCCCTTGACCTTGGAATACTTATCCCCAGGGCCACAAAGCGAAACGGCGAGAAGCAATTTGTCATTGTGCGCTGGAGACTTTTGTATAAGAGCTACCCCAACCGGCTCGTAGTCGCAGTTTTTGAGGTATTTAATCTTACCTCCAGCGTAGAGAAATCTACGTACAGAAGCCTTGAGTTGTTTAATTTTTTCCGCCTCATTGAATTTTAGGAGTCTCTTGTCGTTTGGATACATTCTAAATTCTTTCTGCTGAGTCTACGCAATCGATCGCTTGCTTTTTTGTGGACGAGCCAGGATCAACCCCTATCGGGAGTTTTCCCACGAACATGTTTCTGAACTTCAAAGACAACTTATCACGAATATCATCAATAATCCACCTCTTTTCTTCTGGATCGATAAGTACCACTACATACGTGTCTGCTGGGAGAGATAATAGTTGGGCCCTTTGTCCCTGACCTAGCTCCTTCCCCAGCAAGGCCATAGCAGACAAGCCATACTCATAGAGCTTCATGACATCAAACGGGCCTTCCACCAAAATCAGGTCGCTCCCAGCCTCGTATTGTGGCCAACCAAACAACAAGTCGTTGGCCCAACCGCCTCGAGGGTTATAATACTTGGAACGCTTCGGATCCTCCTTCCACTTGTCGGTGGCGTCACGAGCAGTCCACGCTTGCCCGAACGGAGAGGAGACTGGAATCACGGCACGATCCCAACATAGGCCGGTTTTACAAAACCCAACTCCAAACTCTTTTAATGTCGAGTTCTGAATCCTGTCTTTAAGATATTGAATGTTTCTGAATTCTGGGACTCTACCGACTTCCAAACAAGGAATAAACTCCTCAGGCAAATCGATGTTCCACTTCTTGTTCTCGATAGCTTTCTTTTTCATGAAAGCTGGTTTCGTCGAGTCGTACTCAGAGCCAAGCAGCTTCCTTGCTTCTTTCCCAGAGAGGCCTTCGACATGTTTGATCAACTGCCAAGCTCTTCCGCTTGACTGACAAGAGCCAGAAAAGCATCGAAACAATTTGAGTTCGATGTTTACAGAAAACTTCCTAGCCTTTCCACAATACGGACAGGCTGCTGAGTATTCATTTCCATTTCTCCTTCCAGATAGATGGATGTCGAGCCATGATTCAAAATCAAACATAAGCAACTTTAGCACCATGAGGAAGCGTAGTCAAGGCTACAAAACGAAAAAGCCCACACATTTCTGTGCGGGCCCATTCTTCACCATCGAGGTGCGTGGATGTCATCATAGAGCTGCTTTACAGTCGTCCCTGTATTCCATGGCTGGGGGAATGTCAAGGCTAGCCCTCCAGCTTTTCTAAAAGATTCCACGCTCTCTTGACGATCATCAATCAATAGCTTTGTCGGAGCCGCATGGGCGCTTTTGTTTGTGCAAATACAGAGCCTGTCTAGAAGATTTTGGTTAATCGCCCAGGCAACTTTCCCTGCTGCAGAGACCTTCGCGCATTCCCCATGCTCTTGTGGCACGAGAGCCGTGACGATCTGCCATTTGATCCCGCGCTCCTTCTCAAGGGTCTTACAAAAATCCAAAAGAACCTTTCCATGTGTAGTTGGCTGCAGGTCCGCCCAAAGGTCAATTCCAAACCTTGAAACGTCTTCCCAGAATTGAACTTCGCTTCTGTACCTGCCAATTACTGGAGCGAGGTTGTAGCTTGTGATTTTTGACCTTTCGCTCTCTTCGTGGCCAAATTTCTGAAGAAGGACTCCGGTGAGATCAACGAGCGTGTCGTCTAAGTCCAAGTAAATGGTGTCCACAACATCAAGATATGAGTCCCAAAATCTTTGTTGCTCCCGGCAAACACGTTCATTCATTTGAAACTCCAAAACATCGTTTTTTTTTCTTCATTTACTTTCCTCTTTGTTATATCGTCCCGGTGGGGTTCGAACCCACATATGCACGACTTATAAGATCGCTGCGTTCACCATTTCGCCACGGGACACAATCACTATACAAAAAGGCGGAATGAAGAGCAAGCTTAGGGACGAAAATCGTCAAAATCCATATTGTGAAGTTCACAAGCTTCATCAATCGTTTCGCGGAGGTCTTGATACGCAATAGATAGGTCGTTCCAAAGCTTGGTCGCCTTTGAATTTTTATCAAGACCGAAGATTCTAAATTGGGAATTAAAGAATGTGAAGTAATCCTCCTCCCAGCAAGTTGACTTTCCTTCTAGAATCTTTTCTAAAGCCTCAGCCGCAATTTCTTTTCCATTCATGCTGGACGATCCTTGCGGAATTTGATTGAAACACGGTGTTCTAGTTTCGTCGTCTTCTTCACGGTCTTTGTGTATCCAAGAACTTCAGAAGCCACATCATAAGAAGTTTCGGGCAACATCTCGTTGACCCATTTCTCTCCACACCCACATTCCGCAATGAACGTCACATAATTTTCCTTCTCGGAGATGCCGTGCTCCCGCATGGAAAAAGACTCGCGAAGCTCTAACACAACATAGTCCAATCCGTTTTTTTCTACGATTGTGGCTTTTTTAATCTCGATCGAGTCCAAAAATTTCATTCCTTGGGGTCGCTAAGTACGACACCATGGTGTTTGCATGCGGATTCCATGGAACCATCAAGCTTATCTTTTGCAGCAACAAAGTCTTTCCAGTTTTTAAAAAGATTAGAAATCTTTGAAAGACCTACGATATCTTCTGGAAGGGAATCATCGAGGTAAAAGTCATAACCTCTGGATACGATGGTTTCGAGAGCCTCTTTTGTGATTCCTATGTCTTTCATTCTATCGCCCCAAGAGTTCAATGTAAGCGCCCTCAACCGCGCACGTTGTTTTCAATGTAGAGATCTCCAACAAAGGAGCATTCCAAGTTTGTGGATACTGGAACATCCCCTGTCCTACCGAATCTTGCTTTCAAAAGCGAAAGAACCTTTCCCTGATAGAAGTCAGGAGGCTGGAGGAGGTCGTCGATGCTTGCATGTGCGTCCGGCAAATTGTTCTCATCCGGATCATTTACAGCAACAATCCACTGCGCAACTCTAGCTCCCTCAATTGTGTCGGCTACATTGCTCTCGTCAGTTTTTACCGCACCATCTCTGTTTGCTTGAGCGGTTACAATCCCAGCCGCGTCCCGCTCTTCCAATTGTGACTTACACCAGTTCAAGTTATCAGCGGCCCCTTTATGTGCGTCTTTGTATTTGTCCGTCTCACAATGGCTTAGAGTATCGAACACAACCCAAGAGGCTTCTTCTCCGAAAAAGTCAGCTGCACGATCCATAGCGTCTATCAGAGACGCTCTGTTTGTTCCATAGATTCCAGTTTGTTCGACAACAAGGAGATCCTTATAACTCTGAACTTTATGATTCAGGAGTTTCAGAAATTCCCCCTCCTGAGTTTTATCGAAAGAGTACTCATAAATAAGATCGTATGCCGTCATCGTCTCACGTGCAATCATCTTCACGAAAATCTCGTCAACCGTCATTTCCGAAGAGATATAGATGCCCTTATGACCCCTCTTGACGTTGGTACTAGCCATATTGACAGATACAGTACTCTTACCTCTCCCCGTCCATCCCAGAATCATGAGCATGTGCTGGCGCCTGTAGCCACCCTTCATCAGAGCGTCAAGCTCTCTAATCCCTGTAGAGAACTTGAACGCTTCTGGATCGTCTCTGCGAGCTTTGGCTCTGTCGAGGACCTTTTCTATATCGTTATAACCGAGAATTACGCGCCTTTCTTCTTGAGAAGGTCCGACAATCTTCCAAGACTGACTCTCCATCAGTTCTCTAGCTTCCGAAAACTTTCCCAGCTCGACGAGCTTATCGTGCTTTCTAGCAACGGCTCTGTAGCTCGCGTCCTCGGAGAACCTTGCGGCCGAGGACATAATCTCCTTCGGAGCGGAGCGACCTTGCATCAAATCATGATGCACAGCAATCAAATGTTCGAACTCGCCATCTCCAAAAGACGACGTCGCCTCTTGAGCAACCAAGCCGCTCGTCGGCAAATCTCCAGAGGAGTCAAACACAGACAGTGCGTGTTCGTAAATCCATTTGCATTCTGGAATAGTGAATGTATCGGCCGAAACAAAAGAACGAGCGGTCTTAAATCTCTCCTTGTTCGTCAAGAGGACAGAAAGCACATCCGCTTGGAACTCTGGTGCGAAGTCTACTTCTGTCATTGATTCTCCAGAGGCATGTAGATTTCGATATCAAAACCATCTCGACTCAGCGGCAAGGTTCGTAGCAACACAACAGAAAGAACTTCCTCGTACTTTAGTCCTCCGAGACCACATCCCAACGCTGGGATCGCGACACTTTTCAAGCCACAGTCCTGCAAAACTTCTGCAAGATTTTTGAGACCGATATCAATGTCATTCAAATAAGACGGATCTCTCCAGTGAAGCTTAGTTGGAAACAAACAAACATTTTCCACAATAACCGGATCTCCGAGACGCATCTTTTTGCTTTCGCAAAGCTTTTTGTACTCCGAGAAAACGCTTGGATAGCTCTTTTTGAACTCCAAAGCCAACCCCTTTCCCATAACGCCGACGCAGTTCACGGGGTTCAGTAGAATATCAGCTTTAGATTCAAAAATGTTGCCGTTTTGAATGAAGCGAATCATGGGTTCTTTGCGGCCTCAAAAACAAGGTGAACTTTCGGGCTCTCTCCACACCACTCACAAAAGCCCCCATCAGGATCGTAAAAGAACTCGGAGTGAACCCCCAGAGTTCCTATACAAGTGCAATCTGCCTGTTCCTCTTGCAGCTCCACGACAAAATCACCGGTCTGTGCATTTTCTTGAACGGGACGAATCATGAGTTTTTCTCGTGGCAACATTCCCAGTTATCTCCATCTTCAAATTGAGTACGAGCAAGCTCTCTGGAACGAAGGATATTATCTTCGCTAGGAATTCCAAACTCCTGAATTTTCTCAACAAGAGACTTCTTTATTAGAGTGAGGCGTTTGTCGTAATCATGCTCACAGTTCAAATCAACAACCCATGTGTCATCAACAAACTTCGCCTTTCCCCAATAGTCGGCGCTATGAAATTCGAGAAGGTCATACGAAAAATGATCAACATAAAACTTTTCTATGCTCATCGTTTGTTGTTGAATGACATAATCGACGTAAAATGAGTATTCTTCGTTATACATCTCTCTACCTGCTAAACAAAATTACAATCACAACAATACTCTATCTGATCTTCTTCCAGATCCCAAGGAGAGTCGTTCTTTTCGAAGAATTCCAAAATATCTAGTCTCAAGCTCTGGTCAATCTTCGGAGCGACTGACGAAATTTCCCACGATCCCTCGTAAAGAATTACTATGCACTCAATAGGTGTAAACGAATCGTAGCGAGATGCGAAGTGAACAAGATCCTCTTCGAATCGAAGAACTTTAAAATCGTAAATAACTCCATTGCTGGAGAGTGAAAATGCGTACTCTTTATTATACCCCACGAATCACCTTTTCTTGAGCTTCTTGTCTCATCAGTATCCCATCTTCTTTCTCAGTTCTTTTCCCTGTCTAGCTCTCTGATCTCCAGGAAGCATTGGCACTGCCAAGCACGAACCATCAATTATAGATCCAAAAGTTTCCCCATATCCACCATCTTCAACGGACTGTCGAAGAGACTTTGGAGTTTTGTTACTTGCGATCAGAATCGGAAACTTCTCTTCCTCTCTGTTCCTCAAGAAGAGTTCAAGCTTTGTTCTCGTGTAAGAATCTCCTCCCTTGAACCTTTCTTTCCCCAGCTCATCAAGCACAAAAATTCTGGACTTTACCATTCTCTCTATTCTTCGACCTCTCTCTTCTGCGGCTTTGGAATTCCCGAACGTGCTTTTGATATCATGATCAAGTTGTAGTGCCGTCGTATAGTAGCACGACAGCTTTGTGTTCCGAATACAATACATCATCAGCATACTCAAGAACATTGTTTTCCCACATCCGTTCGGGCCATGAAGAAACAACCCGGCACCGGTATCAAAAGCGGTGCTTAAGTTCTCCTGAAATTTCACAATGACGCCATTGTAAACGGGTCCGTTGTGAAAAATATCCCTTGCTGTTGAGTTCCAGAATTTTCTGGGAACACAAGCTTCAAACGCCTTTGACTGGATTAACCACTCCTTTTTACAAGAGCACATTGAGTCCCTCGCTGAGAGGGTTCTTTGCGCTGGGAGAGGCCCAGCATGTTCACATGACTTCGCGAGTTTTCTCGATAAGGAGTCTTTGAACCCCTGAATATCTTCTATAGATCTCACCCCCGACTCCCTTCTTTCAAAACTTTTGAAACTTCCTCCGCGGCCCGCCTAACGTAATCATGCTCGACGAAAATGGGAGAGCCGTCTAGGACCATCCTAGCGTAATCAATTATCGAAAGCAAGTCCTTGTCGCTCCAATCTTTAATTGGAAACTCAGGGACGCGTGAGCAGGCTTCTCGAACCGCTGGGTCAAGGCCGGACGGAGCCTCGTAGTTGCTGGGAGAGTGTCCAGCTCCGGCAAGCTTTTTCTTTCGCGAAGAGAGCTTCAAAAAGACGTCTCTCGACGTTGAATCTGCGAAGGCATAGCATGGATTGCCATAGCCAGAGTTTTGTTTTTGCATCCTCGCAATCTGTTCGGTAAATTGCTGGAGATATTCAACGGGGGTCGCTCCAACTTTCAGGAGCGCCAAAGTCCATGATCGAATTGCGTTCACGTGCTTAGGAGAACGAAACCTAGCGAAGTTGCCAGGAAGCCCCTTCGCAGAATCAACCTGGTATCTCCAATTCGAATAAACCCTATGAGCCTCCTCGTATGTCAGAGGACCCTTCCCAGCTTTGAGCTGGGTTTGAGTGCTGTCGTTAAGTTCTTCAAGCAACTCCTCAAGACGCTCTTTTGAACGACTTCGAGAAAAGTCGAAAATGCTGGGAAATCTTTTGGAGCCAGACTGAATCAGGCCAAAGTCCAACTTTTGAAGTGAATTCATTCTCGGCATTTTATCCAATCCCGTCCCAAGTTCAACTGAAATCTGAAAACTCGTCAAAAAACATCTCCGCCGACATCAGATCTCCGTCTGAGCAATTTGTGTTTGGATCTAATTGTGTTTGGATCCAACGAAACTCTAAAGAGTTTCTATTAACCAACTTAATTAAGATCAAGTTAAATTTAAATTGGTTAAACCTGAGCGTAAGCGAAGGATAGATGTTTGTTTCAGCATATGTGACATATACAATTACGTATTTTGAGCGCTTTTTCTCTGATTTTTTTTGTCATGGTTTTGTCACGGTTTGAGACTGTTCACCCTAAAGGACCTCCCAGCATACCGTGGCGGTCGTTTTGTGGCAATTGTAAATTCGTGGAGAGTATCGAACTCCCAGAACTTACCCACACAAACACACATCAAAATAACTTGAGAGACGCGGAAGAACGAGCGATATTGAACATGACCTCCTCAGAGGCTCCTCAGAATCTTGAATAAGCTCCCTGGGAGACATCAAGCCTTTTTATTAAAGAAATAACTGGACGGCCGTCAGGGCCCTTCTCGAACTCAAGATACCCTTTGAGTCGAAGTCCCTCGACAGAGTCACGGATGGCGACTCGGCATTTCCCCCCAGGCAATTTTCGTGCCAGTTTTGAGTAGTTGCCACGATACGGAAGGCGGATGGCGTGAAACTGCAACCAAACCCGGAGTTCTGAGTCCCGGAGTTCTTGAGTTGCCTGACCGATTTCGATTGCGTCCATGAAACAAACCTAGCTGAATGGGGTTCGGCAGTCAATTCTTCCCCAGCATAGAAGACGGAGTCCTTGACAAAGAAGTTCAAGTTTCGTAGAGTTGGATCATGCTAAATCCTTCGGACTCCAGCGGCCTTGCTGCAACGTTGCGCAGCATCGCGCGTCAAAGGCTCGATATCGAAACTGCTCCGTCAACGCTTTACCGTCCAGAAATTCAAAGAGGCAAAAACGTTTGGATCGCCGTATTCGGCGACGTCCGCGGATATGGAGCCTCCCCACAAGAAGCTTTTCAGAATTTTGACCAGGTCTGGTTTGGGGCAGTAGAATGACGAAAAAGATATCCGTTCAGGAGGTTCATAAACTTTTGAACCCTATGCTAGAAAGTCTTGGAATCATAGCCGTCGAAGTTCCGAACAGGTCTCTCGATCGTAGGGAGGTTGGGGTCTGTCCGTTCGATAGCTACATGATTCAGAATAATAAGATCTTCTATGAAAAAACTGTATCACAGGCGACGGCTTTAATTCATGAACTTGGTCACTGTCTGTTTGGGATTGACCAGCCAGAGGAGTATGAATGGCATAGCTGGGAGCTTCGTGTTGTTAATAACCTTGGTCTCATGGAACAATTCCAGATGGAGTCGTACGATTACATCATTACGTTTGATGGCGAGGAGATGGAATTTGGCTTGCTATCGAAGTCGGAGCTTAAAAAGTACATGGACCATCGTGAAGACTCGGCAAAAAAGAATGGCTCCTACTTTGTTGGATTTGAAACATATAACCTTGACTCTGTGAATTTTGAGGCGTAGCACATGAAGTTCGAAGATACAGAATCCTATGTTCGTGTTATGGGCTCTCGCGCGTACGGTTGTGCAGCACCAGACTCTGATATTGACATTCGGGGCTTTTACGTTCCGACAATCTCAGAAATGATCGATCCACTGCGTTCAAAGTTTAGAACGATTCGGTCTTCGGATTATTTCAAAGATCTGTTTTTAGAAACACAAAAGCTTGATGTTTGCGTTCATGATGTTTCTTCTATGTTCAAGCTTTGGACCAAAGGGTCTCCGGAAGCCATGGAACTTTTGATGGAGATGCTGGAGGGGGCCGGCGCTGAAGAAGGGTTGATGAAAGAACGCCATAGCGTCCCTGAAGACGCAATCGAAGTCATCAGAACAAACGCTCAGTTATTCGTGACTATGAACGTAAAGTCCTGCTACCATGGGTATATCAACGCAGAACTCAAAAGATTGAAGCATGGGAAAGAGAATTACGAGAAGTCTAAAACGTTGAAGGTTCTTTCGACAATTGTTCGGCTGTCCGAAAACCTGCGATCCATGCTCAAGCGTGGGGCGTTCTCCGTCTCTGGTAATGGAGACATTCTATCCAAAATTCGAAATGGGGAAGTCTCTCACGACGACACCATGTCTATCATTCAGGACAACATGAGAGAGATTTCAAAGCTCTCCGCGAAATCTCCATTGCCAAAGAAGCCAAACGAACAAGCTATACGAGAAGTTTTTTACGAATTCTCGTTGCTTGCTGGAATCAACGATCTAGCAGGATCAACGTTCTAATGAAAATTGTTTGTATCTCAGACACCCACATGTTGCACGAGCAAATTCCCATTCCGGATGGGGACGTTCTTATTCACGCTGGGGACTTTTCTAGAAGAGGATCAAGAGTCGATCTTGATGAGTTTACATCTTGGCTAGGAAGTCTTCCTCACAAACACAAGATTATGATTGCTGGTAATCATGATTTTTGCATGGAACAGCCGGCTCGCTGGATGCTAAAGGTGGTGTCCGATCTGAACATCACTTATCTAAAAGACAGTTCTGTTACAATAGACGGTAAACTATTCTACGGTTCTCCATGGCAACCAGAGTTTCACAATTGGGCCTTCAACCTTCCCAGAAGAGGTCCTGAGCTTAGAGACTTCTGGGAGCGTATCCCAGACGAAACGGATGTTTTGATTACTCACGGTCCGCCTTACGGCGTTCTTGACGAATGCCCAGATTACACACGAAGGAACGCAAATGTGAGTGTAGGCTGCGAACTCCTAAACAAAAGAACTTTGGATCTTGAAACAAAGAATTTAAAGCTCCATGTCTTTGGCCACATTCATGAAGGATATGGCCGTATCGTGAGAAACAAAACGACATACGTGAACGCGTCATCTTGCACTTCACGATATAAAGCAGCGAATGAATCTATAGTTGTGGAAGTCTAATTTTGAAGGACCGGATGCAAAACTCAAAAAAACTCTATTCCCCTCGACAACATCAAGAGGAAGCGATAAACTTCGCAAAGAAAAGAACGGCATCTATTTTAGCTCTGGATATGGGGCTGGGCAAAACAGGAGCGGCGCTACTGACTCTTGGAGACAGAGGGCTCGTGGTATGTCCTCCGGGGCTGAAGTACTCTTGGCAAGACGAGTGCCCAAAGTGGAGAACGGATCTAACTCCCGTTGTCATGGAGGGTCTTGGGTTGGCTAGATTCAAATGGCCATCTGCTGGGGAGCTAGTCATCGTTGGGTACAATCAACTTCCGGATTGGCTAGAAGCGCCGCCGTATAGATGTGGATTCAAATCATCCGACAAAAGCGAAAAAGCCAAGAGAGCCAGGAAAAAGAGCAAGGCGGACAAGGCTTCATTCAACAAATACATGAACTCTCAAGCTCAATATGGCGCAGTTACGACCGTTGTGTTCGATGAGTGTCAGTCCATAAAGAACAATAAGGCGTCACGCTCAAAAAGGGCGAAGATGCTTATCGCTCTGTGCAAAAAAACAATCGCTCTGACCGGAACTCCCATGCCTAGAGGCAATCCCGGTGACCTGTACGGAATTCTTTCAACGATGAGAATTCAGGATGATGTATTCGAGAGTTACCCGAACTTTTTAAAACTGGCAAACTACAGGCCAGACTCTGGGAAGTTTGGCATCGTAAAGCCAGGGTTTCACGAGGCGCTAAAGCCGTTCGTGTTCAGAAAAACAAAATGCGAAGTTGCTAAAGATCTTCCAGAGAAAATGTTTCAGACCATCGCCGTAAAGTTGAACGCAAAAACACAGGCTTCTCTTGATGGCATTCCAAGCGAAATTGTTGATGGAATCAAAGAAGCGCAAACAGCGTCTCAATTGACTCGCCTCCAGCATTTACCCGGCTTCTCTGAGTTTGCTAAGTGTAGAAAGCAAATAGCTCAGGCTCGTATTCCAGCTCTTTTGGAGATGCTCGATCTCTATGAACAAGAGGGTATTAGAACTCTGGTGTTTTCAGCTCATCGCGATCCAATTGAGGCGCTTTCGGAAAGAAAGGGCTGGGAGGTGATCCACGGAGGTATTCCCAGCAGAGATAGGCAGGAGGTTGTCAGACGCCAAGAGCAATTGTCTGGCATCGGAATTACTATCAAGGCTGGCGCTACAGGGTTGAATCTACAATCTTTTAGTAACGCTATTTTTGTCGACCTGGACTGGGATATCACACAGAATAGGCAGGCAGAGGACAGATGTCACCGACTGAACTCGACGGGAGATTTCGTTCGATATGTTACTCTAACGTCAACGCATCCAATCGACAGACTCATTACAGAGAAGATTCAAATGGCGTCAAGAAACATTGATGTTGCGATTGAGGGAATGGAATAAAATCTGAAAAGCCTTGACTAAGACGCCTACGCTTGATAGACTTGTTGCTATGGAACACAGAACGCCACGCACTAAAGTCTTGGAAAAAACCCATCTCCATCAAAGGCTCATGGACGGAGAGAGTGACGGCGCCAAAGCGGACTTTCGAGGCGAAAACCTCGAAGGTGTGGATTTTTCCGACATGGATCTTCGTGGCGTAGATTTTTCTGGCGCAAATCTTCGGGGCGTAAGTTTCAAAAACGCGAAACTATCGGGAGCTAATTTCCAGGAGGCAACCCTTACGGCCGCAAATCTCTGCGGAGCAGATCTTCAAAGTGTGTCGTTTCGAAAGTCAAATTGTTCGTTCGCAAGATTCCATAACGCAAATCTCCATAACGCTGGTTTCGGAGAGGCAACCCTTCATCGCGCGGAGTTTGAGTCCGCATCTCTGATCGATGCGTACTTTTGGGAGGCAAATCTTCAAGGCGCGGATTTTAAAAAAGCAGTTCTCAAGAACGCAGATTTCAGAGATACAGATCTCAGAGACGCGTCTTTTCAAGGAGCCTTCATTCATGGTGCCCTTTTCTTAGGAGCAAACCTCCTAAGAGCCAACACGAACCACACAAAAACGGAAGGTGGCACTTGGGCTAAGGGGTGGCCATGGATCTCTGGCCTTCGGTATAGTGCTGAAATGAAAAGTCCGAGACTTGTCCGCATTGGATGCATGACAATGCCGCTTTCTGACTGGCTGGGGGAGAGAGGAGAGGCTTTAGCTGGGGAAGTGAATTTTCTCGGAACGACAGAGCATCAAGTTCTTGTCTTTTGGCTACGCTCTCTTGCGGCTCAAACTGACGAAGAACTTGGTTGGACTCCAGAGAAAAAGCTTGACTAAGGCGTTTGCGATTGATAGGCTTGTTGCATGGAACGCGATGAAGTAGAGAAAAAAATTCTCTTGCACCAAAAGTTTGTGGGAGGGGAGGAGGGTGGTTCCGAAGCGGATTTTTGCGGAGCGAACCTTAGGGGCATGAATTTTTACAACTTGGATCTTTGCGGTCTAAATTTTCGTGGCGCAAACGTTAAGAATTCAGATTTTGGAAAAGCGAGACTCATAAATACCAACCTCAGCTACGCAAACCTCCAGGGAGCAAACCTTTGGGAAGCAAACCTCCAGGGAGCAAACCTTTGGGAAGCAGACCTCCAGGGAGCAGACCTCCGGGGAGCAAACCTCCGGGGAGCAAACCTCCGGGGAGCAAACCTCCGGGGAGCAAACCTCCGGGGAGCAAACCTCCGGGGAGCAAACCTCCGTGAAGCAGACTTCCGTGAAGCAGACTTCCGTGAAGCAGACCTTTGGGGAGCAGACCTTCGGGGAGCAAACCTCCAGGGGGCAAACCTCCAGGGAGCAGACCTTTGGGAAGCAGACCTCCGGAAAACAAACCTCCGTGAATCAGACTTCCGTGAAGCAGACCTCCAGGGAGCAGACCTTCGGGGAGCAAACCTCCAGGGAGCAAACCTTTGGGAAGCAGACCTCCAGGGAGCAGACCTTCGGGGAGCAATTCTCACCGACATAAACCTCCGCGGCGTAAGTCTCATTTACACAAGTCTCAACGGGACTAAAGTGTCTAATGGCACATGGCTAAATGGATGGCCATGGATCCAAGGCCGTCGTTATGATGCGGAGATGCGTTACCCGGGCATGGTTCGAATTGGTTGCACAACACTCAAAATCGGCGCTTGGCTTGGCAACGAGGGTAAGCAGTTGGCGGAAGACGAGGGCTTCGCGGGATCAATCGAACACCAAACTCTCATCTTCTGGCTACGCTCTCTTGCGGCTCAAACCAACGAAGAGCTTGGTTGGGTGCCCCAAAATGATTGACTTTGAGAATCCCCTCCGATAGGACACAAGTATGAGCGATAAGAAATCGGCTCCAGCTATGAATTACAAAACATTCTACTGTGGAACGCAGCAAGTTTCGGAGCCATATTTTTGGTATCCTTCTTATGAGTCATGGAGAGAGGGCAATCCTTTGGAGAGAGAATTTCTTTCCTTTGACGTTGTTGTTGTGAACGTCAAAATTCATCAAACGAACGAACGACCGAAATCAGCTATTGAGATGGTCTCTGAGAAGTGGAACGAAGAGGGCTAAGTTATGAATGAAAAAACGTTCTTGGAAATTCCGAACTCTGCAACCTTTGACACAAGGTACATCGCTCGTGACTTGCTAAGGGTGGCACTATGAATCGCAGAGGCTTTTTTCATGGCCTGTTGGCGTCCTTTGCGATTGCTGCCGCCAAACCGATTGGCCTATTTTCTCCAGCAATCTCTTCAAAAATCGAGCATTGGGCAGCCGGATTTCCTCCATTGACAAAGAAACAAGCTGATGGATTCGTTGAAATGCTTTTGGACCAAACCCTTCTATCTCAAAACACAAAGGTGTGCAACGCACGCTTCTCAAAAGCCCTTCAAACAAAACGCTCTAAATTCTAGACGTAAAAAAGCCCCGAAGCCGTAAGGCCCGGGGCTTCTTTGTTTCTAGTCCACATCAAAAACTGTGGATAATTCTCTAGCAATAACGCTGGAGCAATCTGTCAAGTGAGTCTTGTGGTTTGTCTTTGGAGTATCTTTGAATCCTGCGCTAAGATACCAAATCTTTCCAGGCTGGACGTGAACAAGCTGAATCTCCGACATTTCAATGCCACCAACTTCGTAAGAGCCCTTTAATTCCTTCGACTCATAATCGTCAAGATCCTTCGTGACAAGAGTTGTACTCCCATGACGAACCAAATCTCTGAGCATTAAAACATAGAATGGGTCGTTTAGCTCTCTTCCGTTCCAAAATTGACGTACTGGAGGAGTGTTTTCTCTGACTTCTGCGAATACCGTTGCATAGAGTTTTGTTGCTGTGTACAGAATTCTATCCCCACAGTTATTTGCATGTGTCAGAATCATTCTAGCTGCCCCAATGCTATCCATACAATCAAGCATAGCCTCGTAGATATTGGCCTGAGACACCATCGCTTGAACGACGTCATTGTGTTGGACCACAGACGCAATCAAAGAGCCAGACGCTTTAAAGTCATCTTCAGAAGCGTCCTCTAAACTTCTTCTCTCTTCTGCTGCGAACTCCTCAAGTTCCCTTTTTTTCTTTTTCTTTTTCGAAGACAATACGACCTTGGTCGCGGCACCAACCGCAGTTCCGATTGCCGTCATGATAATTGCTATAGTCTCTGGTCCCATACGTTGTTGACTTCGCTCACCCGAATTGATAAAATAAGTTATGGTTTCTAAACTACTGGCTCTAGCGACGCTCTCCATCTGCGTAGCATGCGATCAGTCTGCTGGAGAATCGATGGAAGAGCCTGGATACTCCGAGGTCGTTTCCGTGTTCTTTCAAAACAAAATGGATGGCGACCAAGACATTATTGACGACGCAGAGTTTTTGATCGGGATGTCAATCGAAGAAGCTCCCTTCCCAGCTCCAGGAGTTGTCTCCATGTCCTTTGGTATTTATGAGGGATACCTGGGAAGATTGGACTCGTACGACAAATGCACCAAAGTTGGAGAGTCCACACGAGACTCCGTCATTCTGGCGCACGAAATCGCTCACGCACTTGGCGCAGAGCACTCTGAGGATCCAGAGAATCTGATGGCCCCAGCTCCACCAGTCGATCCCGAAGTCACTATAAATCAGGTCAAAACCATGAGAGCTGGGGCGTTTGTTCTTCAAAGCTGCCTAAACGGCGCCGATTGACACATATGTAAACTCATCAGATGCGCTATAGCTAATAATACCAAACGGATCGCCGGCATTGAAAGCGACGGTTGTTCCTATAGTTCCAGCTTTGAAGTTTTGAATTGGACCAGGGTCGGAGGATTCTCTGGCCCATTCATTTTGCAGATTCCAAGCGGCAATCCCACTATGAGAGTCATTAAACAGCGTGTCGGACGAGCCTCCAAGTGAGTAAGCAACTCCACCAAAGCAAAACATTTCATTTCCAGTTCTCGCGGCTGGAGCAGACCCGGCCAATTCAAAATAACCAAACGCCTGAACATAACGATCGAGCCCTGAAGATCCTGTTACAAACAGCCCTCCATCCCATGAATCAATGGCCGGAAAGTCTGGCACCAAAACCGTGTTGTAAGACGCAGAAACGACCTCTCCAGTGTTTGAAGAGTTGTCGTCCAAAATATCCAGATTGACCTTCCATTTAGTTGAGGAAGTGGCTCCAAACAAATAAACTGAGGCCCCGACCTGATATCCAGATAGATCCGTCAGGGCAGATGGTAATTGACCAACGTTGGAATGAACAACTCCAGTATCCAAGTCCATCGCCTGAATCGCCGACTGATTAGTTCCGGCCGCGTTTGTTCCGCCAATAAAATAAATAAGAGAACCTTTTATTCCAACGTTATAATCTCTCAACACCGGCCCAGAAGATCTGACTCCCCAAGGAACCCCAACTCCTCCATGATGGACCTGCTGACTACCAATGGAGTAGATTTGCGAATCTATTTGGTTCGGCGATGCACTATCATCTGCCCCAGGAAGAACGTATGCCATCTCCTCCCCCTTGTTGTCGGAAAGTACAATAACTTTATGCTTCGCCCTTGAAGCTGGAAGATCCAAAAGAGGCTGGGAGGTGTTGCTTTGGGGCCAATAAACCTCACACTCACTCATGTAGTTTCCAGAGTTATCGATTCCCCCAACAATAATGATGCCATCTGCAAACCTTGCCGCACCAAACCTAGTTCTTGCGTTAATCAAATTCCCATACGACGAATTTGTTCCAAACCCCAAAAGAGAAATTTTGGGGTTTGAAGACAAAATGCAGGCGCCTGGCCCCGAAGAGCTTTGCACTCCAGACAAGTCAACCGCATACGCTTGGGTTTGTGGATTAACATCAACATCATATCCACCAAACGTATAAAAGACGCCCCCCACAAGCCCCCAGGAGACTCCTCTTCTACAAGAAGCCTTTCCTCTTGGCATTGCCGTCCAATCCTGACTATGGATTGAAAACGTTGTGTGTTTGGTTCCTATATACGGCCTCTCGTTTGAGAAAGTAAACCGCCAATAGTCCCCACAGAGCAAATGAATAAGTCCATTTTCATAAAAACACGCAGGCTTCCCTCGAAGGCTTTGATATGGTGAGTCCTGCAGAATAGTCCAGGAAGATGACGTTATATTATACCTCTGGCAATCAACAGAAACCACCATGCTCACAAGAGGTGGATTGTGCGAATCTAGCCTATTGGTGCCTCCCATAACATAAATGTCATCACCAACAATTGTTGCATTAGGAATTGAGACCGCAACAAACTCTGCTGGAAGTTGAGTAAGCAAATCCCAGGCGTCCGAAGCTTCGTCGTATCGATGAACATTGTCCGTTGGGGTAAAGGACGCGTCTCTCGACCCTCCAACATGATACAAAAAGCGTCCGTCTTCGGACAGTAGCAAAGTTCCAAAAGCTACTCCGTCTGGGAGACTCGCCGCATTCGATAGCCACGTCTCAGAGACTGTATCGAATCTTCTGACAGTGTTGAATACGGAGGTTCCGTCTGTACCGCCCACAACATAAATAATCGCCCCACGAGCCACACAGGCGCATCCCGCAAGTGTAGCGCTCATGGCGGGTAGGGTGAACCACGTGTCCGTTGTCGTGTCGTATCTCAAAGTGTGAGAGTAATACGTGATTCCAGGAGAAACTCCGGACATGCCACCGAACGCGTAAATGTTGCTATTGACCTGGGCCGATCCTCCATAACCAAACGCCGTTGCTGGAGAGGTCTTTCCTCCAGCTCCACTTGAAGAAGCGGTCTCTGTTGTCACGAAGTTTGCAAAGGCGTTGTTAATCTCTGACAATGAGATTGTGATAGGGCTTTGGCCAGAAATCCCAAAGACACTAGGGGTTGTTCCTGCGCCAGTTCCTAGCGCCGTTCCGACATTCACGTACCCAGAAACACCAACATTCGTCGAGTTCCTTCTGACAGTCGGGCCGAAAACAATAACCTCATAATCGGCAGGGTCGGTGCTAGCGGCGGTTTGACCAAGAAGCGTTGTGTCAATAACAACAACGTTCTCTCCGGAAACCCACTGAACCTGGAGAATAGGTAGCCCAACATCGGAATGCACAGCACTCGGAGACTTCATGTACGGGACGACATACCTCCCAGCATGACTTACTCCGGCTTCACACAAGCTGTCGATAACAAGAGTGATCGTCGAGCCAAGAATGTCCACAGAGTCTGGAGAGCCTAACTCCCCAATATAATTCATTCTACCAAGGTACTCGGGCGCTCCAGTTCTTGCATTGACAAGAATTGTGTTGTCAGAACTATGAAGCATTGGGCCCTCAACAACATGCAGGGTAACTTCATAACTCACAGCAGAGGAGTTTTCGAATTGCACATTCTGGCAATAGGCAAAGTCTCCATTGATGTCAAGAACGTTCCCTAGCCCATCAGTCGCCAGACTCGAACCAGTCAAGGAAATCTGGTCATTGCCAGGAGACAGCAGCGAAATTGCGGAGTCAAAAATTCCCTCACTGTTATATACCCTAGCAATGGTGCTTTTTTGCTGGTCGTCCAAGAACTCAAAGAATCTATCCTTGAGATCCTCGACTCCAGGTAGCTTGCCGTTGGTAAATGAGACGAATGGTTTTCCTGTGTTGCTCATAGTGATCCTTATGCTGGGAAGACTCTTGTCTCGCCATTCAGCCCAATGTAAATATTGTCTCCCGGAAGCGGAAGGGCTTCGAAGCTTTGAACGGAAAGGCTTGTTCCTGTATCCGCATAGATTCCACAAAGGCCATCGTTTTGGATAGACGGATCCGCCGCTTCAAGAACCTTTTGTTCATTCACAAACAATTCGATAACTGTTTCGTGGATATGCACCCTAAGATCCACATCAAACCCGGAGTTCAAAAAGATTCCAAGGGATTCAAGAGTTCCCGACGCTAATGTAACTCCATTACTCACGATTCTTGCAGTATCAAGAGCAGAAACTAAAGCCTCAACACCAGAGCCGGAAGAATTGCTTCGCGCCAAAATTCCGAACTCTGAGTTTCCAGTAAATTGCACCACAGTTTTGAGAATACTGTTCGCAAGGTCACTTCGTTCATCCGGAACCATAATTCTGGACGTTGGCCCTCCTGGAATCGACATTACCCTAGCGCCCGCATCAATCGAGAACGTTCCAGATTGAGCCTGCCATCCTTGACTCAAATCATTAAAGTAGTCAACGAAGTCAACCCATGTTAATGTAATCCTCTCTCCAGAAGCTCTCCATTTTTGGACAATCTTAGTCAGAAGGATTCTGTCGTATTTTTTTGTTGGGTCGTCTATCAGAATTTGAGACTCGCGACGACCATCCACAGACATCATGATAATGTCGTTGAGGCTGTTTTCGCCAAGGACCCACCTGTCATCGAACCAGTCGAATTCGAAAGCTCTTACGCCGGCCACTACGTTCAAAACCTCTACAATAGAACCAGAGGCCCCTCTGCGCTCCCAGAGGTCGTGGCTGGAGGCAATAACCAAGCGTAAGCGGTCAGGAGCAATTCGAGACAAAATTTCTCGTTCAGAGATCTGATCCCAACCATATGTGAGAGGCAAGATACCAACATTTTCGTCAGAGATTTTGTTGACATTTGCCAAAGTTCCAAGACTCAGAATTCTTGAGTTCTGATTAATTCTAACTTGCTCTGGGCCCTCACAATATCTCTTCCAGAACAATCCTCCATTAGAGAAATCAGTATCTCTCAAGCTCTGAATATGAGCGTCGTAAATTCTATTTGAGGAATACGCGGAGTCGTCGCTAACATAGCCGGCGCAAGAAACCTGACTTCCAGAAGTCATGGGGTTTCCAGCCATATCGACGATACCAAGACTTGCGGCCGCCTCTCCTTCTCCCCACGTCGCGTCGCCCCATTCTACCGACCATGTTGCATCAGCCATTCAAAAACTCCTTATACTGCTGGTTGAATAACGAATCCAGGGATGTGATAAAGCATTCTCACACCAACATGGTTTCCGTTGTTATATATCGTACCGTCGAACGTCTGAGTTCCTACCAAAGCTGTAGACGGATCAAAGTCTACAGTAGTTGTTGCCGTTCCGCCAAGCGATCCATCGTCAACTTCAGATTCCGTCGAGCCTCCGTTGTAATATGCGGCGGGGTTGATGTTTTGATCCCCATAGGCGCCGGGCGCCGTATCATCATCAAACGCCAACGCAGATGCTCCGCCATCAAACTCGATGGTGATAAATACTCTAGAGCTGGGAGCAATCGAAACGCCAGACGGCGCGTCTACATCAACCCAACCTAAAGATGTTCCAGTCGTTTGTCCAATATCCTGCCAGACGGCGCCGTTGAAGTTGTTATCCGCAGTTCCTCCGGTCGCAATCTCAAGTCTATAATCCGATCCGGAGACGTGAGTATCATAGTTTACACTTGCGCTAAGAACTTCCATTCCCAGCAAGTTTGGCGTCGTAAACGAGTTACCAACAAGCAGCGGTGCGGATGACGCTCCTAAGAACAAAGAACCATCTTGTTCTCTTGTTCCGATTCTTCCAACTGGAGTCATGTCGCTGTGGAAGGTTGTCGAAACATAAGAGAACATGAATGACGGAATTCCGAGTTCTGAAGCTGCCACAGACCCCAAGGTTCCTGGGAAGCTGGCGACATCAGAAAATGAGGTTCCAGCTGTCATGACATGAGAACCTTGGCCTCCAGTTAAAAGATAATCAACGTCAGAAGCTTGAGGTTGACTTCCCCATGTAAACGACATTTCAAACGCCCCAGCTTGATGGGCCCATGCAACCCAAAGTCTTCCGGCAGAGGGATCGACGAGCACTCCGTCAGTGCAAACGATGAACTGCTCTTCGTCAGTTCCAGATCCAGTTGTAGAGCCAATGGTGCCAAGCAAAGTCGCGGTGTTATAGTCCCCGTCAGCGGGGCCGCCCTGGTAGATGGCAATAGCGCATTGACCTGCGTGAGTGTCTCCAATACCAAGCCGCAGTCCAGTAATAATGAATGGAGTTGCTGGGAGTCTGGTCAAATCAAACTGGCTAGCTCTAAGCGTTGCGCCAGAAAAACTATTCAACCCAATCATTCGGTTGTCTAGGTTGCCGAAAACTCCAGCAGCTCCTGACGCAGAGTACGACGTCCCTCCTGCGGCCACAGTCGTAAGTTCTTGGACTGTGATTGAGCCACCTGTCGCAACAGCTGTATAGCTGCCAACTCCATCGATTGCAGAAGCTGTGGCGGTAGCGACGGCCGCTGCGGTGACGTTTCCTGCTGGGAGAGTGACTTGGATTCCGGTCAATCCACTAAGCTCTGCAGCATATCCGGACGTTCCGGGATCAAAGCCTGCGCTGCCATGCCTATACCAGACATAATACGTAGAATCTAAAATGAAGTGGTGCCCAACAATCTGAGAGCCCATCCGCCCCAAATCTCTTGCAATCTCTTCCGAGAACTCTTCGTTGATTGGCCCAAAGTCAATGGTTCTCTCGTCTCCAGACGAAGGAATGACAGGGATTAGGCTGGGAGCCTGAACGTCGACCCATAGGTCCGTCGAAGACACGGCACGACCAACCTCAACAATGTACTGGCCAGGTGTAGTGGGTACAGTAACGGTAAGTCCGCCAGAAGGAGACAGATAATACCGTCTCCCAGGAGTTGCGCTAGAAATGGCACCAACAACGAGGCCGTTTTTCACCAAAGAAAACTCTGCGCCAGAAACTACCGAAGCAATAGATAGCCCCAGTACTGCAGAGTCTGCCTGAGTGGTGGCATTGGCCGCAACATATTGGCCAGAACTCAACCTAAGGGGCGTAAACGCAGCGAGTGTACTTCCTGCGGTTTGAGTCTCAATCCTAAGAATCGATTCGAATGAGCCGTCCCCAGCACCAGAACCGCCACCTGCGCCGAAACCAGCGCCCCCTGAAGAAAATCCGTTTGTCATATTCTTTATTCCGTGAGTTCAATGTTTCCGGAGACTTCTCCGACTGGCCCAGTTATGTTGAATCGAAGAAGAACGCGCTGCCCCTCCGTAAGATCGACTGGAGTCAAGAATGTGTAATCTATTGCGTGGACGGAGCCAAATAGCAACGTCGCGGTACCAGTCCCAGCAACACCAATAGTCGTCACTCTGTCTGTTTCGTAGAATTGGAGACTAGTTACTCCGGGGTTGAATTCAGATGTTATACGGACGCTCCCGACCGTTCCCGTGAAAGGTACAGACCAAACACAGTACGTTCTGGGAGTACTTGATTGAGAGACCTCTGCGATGAATCCCCCAAATGAAACCCAGCAATCCGTCGAGCTTGTCGACCTATCGAATGAAAACGATTCATAGTGGACCAAAGATGAGCCCCCTCCTCCCTGAACCGACCACCCAGTATTTCCCGTTGTTGTAGATTTGATATAGGACTGTCCAGCAGACTCATCAATATACCAACTACCTCGACCTCGCGTCAGAACTCCCTCTGGGCTCCCAGATCCTGAGCTAATCGTGATTCCAGATCCAATATAAAGCTCACTAGTTTGTAGCGGCTGGTACGCGCTATTAGCTTCGTTTCTAACAACAAGTCTCGAGCCGTTGTAAAACATAAGCCCATGGCTTGCGCTTGCGGTATCGTTTGTTCCAATTCTGAGCCCAGCTCTAATAGTTGGGATATCGATTCCTCCAGTTGCGGTAACTTCAAGCCTTCCGTCTGTTTGGGCTTCGAGGGCACAAACTTCGACACCTCCCTGTCTAAGAGATAGACTAGGCTCCAGACCTGACGTTGATCCTCCATCGACCCCAAGGATATGTGATGCTGCGCCAGTTCCAAACACAGAACTAGATACTCCAAGAACGCCAAACGACGTCGCGTCGGCGGTCAAAACAAAAGTTTCAGTCGAGTGTTCGTATAGAAGAATGCCTACATCGACGTCCGCTGGAGACCCAAACAGAACTCTGCTGGAGACTGTCGATTGAATTTGGATGTCGTTGGTATCGACTGCGCTATCACCAACTGCAATACCAGTCCCAACAACATCAGACCCAGACGCTCCCGCAAACCCGGCATTTTCCGCACATTCAAACCCGCCAATCATGGACATGAATGTTCCGAGCTGACCAGCGCCAGCAGTCCCCTCAAAGAACGCAGCCACATTCAAAAGGGCTGTATCAACTTCCTCTCCCCACTGAGAAGTTACATAAGTGTCAGTCTCCGCGGCAGTTCTGGCAACGGCATTGCTTTTAACTCCAGAGAAAACGGCTGCTGCGCCATAAACTGTAGAGCCATCAGTTAGAATATTTGGCATTTAGGTCACCGTTATCGTGTAAGTTTGTCCAGAAATCTGATCGGTTGTCACCAGCCAAACCTCGTTTTTCACAACTTCTAAAACGGACAGAATTACAAGTCCGTTATCAGAAGTATATCTAGTTACATCCCTAGATTGCGGATTGTCTCTAATATTTTCAGAAAAGGATAAGTTCATCCTGTTTCTTCCAACGGAAAGCGCCCCGTCTAAAACGGGAATGTTCCCAACTCCAGTAAACGAGAATGAATTTAGTCCAGGATTTACAGCGTTGCCATACTCGTCTTGAACTACGTTTGTCGCCCGAACAATATATGGTGCACCAATTCTGAGTTCTGAGACCCACAACGAAAGGACCGTGCCATCATCAGATAACTCCGAACGACTGTAAAAACTGGAGGGAACTCCTGGGTCGGTCGATGTTATAGAAAGCGCTCCTGGTGCCGTCGCCCATGTCTCAGACATAGCGGAATCGAATGTAACCCGCAAAACCCTCTCTTCCTCAAACATCATTGAGCTGAGAACGGTTGGGAGGTCTGCGATACCAACAAATTCCGATACATACGTTGAGCCGCCGTTCCCAACTACGTCGAAAAGTCCACGGGCCTCCAGCAAATGAAGGCCGGAGTTAGTCATCTTTCCTGCGCTAGAAATACCAAGAATTGTACTCCTATAAAACCCATCACCATCTTGTACTGGGCTAGAAGATGTGATCGGAATTCTTCTTCCTGTATTTCTGCTTGCGGAATAAAAGTTACCTGGATCAGATAACTCTAGCAATTGCATCGGCTCAGAAAAAACAATCGTAATGGTTGAGTTTGTTGTGGCAACGGCGGAGTTAATGGAAGGGTCGTCTCCTACACCAACAAACCTTGCGCTCGTGTATTCAAAATTAAGAACTTCAAGCCCTGCGTTAGTCAACTGTTGAGACACGTCAATCTCATACTCTTGCCCTCCCAGCATGTTAATCGGAAGGGAGATTTCTACAGATGATGGAGTGACAACAGAAACGGTGGAGCTTGAGAAGCTCGGGATTGCTGGGGACACGGAATAGTTGGAAATGTCGGTAAGTTCAACATCAGGGTTCATAGCCTGATCAAACAAAACGGCAATTCTTGTACTGCTCTCTGAAGATGCCGAAAGTACTCGTGGTAGCGACATTCCCTTATCCTTTACTTGGGTCGATGACAGTAATATTTAGAGTTCCTATTACAGGAAGCTCTCTTCCGTCAAGCTTCAAATCTTGAGTTGGGGAGTTTATGGTAACGGTTTTGATGTTCGCAGATATCTTATGAATCTCATGATCGATTCTGGAGACGGAAATCAAATCTGCAAACTCCCAAATCCAATTGCCGCTAGAGTCTTTCGCATCCGGCTGGAAGATGGTTCGTAGATTATTCTCAACCTCCTGTCGAGTTACGTTCTTCGCATAAACAATCGCATCAATATCTATACTCCTGGGCTCAAAGTTTATAGCAACGACTCTGTGATTAGAGACCAGTCTAGCTTTGATTGCTGGAGAGACGGTCTTGTCCCCATTGAAAAACGTAGCCAAATCATCAAGCTCATTTTGAGTAGCTACAGATCCTCCAGAAGGCATTACAACCAAGCCAATTGTTTTTGGGCCATAAGCTTCTTCAATCGCGAAAGCTCTTGCAAATGGGCTAGAGCCCTCGGAGTCTTGATACCTCACCGTTAGCGGAGGCAGGTCATCAGCAGAGACCGCAACGCCCTTCGTTTGGTTCATCCTTGCGGCAAGTTGCTTGGCCCTTTGCAAGGACTGCTCGGTACCGCCTTCCTGAGCGCTCCAGCCAATAGCCTGCCTAGGGTTCCAAGTTCTATTCACATAAACCAGAGAACTTAGATCCTTCACTATGGACGATGGACCAACGTTACCGTCCTCAGAGGCACCATATCTATACGTCCAAACAAGGTTCGAAACTCCGAAGTTTGGAACTGCCCCTGTCGTTCCATTCCCAAACAAAACTAACCCAGAAGCATCTTCGCCAGTAAGCTCAACAACATAGTGTTGATCTGTTGGGGAACTAGAGAGAAAGTCAGAAACCCTTTCCCAAACTACTCCATCAACAAGAAGCTCGTCGTTTCCATCATCAATAAAATTGGATTTAGAACCAGAGAATGTTTGGTTAGAAGTTCCATCGCTAGAGCCTAATGGGGAGTCGACAAACTCCCTACCCTGAGTAACTGAGCATTTGATGTACTGCTTGCCCTCAACCATCCGAATATATCTCATGGTAGGTCCGGATGACGGAGCTTCAATCCAACGAAACCTCATCCAGTACCCTTCAACCCCCTGAAGCTCGGTCTTCACCCAGTTTTGGCTAGAGGATTGAGGAAGCGTCCAAGACAACTCATCATCAACACCAACATACAAATCTCCGACTCCACTAGATGTTACCAAGCCAGATAGAGGTTCCCACTCGGAACCGACCGTATAATCGCTGGCAACCTGGCTGGGGAAGGCTTGGCCGATAAGCCCAACCTCAACAACATTTTGTAGACCATCCCAGAATACCGTTCCGTCTTCATAGTCGAGAGTTGAGTTCAAACGTACCCGAATGATGGTGCCGTTTCTATTTTCTTCTCCAAGATAGCTGTTGACCACAAATCTGATTCTGGACCCAATATGAACAGCGGTATCAGGTCGAGCCCTAACAGTATCCCCGTTATAGTACTCCCAAACTCCAAACCCAGAGTCAGGAACGGTTTCGTTCGAGACAAACATGTCCAAACGATCCCACATGACTGAGTCATGACAAAAATATAAGGAGTCTCCAGTCGTTGGGGTTCCCCATGGAGTCCAATCTGTTGTGGGTGTCGTTGGCGTGTTACACGAAGCCGTTCTGTTCGTCCAGATATCGTCCTCGGTCGAAAACACAGAACTAAAGAGTTCCGTCTCAGAGGATGAGACTGTATCGTCTGCTTGGAAATATGACGTACTTCCAGTAACCGAGTCTCTCTCTGTAGAGAATTGAGCGCCAGCGGGAGCAATAACTCTAGGGGTGTTGATGGGGCCAGAAAGCTCTAGCACCAAACTAGCCTTAGCAGGCTGGGCGCTACGGAGCTGGTAACCCTGACTCTTCAAAAGGGCGCGGACGGACTCAACAAGCCTAGCGGTAGAAAGCACGGACTCTTGAGCCACGACATCCAAAAGAACGTTATGTTCATGAGTCGCAATAGCGAACGCTCTTAGAAGCTGTATACTTGGCTCAAATTCGCTCTCGTCAGATAATTCAGGAACATTAGCTCTCTTGAACTCCAAAAGAGCCTCAAGAATCTCTGGGTAATAAATACCGAACTTGAAGTCTGGAACCTCTACGATTTCTTGTGTCATGATACTCCTACGTAGTAGTGTTGAGTTCCACCTGAATGTTCTCAGGCTTGTCGGCTTCGATGTTGTGATACGAAAAACTAATGTTTACTGAGCCAGAGCCATCGAAAACAAAATTCATTGAACCTTGAATTAGCCTATACCTGTGCTGTCTATCAAAGTCTCTAAAGATTGCCTCCAGCTTTCGTCTTACCAAAGCTCTAAACATGATGTCGTCCATTTCAAAAATGGCCTCGTCAATATCAACGCTAGGTTGCTGGAATGCATTAGTGTTTGAGTTAGACATCACAGCAAGAGATATGATCTTGAAATCATTCTCCGATCCGGAAATAAGACTCAACCTCCCAAGGCCGTTTCTCGAAATAGGAAGCGCAAGCCCAGCTCTTCTTTCTGAGGGCTTTCTTACATCTTCAGTTTCGAATTCTTTCTTTAAACTTGCCATGGGGGACCTTTCAAGTTACGGGATTCCCTTTTTAGTCTAGAGGACACGAAGGGATATCAAACAATGGCGGCAGAGGGATGCTGGGAAGGGCAGGAAGGGGAAGAGCGGGAAGAGGCGGAAGCCAAAGGGGGAGGCTTGGGATGCCAGGAAGGTCCGGAAGAGATGGAAGGGGCGGCAGAGGGATGCTGGGAAGGGCAGGAAGAGGAAGAGCGGGAAGAGGCGGAAGCCAAAGAGGAAGGCTTGGGAATTTACACTTTGACATCCCCTGCCACCTAGCTAATCAAACCAAGATTCGACAAGGCCGTTATTAACGTTTCTAGAGTTCCTGGAATGTCACCATCGTCATAAACAACGGCCGGAGCTGGTATGGGAGCGTTCCCCCCAAATCCGACGTCCCCAGAGACGCTCAAGTCCCCAGCAAGAACAATCGCTACCGCTTCTTCAATCGCTCTTGCAAACTCATCTGCAACCATCTGAGACTTATCCTCATCCTCCGAGGATTCCATGGCATCAAAAACTTCTAAATACTTATCTGAGAGTTGTGTTGGCATATCAAACCTATGTCGCGGCGATGACGTTCAGAACGCCTAGTTGGGCCAGCCATGTAGGAAGTCCAGGAATTGAGATGTTGGCATTCGTGATACTTGTCATCGACACACCCGTTGGCGTAGCCGCATGGAACGCTGCGCACAAGCCTCCGACATTCACTGGGATTTGATCCAAACCACTAAAGTGCAACCCATTATTAAACACATGATCCGTCCCCATAAATGTTATGGGTCCCTGAGACTGAAACGAGATTCCAGCTTCGTTCATGATGATTGCGTTGCCATGAGCGTCGACCAAGGAAATCCCCTCCTCAGAGAGGACGACTCGATGCTGGTGAGAGTTCATCACTGTGACCTCTCCATTATCTCCGTTCATATAAAACAACCCTCCAGAGGCGTCCTGACAAATAAAACTTCCCGTCTTATCAAAGCTCCAAAATGCAGTCTTCTTATCATCCTCAGGCCCTCCAGCCCAAGTCATCTGAATCTGCTCGTCTCCCGTAGTATCGTCAAAAAGCATGACGTGACCCTTCGGTGTCTTGAACCCCCTTCTCTTTCCGTAGTTCTTATCTGTGAACTCAGAGCCAATAGCGTTGGGGTTATCGGCGTCTTCATCTGTGTTCAAGGTCGTTCCCGTCCAGCGAACATGCAAGCTTGTGATGCTTGATTGATGCTGGAAGAGATCCTCGCTAGTTCCCAGAGTCGCTAAAACGGTTACCTGCTGCCCTACATCGGGAATTGCAAACCATCCCCACAAAAGCGCCGGCTCAATCCATCCAGGCAACTCCTGCTGTTCGTCCCCTAGTAGGGCAGCGCAGGTAACCTTGATACGGCCTCTTTTCTCGGGGTCATCCGAGTTAGAAACCGTAGCAAAAAATGTTCTCTCATCTGGTGCGCTAAGCATAGACAGTCTCCTTAGAGGTTGGAGATTCCAACCGTAAATTCACTCGAAGACGTTTTCACAACCTTCCGGCCGCTCCATCGAACTTCATATCCATCCTGGGATGAAACTTTATGGTTTACATTTGTGAAGTAATAGTCACCACTCCACATCACCCCAAGACCCTCCATGCCGTGCACTTGCATAGCTCTAAGAGTTTCCACTCCGGGGCCCCTAACGGTACCGCCTCCTGAGAAATAATCTCTATGATGTTCTTGATACCACTTCTCAGCCCACTCCTTGACGTGGGCGGCGGTCTGAAACTGCCTATCAGCAATAACCTTTACGGCGACGTTTCCAAAGCTCAAGGAAACTTCAGAAGAGTCTCCAGGAGGTTGCTCAATGCTGTCGTCAACAATCCCAGTAAATTCCATAGAACTCTCTGCTGGGTCACCCACAATACCGAACGTTTCCAGGTTCCCAGTTTTGTAGTTCTTGACCTGAACGCTTAGGTTTGTTGGCCCCTCTCCCATGAGCTGCTCTCCCTCAAACGATAGGAGAGTTGTGGCTGAGGATCCTGACCACTTCCCAACTTCAGACTCCCCATCCGTAATTGAGTCATATCTAAACGTGTACTTTCTATCCTGAATTTCGGATATGAAATCAGGATCTTTCAAATGCAGAGTCCAATATGTTTCGTCCTCTTCCATATCAACCCAAAACAGCCAAATAAGTTCATTGGCAATTCCTGCAACAAACGTATAGTCAGTCATTCCGACCTTTTGAATAATGCCAGCGGGGCCAATAATGTTGTTGGGAGTTTCGTCAACATCGACGCCAAAACTATATTCCTCAGCCTTATCTGCCACAACATCTGAGTAAAACGTGTCCTCACCCCAAGACTTTCCCTTGAATGCAGGCGCTCCGCGAACCTTCTTCTTATGCTCCCTCTCCTTCTTCTTTTGAGCCTCTTTCTCCGACAAAAATGGCTTCAATTCATCAGACGAGTCCGGAGCGTTACGCATCAAAAGTCTGTCGGCAGAGTATGCAACTACCTCAATCGTTCTCATGCCATCGCTGGGAAAGTATGGCCTAGTCTTCTCAATAATGGCTGCGCCAATGTATTCCAAGTCCCCAAACCCAATCCATAGCTTGATTATGTTTCCGGGCTGAAAAAGTTTTTGGTCAGAAATCACGGAGTTGGGGTTTGAAACCTGCAACTTCATCATGTCAGCTATGTTGTCAGCCGAATCATACTCAACACTTTGAATAAGGCGAGTTATGTTGTCATCAATTTTGTTATTGTTGATGGAGATGACAAAGCTTGGAGCCATGTCTCCGGAGCCGGAGCCGCCTGAACCTAATACTGACATATTCTATAACCCTGAACTTTATGTTGTGGTGTACCTCAAGCTGGGCTCTCTGCGCGCAGAGCGAGCGCGCTCATGGTTGACCTTTTGTGGATTAGATCTTCTTTTGTGAATGTTTTTCAAAGCTAAAGAGCTAGGTTGTTTTTTAGCAGTCCGAATAGAGCCGCCTCTTGCTGGGAGTTTCACAATGTCACCGGGCTGAAGTTGCAAGTGTTGAGGATGATTTTGCCTCAGGTGAACCCCCAGCATTGGATCTCCATACTCGCTCATCGCAAGCATCTCAAACGTATCTCCGACTTTCGAGAAGTGATATCTCGTGTCGAAGTTATCAACATCATCCAGAGAAAATGGCACATACTTTTCAAGAACGATCTGTACAGTCGCCCCCTGCATCGAACCAAGAAATCCTGGTTTATCATAGGCGACAGATACGCTCTTGACGATGCAACTTTCCATTTTTGCATGTTGATCAAGACCAACCCAGAAATAACAAATTGGAGGTCGCCCTAGGTCATTATCTTTTCTACACCAAGACTTCAGAGTTTGAACTTTAGCCTCAACCTCCATCAACGCAAAAACGGCATAGAAGCGAGCTTGAAACGTGATGGTCTCAACCTGACCATGAAGAAACTGCCGGACAGGATCCTGTTTATTCAACGCAAACGCATCTGCGTAAACAGACCCAACAGTTTCGGTTACGTTCTCTGGCTCCCATGGTCCATAGAGCATAGCGTCTTTTGAAACGATGTCGGTGTTCAGCAAAAACCAACTCTTGGTTTTGGGAAGAAGTGCCCCAATGACCTTTCTATTGCCAAGAAGCTGGGAGGCCATTTGGCTTCCGAACTTCGTCTTGCCTTGGTGCCCTGGATTCGAAAACGCAAGAGAATTCAGCATCTTCGAAACAATGAAGTCTATTGCTTGTGCCATTTAGCTACCTACCCTTCCCTGCTCTGCCGCTGTACGTCTGACGAATGGAGGTGTTTTGAACCCCATTCTATCCGACAAGTCCTGCTGGTGTTTGGCTTGATTTCTAGCAACCTTCTTGCCATCAAGATGCAAATTCGTCTCACAGCCCTTATCCTCTTTTCTTTTTCCTCTGGCGTTAGACTCCCTCTGTATATCCAACTCCTCGTTTCTTCTTTTATTTTCATTTTCACGATCGAGTTCAAACTTCGCATCCTTGAACTCCTGAGCCCTCTTTACCTTATCCAAAATAGACAACCCGCCCTCAATAGCTGCGTCTTTGACGGCTCCAGGTCCAATGCCACTAACGAGATCGCCTGCCTTTTTCGTTTTTAGTACATCAAGCTGAACTCCATTTTCTCCAAAATCCCTAAGGGCCGTTGCAGCATCCCTAAGTCCACCTCCTCCAGTCAAGAATTCAATACCTGGAATTTGCATGATGGAGTCGAGTAGCGCAGCAATCGTCGACGCAGCCAACCTAATCGGGAGAATCAAAGCGTTGCCAATGAATTGAGCAAGTTTACCTAGCCCCAAAAGGATGTCCCCAGCAAAAAGAGATTGGATAATTCCGCGCAAATCTCTCATCGTTCCAGAGACTGTTTTGATAGAAGTAGTCAAGACCTTCAGAAATACATTTGTGACAAGAGCTGCCGTAACCATAATTAGAGCGCCTATGATTTGCCAATCTCCATTAAACTCACCAAAGGTGGCGTTCCACAACGCCCCAAACTCATTAATAGCCTCTCTAAGGGCGCTGAACGCTTCGAGCCCACTATCTCTAACAGATGGCCAGATGACCGAAGCTCCAAACATCAAACCCTGCCACAGCGGAACAAGAACGTTCTGGTACACGTCCATGGCTGCAACCTTGATGGCTCCCCATGTTCGAATGGCCCATTGCATGAACGACTCATTCTCGTTTCTCATGGCAAAGTACGCAGCGGCAATCAACCCTACGGCGACAAGTACCGGCCAGAACGCGGCGGATACGGCCGTGGCCAACGCGGATACTGCGGGGATGACAACGGTAGCCACAATGAACGCAATACCCAAAAGTGCCGCAATTACCGGAACGGAGGCAACAGTTAGCGCGCCCATTATCGTAACCACCTTGCCAAGAGTTCTCGCGCCGCTCTCTCCCAATGCAGAGCTGAATTTAGAAGAGAAGGACTGAACGGCATTACTTAGAGCCTCGAACCCATTCTTGATCGATTCAATCCCATCCCTAACGCCCTGAGCAAAGAGTACTGTGTTCTTACTAAGCCCAAGTCTTTTCGCGATGTCTTCTGGGGACTCGTCGAGATCCTTGCTCAGCGCAGACCAAGCGGAGTTGAAGTCCTGGATGCTGGAGACGAATGGAGCCAAGAAACTTCCGTCCATCCCTTGAAACTGATCCAAGAAACTAATGACGGCGACGCTTCTTGCAGAGTTTAGAAGCGTGATTTGCCCAATCATCGACGCCATAGCAAGCTTTGCTCTTCTAGCCGCAGAGCCCGCGGAATTCTCTCTCACATCTGAAAGCAAAGAGTCGACATTGCTACCACCGCCTCCAGAAGCTCTGCTATCGTTGGCGGCTCTAAGCCTTACGAACGCTCTGGATCCCCTACGACCAAGAACCTCCGTCTCCATTTTCAATCTATCGTTTGGATCCTTGATATGAGCAAATGCCGACGACAGTTTACCCACCAACTTAGATGTTCCAATAAAGTTTCCCTGGGTGTCCATCAACTGAATGTTGAACTTCTTTAGGAATTTTCCAGCCTTTTCAGTAGGCTTGATGATGGTTCTGAACATGTTGTCCAGGGCCGTTCCTGCCATAGAGCCAGTTAAACCCCTATCAGCAAGAATACCCAACGTCGAGGCAAGCTCATCCACAGGCATACCGAGGCTAGCGGCCTGGCCAGCGGAATACCTAAACGCATTACCTAATTGAAGAATGTCGGTTGTTGCATTCGCACTAACATGGGACAGCGTGTCTGCAACCATGCCCGCCTTATCCGCGTCTAAACCAAAGGTCCTAAGCGTTGTTGCAACAATCTTCGCAGACTGACCTAACTTCAAGTTTTCTGCGGCAGCCATGCTAGCAACGGCCCCAATAGCACTGATCTGTTCAGCCTGAGAGAATCCTGCACGAGCCAAATCCTCTAAGCCGCCGGCGGCCTCTGTTGCCGTGAATTTCGTGGCAGAAGCAAGTCTAAGCGCCTCCTCCCTCTGTGCCTTTAGCTCCACTCTCGTAGAGCCAGAGACAGAGCCGAGACTAGCCATGGCATTATCAAACTTGAAGTATTCCTCAGCGGCTCCCTTGGCAACCAGGGCCAAAGGGGCCGTTATGAGGCCGAGGCCGCTAAGAGCAATCGTAGCTCCTCCAGCGGCCCGGCCCATCTTTCCGGCTCGACTTTGCAAGGAGCCAAAGGCACGGGATGTTCTTTGCATTCCAGCAACGGCATTTCTGGAGTTGAACTCCAAAACGCCACCTAGACCAATTCTCTCAAATCCCATACTCTCATGCCCTTAATTCAAAGCGGCTTTCCTTTTGGATCGGACTGCCGAGCCTCTTGCTCCATAGCCTCCAAAAGCTTCTCTAGCAGGAAGTTTCTCTTCTTGATCGATAGGTCTTCCATGCTCATTGTGAATCCGCCCTTGCCATAGTAGGCTAGGGCGAACTCTTCTTCCCAGACCTCCTCGCTCGATCTTACTGGGAAGAATCTTCGAAAAAATCCGGATAAATCCAAGGAACGGATGTGACAAACGTTCTTCCGTCTCTACCCTCCTCCTTATCAAGGACTTCAATCTCCATGTTCAGCCCAGAATGATTCTTTTCCATGAGCTTACCAATTCTTGAAATGTCCTTCTTGGAGACATCGTAAAGATCTCTCGTGTAAAAGTCCGTGACTTTATGACCCTGTTCACCGTCCAGCTCTGGAGAGCCTTTGATGGCCCCAGCAATCGTAGACAAGTTGGTTCCGCTTGGGCTATCAAACTCAAGAAGTTCAGCAGTTCTCCACAAAGAGGGTCCTACAAGAAAAGAGCGAACCTGCTTTCCCCTAACCATTGCTGGGGAGTCAAGTTTATATTCCCAAGTCGAAACGCTAGAGTCTGGAGTTCCACTAAACGGAAGGTCCGACAAATTACCTGACCACCTGCAAAACCTGTCTTTTTTATATGGAGAAGCCATCTTCATGGAAATCTCCTCATCAATACAGGCCATTCGCATAAGAACGAATGCAGTAAGAATGTCGGTCTCATACATTCCAGAGATGATACTTTCCCTCTCTCCCTGGGTCATTCTCTCCGCATACACGCCAGGCTCTCCCTCTTCCCAGAAGACGTGCCCAGCAATATTCACGCACATGTAAGTCAGCATCAAGCTGATTTTCTTACAAACTTTGGTACCCTCAAGCTTATGAGAGTTTTTCCTAAGCATCTCGGACATCTCATCTTCTTGCAAACCCTTCCAAGGTTTGAAGCCGATGGTTTTGTTATCCGAAAGCCAAAGACCTCTATGCTCACCGAGAGTTACGGGAGGAGCTTCTTTTTCTTTTTCTTTTTCCATTTTAGGATTCTCTTGTTTATGTATCTGGATTGAGCCAGAGAAAAAAATGCGGGCGTTTATGGTACGCCCGCAAAACCAAATTCCTAAACTCTAAACTCTATGCTCCGGAGTCAATGACTCCAGCCTTACCAATGCCGAACTTGACCTGTTCGACGGAGTTCACGATACGCAAAGTAACTTCTGCGTTTAGCTCTCCATTGCTTTGAGTAAACGCAGTGTTATTCTCAGTATCAATCTTGATGACAAGAGAGTCCGACAGAGGGAATGTGTTATCAAGGGCCCTCTTTGCATACTCTGCCTGAAAGAATCCAAGCAACGAACTCCGGATGATTGCCCACTGCAAAGGATCGTTGAGTTCAAAAATGGAGAAGTCAAAAGATTCTCTGAGCACATTAATGTAGTAGCTCATAGTTTCTCGTGAGTGCTTGAATCTCCAGCCAGTATTCGACGTGACGGTTCTATTCCCCCAGATGACAAACTGGCCGTTCTTCTTTCGAAGGACGTTGATACCGCGAGGGTTCAAGAACTCTTCGCTCAAGAGTCTCTCTCCGGTCACGAGTTTTACAATATCCGGAAGAGTTGCCGCAGTACCAGCTCCTGGCTTGTGATATCCAAGGACAGTCGCGGCCATTCCCGTCTCTCGTCCATGAATCATTCCTGTGGTCGAAACAAGTTTCAGGCGACCATCTACTTGAGGGTCGTTGACATATGCGAAACTATGAGCTGAGACGACATAATCGCCCCATGCAGAACGACCCAGGGTTCTGTTGACATGCTCGTCAAGAGCAGACTCCTCAGTGAGGCTCGACGGAACCTCGTATCTCCACTCCTGAGCGCCAACTCTTCCGCTCGAAACAAACGCCGCGCCAGCTTTCTGAACCGCAGTACTCGTTACTCCTGGACAAGCGAATTTCACAAGACCAAGTTGTTTTCCGTTTAGCTGGAGGAAGAGCGACGTGTCTGTATCGTACGCCTGAACGTAGTCATTGTCAGAAACGCCAGCGTGCCCATCTCGGCCACCAGAAAGCTCTTGCTTCGCGACAACATGGAACTCGTCAGAGCCCCCTGCGATATCTGTCGCCATTTGGGAACCGACTGCAACCGTGATGGTATTATGAGTGTTCGACACAATTCGATATACGTTAGTTCCGTTATCGATTTTGTCTGGGTGCAAATACCCACCAACAAGCTCATCGACCGCACCAAGAGGTTTATACTGGACGGTCAAAACATCAGCGGCAGAAAGGGCCGTTCCTCCAGCAGTTACCGTGAATGGCGGAACCCACTTCACAGTAGACGTGAACTCAGAACCGAGAGTTACGGTGCCAAGCGCACCAAAGAGATCAGATACGGCAACACCAGACGTCGCGTCTGCCATTGTGATCGTGATAACCTGCTCAAGATGGCTGGAGGTTGTGGTTCCAATAGCGAAGGTCGGGTCGCCACTACCTGCGGAGCTAACAGAAAAGTCAGCAAGGTCTGCGGTCAGAATCGTAGCAGTTACCGAGAGTGCAGTTCCATACACATTCGCCGGACGAATATTTGCTGGACGAGCACCAAGCCAAAGATCTGTTGCCGTGACATAGTGGTTCGAACTATCATCATTAATGACATCAACCCAGTATCTGTCGGCATCGTCTTCCACAGAAAGATCGTCATACTCTCCCACAAGGCTTCCGTCAAGATAGACGCTCAGAGAGAATTCATTGGTGGGATCTGCGGCGCCGTCTCCAATCTCAAACTTCAAACCTTTACCAGACGCGGTCTCCAAAACAAGATACCATCTGAAATCCGTGGGCGACCCTCCAAGATCGGTGACCATCGTTGCATCAGCCGCAACGGTAAGCACGCCGGCGTCATCGTTAGAAATGACTTGATACCGAGAGTTGGAAACTCCCGACAGTTCAAGATAGGCCCCCGCCCATTGATCCGTATTCCACGTGGAGATGCCAGTATCAAGAGTGGTTTCTGTGAATGGAGACACATCTGCCTCAACGCCAGTTGCGCGCTGGGAACGACCACCCCAGCGTCCGCCGTTCTTAGCGGCCAAAGTTCCAAGTCGAGTTCTGGACGTACGTCTCATGTACAGTGGAACCGTCGATGCAACTTCAGTTCCGTCCGTGACTCTCGCGAGAAGAAGGCCTCCAGCACCACCAGCGAGTCTGAAATAGTGCCTAATACTATCGGGGAGATGCGACTCGGAAATGTATCCACCAGTCTTCTTGATCGCGTCCGACTCATCAAGACACCAAATAAGCTCACCGGGATCGCCCCTTTCGAGCATTCCGGCGTAAGCGCACCATCCGAGTGCTGAGGGTTGAATGGGCTGCTGCGCATCACGCTCTGTGACCTGCGTTCCGGCAGCCTGAATTGGACCAAATTTTCTAGGCATGTTTCAAACCTTTATAGTGTTAGTTGTAGGTTGCCACCAGAGAAGTCAATTCCCTGAAGGCTGTTAGCTGGAACGGCTGCCCGCTCAAAGAATGGAACGTAGATGATCGAGAAATTCGCTTTCGCTGTGCGAAAGTTTTTCGAGTTGGTGCTGGACGATGTGCTAAAGCCACCCAACTTCCTCATTGTGTACTCTGAGTCAGAGCCCCTCATTCGGATAACCTTTTTTTGAGCCCATCTCCTCACGGAGTCAATCAAGAATTCCAAGTCATATTGCTTATCGCATGTTAGCTCGATGGAAAAGTTGATGTCTTTTTGTGAGGGTCCTGGAACAGACCAACCAGAGTTAGTTGCGTTGTCAATAACAACCTCGGTGTCGTTGACCTGATCCTGAACAACCTCCACCTGTACGTTGGTAATATCCAACCCAGGAATTGACGATACTTCTGAATAATCTCTTGAAGTAAGTCTAGCTACAGCAGGAACATACTCGAACTCGATCCACAAAATCTCATTAGTAGCGACTGTCGATGATAAAGATACAACCTGCGTTCCAAGATCGTACCCCAAAAGTATGTTACTCGATTTTTCTGAGTCAGAAGAGAAGTTATAAGCCTCAAGCACATTCGTTATGTTGTAACTGCTTTCAAAACCAAGAGCTTCGGGATCAGAGAGGTCAATGGACGTGGCGTCCGACGGCATTCTATACGCAAAGCGTGCTCTACCCCTGATATTCTCCCTAAGTTCAGGGATAAGGGATTCATAAATCAGGTCATATTCCTCGGAGAGTTTTGACCAATACAGAAGCTTCAGGGTTTTAATGCTGGGGGTCACGCTAGGGTGCAGCGTCCACATATTGATTACAAACGCGATAGTTCTAGACGCAATAGCAAAGGAATTCATGTTCGCCGAAACTTCGGATTCTGAATTCCAATGGGTATCCAAAGTAGCCTCGGTCCACGCGGCTCCATCCCAATACATATCCGTCGTGCCATCCGATACTCGAAACCTTATCTCATATGGCGGCGTGCTAACGAGCGGATCCGGATGCACAGCTGGTCGTGGGTGACGAACCTGAAAGAGTTCCCAGCTAATGGCCGCCTTTGGATTGAAGTTTTTTGTTCTGGCGGTGTATGTTTGTAGGACTCCATACTCGGCCGGTTGGGGCTCTGGAACGCCTTGGGCATCAACTCTTGGAACTTCAAGTCTTCCAAGTTCAGAAATTCTAAGCCCCCCAGTTAGGTCATAATCGTTTCTGCAGGATTCTGCAAACTCGAAGGTTTTAATAAGTCTCTTCATCTTCCAACCATGTCCTTTAGGGTTTTATTGACGGCCTTCCTGAACTCCAACCTAGCCATCTCGATGACCTTCTTGTTTCTGAAAACTTCCTCCATAAACGGCCTACTAGGGATTTTAATCGCCTTTGTGGTTTCTGCAAGTGGATACCAAGTTTGATTCATTCCCCAAAGTTCAGCAGCTCTGCCAGTTAGCTTAGATGGATCCATATCACCCTTAGACACAAGCCATAGGATGTAAAACATGTTTCTCATCTTTTCTGTGACGGCGATAGTTCCCCCATCATGAATAAGCTTTGCTTGAGCATAGAATTTGTTAGTTCTAAGTAACCCAACAAAAAGTTTATCTTTCGACAGAACCTGAGTGCCAATCGCTTTGAAGAGATTTCTTCCAGTATCGGATAGTGGCCTAGAGCCGCTCTTCAAAAGTAATGTCAAGGGAGCGTTGCTTTTAAACGAGGATGAGTTGTTTATAACCTCTTTTACGATTGACCTGGCGATTGCGTCAAAAGCTCTTTTTCTGTGACGCTGAAGCTTTCTTTGAAACTTACGAATTTCATGGGCATCCCCATACTTCTTCCAACCTTTATCCATCGTAAACTTCCAACCATCACTCCTAACAGATCGTCTAGATTTACTCGATGTTTTGAACCTGGCTTTTTTACCCATGGCTGGGAGCCCTATCCATAAAGTGACACTTTAGAAGCGTAGCTCCAAGGCCAGGATAGTGCGCTCTTGGAGAAATTTTAAAAACAATGGAGTTCATTTGCTGAGGGAACGTAGTTCCGGTCCCAATCTCAACAAGCCTATCTCCAATAGACGGAGTCCAACCTCTAAGCTGAGTGTCTAGCACTCTAACTAGAAAGTAGCCCCCCTCATGAGAGACGAGTCCACGAGCGTCAAACGACTCCGACGCAATTGCGTTTCTACCTTTATCCCTATACTCAAGCTGTGCGGGAATGGAAATCCGAGGAGACCTACCAACAATCTGAATCTCCTCCCTCATGTTCTCATCCTCAATCTGACTGGATGCGTCCAGAGGCTCTATAACACACCACAACGGATGAAGAAGTCTTGGCTGAGCCATCTAAAACACCTCGTCAAGAATGCTTCTCGCAGATCCAAAGCCCCATGTCGTTGGAGAATCAATCGCCAAAGGAGATTGGTACTTTTGAATGGTCTCCAAAATAAATGCGTCCTTTGTCAATCCTGAGTTAACATCTTGCCGAGTTGTGCTGTTGTTGGGGTTCGCCCAAGAAAGCTTGTGCTCGTCAGTCTCTTCTTCCACGAGCTGCCCAGTCAACCCAGGAAGATCCGGCAAAGGAGTCGCGACAAGAGATGGCACGATGGGGCTCAGTAATTTTTCAACGATAAGGCGCAAAATCGCATACCGAACCTGCTGGGGAGTGGAATCATCCGCCTCAACAAACCCCCAGCTTCCAGTCGCTTGGTAACGGGCTCTCCCAAGTCCAAAAACCCGACCCTTCTTCATTGACAACTTTGGGCTCCGTCTATCGTCCTGCAAAGACGTTCTTCCGGAATAAGCCACATAATCCGACGCAGGGATTATGGACGAAAACTCCAAATCCTGAAGTTCCGTAATTTCAATGATAGGAACAGTAAAGAACGCAGTGGAGGAATTGTCTCCATCAAAAACGATGGATGTGGTGATGGGCTCAAACCATTGTCCACAAGCCTCGGAAAATACCGACTCCCACAACGCGATAGCCGTGGTTACTTGGGCGTCGCTAATCATTGCGACCGTAATGCCCTCTGCTCTAATATCCGCAATTGTGGTAATCGGCATTTTCTCGTTCCTTTATCGGACTTCTACCCAGTATGAGTATTTTTCGACCTCTACAGGCTCAGAAAACTCAAACGCCCCATCAAGCAATCTTGAGTAGTTGAGTTCGAAGTACTTGTCTTTATAAACGAGCCCACTGTCTTGTTCGCTAACCGAGACAACCACAGCGGACGATCTAACTTCCACAACCCATACCCAATCAGAGTCTGGGAACAAGCTTCTAGCAGAGACGAAGAGGCTGTCAATAAACTCGTCAACAGTCTCCCCGTTTCTGAGATCGATGGACGACTTATAGATCTGTGTTTTTATCTTTTTACTCCCCATCAGAAAGCTCCTCGCTCCACTCAAATACTTCTTCATCTTCAGGCTCTGACTCCAAAAGATCCACATGACACTCTGCGCAAAGCAGAGCACCTTTTGACAGAGGTGTTTCGCACACACACCTCCGAATGCCATCTGGAAGTTCTTTCATCTTCCCAGCAACCTTCTCATCCATCTTCCAAATTTCCGCCATATCCTCATCAGACAGCATGAGCACTTTCTTAGCAGAAATAGCCAAAGATCCGTCCCTACCATCGGGCTCGATGTAAAATGTGGTGAACCTTGCGGGCGTAATATACTTCTTCATTTTCTCACTCTCCGTCGTCGATAGATTCAAGAGTCAAGACCAATTCAGCCTTCTTCATTCCAGACGGGTCAATACCCAGTTCTTCAAGAATGCTTTTGAGTTTTCCAACTTTCATTCCAGAATCCCAATCAACAACCTTCGGTTTTGGAGCTGAAAAGACCTCTTCCATAATCTTGGAGTCATCTTTGTTTTGGGGCTCGCCATCGTCTCGGAGATCGGCGAAAAGGTCGCCATCATCGTCATCGTCATCGTCACTCAACTCAGGAACTTCTAGCTCAGGCGCCGACGAAACGGCCTTTAGTTTAGCTTCTTCTTCGTCTGCCCACTGCTTCTCGATTTTGCTATAGGCCTCTTCTTGTTCCTTACGCCCAAGCTCAGCCTTCTCGTCATCCATACGAGTTTCTCCCCAGCCATCGCCGACCTGAGAGTGCTTCACGATCTTACCTTGCTTAACTCTCGACTTACGAAGTTCTCCGCTATCCGACACAATCTCTCCCTTCTCATCCAACTCTTGAACTTGAAATGAGGGCTTTGGCTTCAGCCAAGCGATGTGTTCTTTATCGGTAACAATTTTGGTTTTACGCAGGAGAAATCTACCAGCCTTATTCAAAATGCTAGTGCCCTTGATTAGAGTTACCTTTGCGCTTTTAGTTCGGGGATCGATCATATTTTTGCCTCGGGGATAAGGTTTTAGAGAAAGAAAAAGGGCGGCATGCCATCGACAATGCCGCCCCAAAGTGTTAAGCTATGAGTAAGTTCTAGCCTTGGCCGATGTTCTTGACCTTCACCACTGCTGCAGGGTTCTGCAACTGGGTGCCAATACGAATATGCATAGCATACTGAAACACATTCTTGAAGATCTCTCGGCCCTCAAGGATGGTGATGTCGAGGCCGACTCCAAGAATGAGGTTTTGCAAGTTACAAAACAACATCTGAGGAAGAGCTTTATACGTGACCTTCACGGTAGCTCCGTCAGCGATAGCGCCAGCGCCGTCTCTGGCGATGGTTCCGGCTGCTGCGTCAACAGTGAAGTCAGTTCCTGCAATGTAACCAGGAGTCGGAACGCCAGCAAGAGTCGTTTCGGTAACGGCAACGATCTCAACGTAGGGAGAGTTCGAAAGCTCAACGGCAGTCGTACCATTCAGTACAACGTGCTCAACGACGGTTGGATTCATGTTCCACAGAGGAACTGGAGTCCTTGTAATGCCAAAGCTGGAAGCGGTTCCGCTTTGAAGGGCCGCGTCGCCACCACCAGTCAGACGCTGGGAAATCTTCTCAACGTACTTGTGATCAAGCTTTCGAGGCAGCAAGAAACGCATCGAAGAGAGGTCTCTTTGGAACTTTTCCGGAAGCTCCTGAATGGCGCTTGAGAAGATCGAAGGCGAAATATTAGCGCCTCCAGCATCAACAATCGTTCCAGCTTCTGCGCGCTTAGCCCAACCATCTTGAAGAGCGAGATACTCGTCCTTAATGAAACCAGAGCCCATCCCACCAAACAGGTCAGAGGCCTGAGCAGCAACGCCAAGGGTATCGCCGACAACGCTAAGTTCTTCCTGATCGCTCGAAAACTGACGAGCAATCATGTTGATGATTCGCTCTTCCTGAGTTTCTCCTTGAAGATTGTGCTTCAGGTATCTCTCGGAGATTTCGATAGGAACGGTAATCTCAGACGGGGTCAGGGCGATTTTCGAGTGACCAACGGAACGTCTACGCTGAGGATCCGAAGCTTCCTTATGAGCCATCGCAACGCGCTGGCCAAGGGTTACTTCGTCAATCTCCATTGTTTCATTACGGAATTTTTCAACCCGAACGTTACTCTTGAGCATCGACTGGTCAAACACATAATCAACGAAGGTTTCTGCTTGTTTAGGATTCAACTTGCCGGCAGACACGATGCTGTCGGTGGTCTGAATCGCCTTCGAAAGTTCAGTTTGCGATTGTGTCATTGTAATATATCCTGTTCAGAATTCTTTTGTCTAGGAGTGAAAGGCGGTGTCGACCTTGAGGGTGAATCTGGTGACAGTCATCGTCTCACCGTCCTCCATCGACAATTCTGCATCTTCTCGTTTACTAATCCACGAACCAAAAATGTTCGTAGTTCTAGAGATTTCCCCCTGAGAGGATCTCTTTTCAATAATCGCGGCCTTATACGCCGTCGGGCTAACTGGCTCTTGGCATTGAATCCACCAGCTATTAAAAAAGTCGATTTCCGTGTTGTGATGGTTCGGAACGTCAACCGTGAATTCTGTCGACTCGGTTCGACCAGAAGATGCGGTTGTTCCATCAGGAAGCGCTACTCCAGGAATTTCCTCCTCAATGGAGGAGATAGCCGTCACAAGCAACGGAACGCCATCAATTAGAAACGTGTATTTATTGGAAACAACGGGATCTTTCCCGATAGTTCCCTTAATTGGATAAGGCATCTAATGGTTCCTTTGCCGGCTTATCTATGGGTGAAGAGGTTTTGGAATACGCCTCCGGCCTTTTTCTCAAGCTCAGCATCTTCGCTTTCTACAGCGGAACTCTCTCCGCGAGCCTCATCAAGGGCATCAACCTTCTCTGACAGAGGGGAGATGGCCTTTTCGACGGCGGCCTTGATAAGCTCCGCAATGCTGGAGGCGTCTTTCGACTTCTTGACTTCTTCCGCGGCCTTAGCTTCGTCCTGAGATTTTTGGAGATTAACAATCTTCTCCGCGAGAGAACTAAGGTCGCTATCAGTCATGCCGGAGGGGGTTTTCTCCGCCTTCTCGACTTCCTTGATCTCTTCTCCGCTCTCGGTCTCGATTTGGACCTCCAGCTTGGCGCCGTCGCTTTTCTCGGTCTCGACACTCTTCACGGCATCGGTCTCAACAATCTCTGGAAGTTCTTTAGTTTCTTCTAGTTTTTTATCTTTAGTTTCTTTTGCCATCGGATCCTCTTTCTTATAAACAAGGAATTGCAAATTGGCACCCTTGTCAACGATATCTAACTTTCTTACAGACACCTTTGTGAAAACTCGTTTAGTTCCCTCGGGATATTCCATGCGTTATTCCTCACCTTCTTCGAGAGAGAAGCCCGAGGCCGCGCCCTCGATGGAAATTCCCGTTCTCTCGGAATTCTTCACGCTTTCCCAAACGTCATCATCCAGAACCTTCATTTTCGCAACCCACGAAAATTCCGGATATTGGAGTCCATCAACCGACCCTGCTTCTTCAAAAAACCAAGAACCAATGAGCGCAATGTCTGGAGTTTCTCCAGAGTGATCCACTCCTAGGTTCTTGGTGATATTGTAATTGGTCAAGAACTCTTCAGAAGCCGCCTTAACAGCCTCCACCGTGAAAACTTCATCATGGGCGTCCTTGAGGTTCGCCACCATCGCAACACAGGTAAGCTCGCGCTTGTCGTCGTTCAGAGACTTCGAAACAAGAAACTCAGTGTTACTTAGGCTCTTGGAAATCTCCTCACTATCGCCAACGGGGGCTGTATTCTTTTGTTCTGGCGTAATCGAGACTTCGATCCTTAGACCGTTGTCCCAACTCTCTTTGGACATTGACGTTCTCTTTACCATTGTTTGAAAGCTAAAGGATTCTCAAATAGAGCCGGTAACTTACGAGCCACCAGTAGGATCAGACGTTAGTTGCTGGGAGAGTTCGGAAGGGTCTGCATGGTTCATAACCCTTTCTGGTTGATTGTCGCCTGTGGGATTATTCCCTCCAGCATCATTCACCTTCTTTACGGCTTCTGCCATTGTGATGGCAAACGGAGTGTTTGAATCGATGCTGTCTGGCATCTCTCCATAGTTCGTGCTCATGATTCCCTCGATGATTTGCCTAGCAATCTTGGGAGTCATGGCACCAGTCTTCTCGGAAGCTCGGAGAAGATCGACAAGAGTTTTCACGTCGTTGACATTGGGGCTATTCAACTCCAGCTTATGATTCACGAATCCAAGCTCAGGAAGTAGACGTCTATTGATCCAGGAAACGAAGAAGCTTCTGTCCTGGCCAAAAACCTGCTCGTCAGCAAGCTTCATGCTCGCGGAAATAATGTCACCAGAAGTCTCAACCTCTCTGCCAATCAAGATGGCTGGAAGGCGAAACGCTCTTCTGACAGATGCTCTTTGTTCGTCCATGAACTTTTGAAACATCATCTCTTCTTTACTTGTGGCGTGCAGAGACTCGATAGATATTTTGGACTTGCCAGTTTCGTCTCCGTCATCCCCTAAAGCCTCTGATTCAAGAACCAAGAACCTAGATCTATTGTCATCGGTTTGAAACTTGGTTTCTGCAAACTGCGTCAGGCGCTTTACGCTCCCTTTGGTGAATTTTCCACTGGAACACGTAATAACCATGCTGGGAATGTTATTATTCGAGAATGTGCTCAGGTTAATATTCTCAGCCTTGATATCGCCGTTTAGAGCGATGATGTTCCCAATGAACCTTGGGAATCCGTAAGCTCCTCTAGTCACAGGACTGGACAAGGCGACGACCTCGTGGGCTAGCTTATTTTTTCTGGACTCTTTTTTGCTAAAAAGCTCTCCAGTTTCTCTGCTATAGAGTCTGTTGTCTTGGAATTCCTTGAACCAAACAGACTTCGTTCCCTTAGTCCTCGATGAGACTCCCGCAGCACTCTTGATTAGCGAGCTTTGGGAGAACCTACGAAACCTCTTATACTCAAGGCGCCTCTTGACTTCATATCCATCAACTTTTCGATGAAGTTGCTTCATGGAGAATCTGTACGCATCGGCCTCCTTCTTTGTCATCAACATTTGATGAGAGGGGATTCGAAACAGTCCATCCGGCTTCTTGGAGCTTGGGCTTCTTGTGATTTCGAAATAGGCCATTCCTGTCAAATAAAAGTCCCAACCAATCTCAGTCAAGACGTCCTTGATGTCCTGATCCGGATTAACGTAGTTGAAGAAGTTCTCCATCTCGATAGCCTCCTTCAACATCTCTTCGTCGGGGATGCCTAAGGTGTGTTCACGAGGAACGACTCTCCACCCATAACCGACGGTGTTAGCGACCATACAGGAAATGATTTGATGCAACTCAGCAGAGTTCTCAACATATTGCACCAAAACGAGGGGGTGATACAGAGGCTTAATAAGCCCATCCTGACCCCTACCTGATGAGTGAGACTCATCATCATCAGCCTCTTCGTTTGCTGGAGGGGTCGCAGATTTCACAACATCAAAACCGCCAAGCCTCGAAAGAGCAATCTCTCTTTGCTCATTATTCTCTTCGTGAGTTTCGTTTTTTGTTGCCATATCTTCTCCTTCTCCTAGATAATTCCGTACTCTTCGTCTTGCTCAGACCTTCTGGTGGAGGTCCTATGTTTTTCCGCTCTAGTAATCGCGTGGTCGAATGCATCGAAGATGTCGTCGTTGTCACCATTAGGAAACAAAACCATTTGCTCTCTCAGCTTCCAGCCAATAGTGCTTCTGATTATTTCGCCGCCAACCTTCTTGTCCTCATACATGAGGTGAACTCTGCGGGATTCCATCAAAGTCGCTCTATTCCAAGCTCTCGACACTTTGTCGGTGCCCTTCCTTGGAGTAATCTTCTTCAGCTTCTCCTTGATTTCTGGAAAGGTGTCTTGGAGGTTTTGGAATTGAGCAAGCTGGTATGCAACCGTCTCGATGCCAATCTGCTTGACTCCGGCCCCAATGCCATTCCACTTGTCATACAGTCTCTTGATATGCATTGTTTGTTGGTTAAATCGGAACTTCCCAGCAACGATATCCACAACAAAATACTTTGCAGTATCCTTCTTCCTTCCAACCCTACCAACGACAACAAATGCAGAATCATCTGCGGTGTTTTTCTGGGAGATTGCAAGATCGCATCCAATCCAGAAGTCCATATCTTTGTAAATCGCCTCGACCTCGTGTCTAGGAGTCTCCACAAAGTGATCGTAATCAAATATCTCGCCATTCATCGAATCGATGTCGTTGAGATATTGAGCTTCGAAGGCAAGTCGTCCAATTTGGCGTTTTGTTTTTAGAAGCTCTTTGATGCCGAATCTATCCGCCCATGGAGACATCCCGGTTCCTTGTCCGGAATAAACACCAAGTCCCAAATCCAGATACTGATCTCCTTGCGTATTTTTGTAGTCATACGCAGGAACAACATTAATCCACATCCGATCGTCGTCCGAGACTCCATCCTTGAAGTCTTGGCGAGCGCGCTTGATCCAAGTTCCGTATTGATCAAGGTAGTGATATCTGGTTCCTACCCTGTGTCTGTGCTTTCTGAATGGAATGTCAGGATCCTTTGGATCTAGCATCGGCGTAAAGGTTCCGTTGTACCAGTCATTGACCTCGCCACGAGTCAACTCCGAGTGGCTGTTCGTTTTATCGATAAGGTCGTCGCTAAATTCGATGTCAAAGTGGGCGCCCGCGATGGATCCTTTGGCTCCAACACAGGCTATTGTTGGAGTAGAGTCAGTCGCTTTTGCTCCTGGAGAATTCTTGAACTTAGGATCGTACCGTTGAGAAATTTCCAACTCTCTCGCGTTCCAAAGCTCTTTATTGTAAAATTCCCCAAACAACTCAATCAAGAGTTCGTTAGTTTCAAGCTGAGCTGCAATCTCCTTAAGTCTCGCTTGAGCTTGCTTCACGGTTTTTGAGGCGATAACGATTCTTGCTTTTGGATAACAACACAAATACCAAATCACTTTGGTGACTGTGCAAATCGTGCTATTATGTGTAGGAATCATTCCCCTTCCGCACAAAAACAAGCTGGAGGGAGAATCCACCTGAATGCACTTGACAGGAACGGAGTCTACGGAGTTGACGGCGATGATGAATCTCGTGCGCTCTTCGCCAGACTTCTCCAACTTCCAGCACACATAGTGTTCTACCCCTTGGGCCAAAGACTCTTCAATCTGTTTGGTTGTTTTGACAGTGGGTTCAGACTCCCATTCCGCCGTCAACCAACGATGATCCGCGTCCGCAGTGATAGATGTTCCATCATCAAAGACAACTTCGTAACAAACCCTGTTATGTTGCACCGTCGTCTCGCCTATAACCCGACAAGGAAGGCCCCTGTCGTCCAGGACCATATCTCCAACGGAAATGGCTCCCATAGTTGTCCATCCAGATGAGGTTGGAATTGGAGTACTTAGGCTTAGAGCTTTTCCAAATCCTCGACCGACAAGCTGGAGGTTGTCCGGATGAAGGCTTTGGACTTGAAGCATTTGAAGATGAAAGGGCTCAACGTTGTAACCCAAGACTTCGGTAGCAAGAACGTCAACTCTTTGATTCAAGACGATCTGTTTACGAAGATACTCAAGATATGTTTGCCGGGCCGTTCCATAGAGAATTAAAGCCTCAGAACGCCCAACAAGCGAACTAGCTTCGCTCATACGTTTAGAATTTTCCGATTGCGTGAGCAGACGCCCAAACGGACACGGACTCTCCAACGCCACCAACCGACGTTACTCTTGCCCAAACTGCCCTGCCATACGGGGAGAACGTGAACTCGAATGGCTCTCCAGCAGCAGACGCGGTCCACGTTGCAGCCGGCGACGACGAGATGAATGTGGAAAGTTCTTCGCACCAAGCAAGAATTTCGATAGTTGGCTGAGAACCAGAGCTTGGAATTATCTGAAAAATCCCAATGTCGTAACCTTGAAAGTTCGATCCAGACTTCATTTTGCTGGGAGGGGTTGATTCGTCACTTTCTAGGACGGTTTTAATGAAATGGTAGTTGGGGGATTCTTTAACTGGCATGTTCGTTGCTCCAAACGGAAAAGCCCCGCACACCAAAATGCACGGGGCTTGAGAGTTATTTGGTTGTGAATTGGTGAGTTGTTAGTCTTGAGCTTCGAATCTGTAACTAACGCCCGCTGCGTTGCAGGCGTCATCGGTTCCAACAGAGAACCCAGAAGCGTCGGACAAAACAAGCCCTTCCGCCGCGCTCAAGAATACCTTTCGGTCTCCCAGCATAACGGCGCATTCAGTAACGGCGTCGGTGGCGTTGAAGGTTAGAGTAGCGACGTTATCCGTGTAGACAACTCGGACGGCACCCTGAGCAGGCGCAGCCGAGGACTGAACCAAAAGAGGGCCGGTCGATGCGCCAGCGGTGGCCTCAACAAGCATCACCGGACCAGCCGCCGTCAGGGTAGCTGCGTCAGAGGCGACTGCAATTCCCGTTCTCCAGTCTAGATCTGCGGGGGAGCTAGCAAGACCGCCGGCGCCCGACAGAAGAGCGTCTTCATCTCTTGCAAGCTCAACGCTTGCGCCAGTTGCGTGACTAGTCACCTTAACCGAGCGGGGCGAAAAACCACATTCGCCGATAGTTTGTGCGGCGCCTGTGCCACGATAAAATCCTAGAAAATTTCTATTTGATCCACTTGCCATGTTAGTTTTTTCTTTCTGTTCAATGAATGTTGCTATTTGCTTAAGGTATCTTTAGCAAGCTCTAAAAAAAATCGATGCAAAAGTCGTTGCTGGGGAGGGTGGCGTAAGCGTGGAGCGCAACATCCTCACTCCTGCGCCTTGGCTACCTTCTCACTCACTTCAGAACTCTCCAACTCAAAAACACTTGGTCCAGAGAACAGAGTTTTATTCTCAACAATAGAAAGCTGCTTGTTACCGAGTTTCTTCTCTAGGTGATCAACTTGAACAATAACGTCACGGGCGGCGACCATAAGGTCCTCGATGTTCATGTCGTTCGTTATTTGCAAATTAATCCCAATAGCGCCTTCCTGAATTTGCCTTATGTCAGGCTTAAGGATTCCGAATTTCTTGCCGGTATCCAGAAGGTCCTTTCGAACTTCCCACATAGCTTTGTAGGCCGATATGGCATCGCGAGGGGCTTCCGAAGCAACCGCCGTTCTTTTTAGGCTTTGAATAATCGAGTGTCCGTCCAAAACAAATTGCGCGTAGACGTGTTCGATTGGCATGTCTTGAATGTGACCTGCGAGATTCTCAAGCACTTCACCAACTAAACTTCGAAGTTCGGACTCTCCCAGTCCCATATTCTCTTGAATGGCAAAGTACTCAAGCCCATCGCTGAGGTGTTGCTGAACCTCTTTGAGTTGCTTATCCTTTTTGGACAGTTTCTTTGCCATCTCCAGAAAAGTATGGGATTCCAAAAAACAAAGGCACAAAAAGCCCGCCAATCTTTCGATAGCGGGCTCTACATGCAGAAACTCTCCTTATTTCTCTTTCTTTTCTTTTCTATCTCTTCTTTCTTTATAGTCAAGATCGTAGGCGTCGACAATCCTTGCTACCATAGGATGGCGCATTACGTCCTTTGATGTGAAAACCGTCCGTCCAATTCCCTCGGTCTTTCTAAGAATGTAATTTGCATGTCGCAGGCCGCTCTGACTAAGGTTTGGAAGATCCACCTGATCGGGGTCTCCTGTGATAACCATCTTGCTATCTCGACCAAGCCGAGTTAGAAACATTTTCATTTGCTCTCGCGTCGTATTCTGAGCCTCGTCGAGAAGAATGAATGCATTATCAAGAGTTCGGCCTCTCATGTAAGCCAAAGGGGCAATTTCTATATCCCCAAACTGAAGCATTTCCTGAACCTGAGATGCTGGAAGCATGTCTCCCAACGCATCATACAAGGGCCGAAGGTATGGGGCTATTTTTTCTTCTAGGGTTCCTGGTAGAAATCCTAACTTCTCCCCAGCTTCAACGGCAGGCCTCGTTAGAATAATCTTTCGAACGTCCCTTTGAACATACGACTTCACCGCCATCGCCACCGCAAGCCAGGTTTTACCCACTCCGGCAGGGCCGAGTCCAAACGCGACAGAGTTGTTCTGAACTTGACCAATGTAATGGCGCTGGGAAATGGATCTTGGTTTCACCGGCTTGCCGTCCAGGGGCTTCATCAATATTGCATCAAAGCAATTCGACAAACTTTCTCCAGACGCAACGATAGCTTCTGCGCGAAGAACATCGTATTTGCTAACGCACTCTCCCTTGCACGCCATTTCATAAAGCTCGGAGACGAACCTCTCAGCGTGTTCGGGGCCAACGACGAAAACGTTGTTTCCACGAATGTTGATGAGGATTCCCAGCTTTTCGAGTTCAGATTTGTTGGGCGCTAGCGCCTGAAACAACGCACTCAAAGCTCCCTTGTTTTTAAATTCCATCTTCCTCCTTAATCTTCCACCCGACATCTGCGACGGCATCCATAAAGCCTTCCAACCAAACGGCGGCAAATTCTCTGTCATCTGGATAGGGGCATTCAGGATCCTCCATGAATTCATAAACATGAGCGCAGTACCCATCATAGTACGCCTCATCCAAATCTAGCGCGTCCGTATCCGAAATGGGCTCAGGATCCCAAGGGCTCCACAAATTATCAAAACTCATTATCGCCAACCTCTCTAGAAATCCTAAGCAATGCCATTCTAATCTCAGCCACCTCTTTGGCATTCAACTTGCCAATGACAAAATCAGGAATTCTCAAAAACCATTTGTTGGCTCTTGTCGTTTCTTCTAGTTCTTTACAATGGAACATTTTTACTCCTCGTATGAATGCTGTATATGGCGTGATTTATAAGGATGGTGAAAATCCCCCTCAACATTCTTCAATCTCCCAATGAACATAATTTACATACCGAACCCCATTCAGGATTTGAAAGAATTCCCCGTCGGGGAACGCTGCGGGCCCTTTCTCGTCGTCGGAGTAAGCCTCCTCCATATCAACATCCCAAAGCGCTTCGAGAATTTCATCATCAAACGGAAAGTGATCCCACTTCCCCATCATTTGGTATCTATCTCCGGACTCCGAAATTCCATGCATAAAGTAATGTGTTTTTTTGCTCATTTTTTTAACCTTCGTCCCCACTCAGAAGCAGTCTAGCATATTCAACGTTCGAAGAAGAGGCTCGGCGGATTTGAGAGATCAACTCTTGACAATCTCCAAGTGCTCTATGCCCGCCTTCAAGCTTTAGATACTTCCAGCCCATTTGCTTAGAGTTCCATTCTCCAGCCCAACGAGAAAACCATGGGAGAATGTCAAGGACCTCTGGCCATTCAAGCTCTGGGATTCCGTTCGCATAACAGCTCTGCGAGGCGACTCGAATGTCGTAATCTCCGTTATAAAAAATGGCAAGCCTATAACGTCGAAGTCCTGAATTGATTTTCTTAGAAAGATCCTTCAACGTCGGAGCTTCATTCGCCATACGCTGGGAGATGCCGTGGATGGCCTCAGATCCTTTTGAAATGGATTGAGCGACCGGCCTAACGATTTGTTCCCAGCCCTCACCAGAAGCCGGCTGAAACGCAATCTCGCAAATCTCTGCGGAAGCTCCAAGGCCGGTGGCTTCGGTATCCCCAACAACCCAATCATCTCTCAAAAGGAGTTCTTGAAACTGAATTGTTGTGTCTATATGCTCTTGGAGCCAGGATTTGGCACCATCTTCCCCAAGAGTTTTGACGTTCTTTTTGAATGCGTCACGAAGTCCGAATTGCTTATCGCCCTTCTTGTTCGTTTTCAAAAGTGCGTCAACTTTGTCGCTGACGAGCATTGAATTTTTTGCCATAAGCCCTAACTTTCTTAATAAGATTTGAAAGAATGAATGAGGATGCTATTGCAAGCGACGAGGCCACCGATCCAGAGAGAGCTGCTTCCGCCAACTCCGGAATTCCAAAGCAGTAAAACAATTTTCCCCTTTCATCCATAAATAACTGGATCCCCAAGATGAGAGAATGCTGAGAAAAAGCTCTCGATTCTGTATTCCTTCCAGTCTTTATCGACAGGTTCGTCACGCACCGGGTTCAAAACAAAACCAAGAACGAGAGGTGCTGGAAAGGCCTGTTCGTGGCCAAGGAATGACAAGGGATTCAGTTCAACAAGCGCATCAACAGAAGCTCGCCATTCCCGAAGCCATTTGCGATTGGTTCTGTTCGGACAAAGGAGGACGGATTCTCCTTCGCCTTTGAGTTGCATATCGAGCCAATCTTTCAGTCCTGCCTTCTTTAATGGAAGTCCAGAGCCCTTAGGCCATTTGACAGATTTCTTCCCAGCAGCCTTCGCTTCCGCGCGAAGTTTTTCTTCAAGCCTAAGATCGTCAATTTGAGAATCAACGTCAAACAAACTTTTTCCATATGGAGGGTTCGCGTATGTTTTATGAATCCACCTATCCATAAGTCCACGCGTTGAAGTTCGCTTCTCTGCGTCGATGATATAACCCTCAGATCCATGATCTGGATAACATGGATCGTACGCTACTCCATCCGACCAAAGCTCTCGGAGTCCTTGCGCAATGGATTCAGGACTCAGAATTGTTTGATTCCGAGTTCCGGGCATCGCAACGCATTCCCTCGCTCTTGTTTTGTTGAGTTTCTCCGCCTCAACATGACCCTCTCCGTACAAAGAAGACATCGCGTTCTTTACATTACTCATTTTAATGCACCATCACCTTGTGTTTTTGCGTCGCCGTTTCGAGCTTTAAATTCAACAATTCTTCGTTCAAAGCTATAGCTGCAATATCCTCATCGACATCCTCGTCCTTCCAGCCGGTTTCTTCAGCTTGCATCTCGTAGTATACGTCGGCCCTGTTGTCGAACTCAATTTGACCAATCTCCCCGTCATGGAACATTTGAACAAAATCGGGGGCCATATCGATGATCGTTTGTGCGGCAGAAAACGAGTTGGTTCCTAGTGGAATCCATGCTGGGAAGCCACACGCAAGTTGAACGATGCAAAATCTGAACTCAGAACCGTCTTCCACATCAGGAAATTCCCTAACATCCAATTCTCCATGACAGTACGAAAATGCCAAAGCATGAAGCATTTCTGTGTTTTCATTCTCCTCTCCAAGATCCTTGGATGTGTTTTTTTCAGCTACATACATCACTCACCAACACAATACACGGCGCCACTTGGGTAAATTGTTCTAACCTCAGATTTGTAGCGCAGTCCTATACGATAGGTCATCCACGTTCCGCCTCTAACCTGCTCGCACTCCTCGTATGGAGCAACAATCAGAATGGAGGTGCTAGTCACAATCGTTGTGTTTCTGACTTTGTAAGATTTGCGAGGGTAAACGTGGTACCCGCGATTCCCAGACAAGTGCATCGTCATCTTTGGGTCGGAACCAGGGCGAACATGGCAAAAAATCTTCAACCCCTGAGCTATAGCGTGAACCTGCTCATCCGAGCCGAGGCAACCTCCGTGACTCAGTTCAATCAACCCACAACTTTTGGATTGCAAAGCCTTGAGCTGGGCGTAAACCTCCCTCTTTTGAAGATAGTTCATGCCATTTCTGGTTCCTGTGAATCCGACTTGAAGAATCTTATCATCCGTCATTGGCTAGTTTCCACCTTTCAAAACTCTCAATATCTCCAACACGCTTCACTCCCTCTTTGTAAGCAAGGGGAGACAGTTTCTCAGCCACAGAGCGACTAATCTTCTTCGCGTTGCTCTCCAACCAAGAAGAGAGTTTGAGGTAAGTGTCTCTGCGTTCAGAAAGCCAAAGGATTCTCTTTGCATGGCTCCCCAGCTTTTGAATGTCGCCCTTCTTGAGCATTCTCCTTGTCATTCGGAAAATGCGGCGCTTCATGGATTTTGTTCGTCGATTCAAAAGTTTTGAAACAAAACGAACTCCATGAAAAGCTAGCTTTTCAAGAATCCAAGATCCAGCTTTTTTGATGTATGGAGCCGCAAATCCCCAGATGGCGGTCGCTATAGCTAGGGCGCTCAAGTACCGACCTCGGCGTTCGAGTCATCCAGAGAACTTATGGACAGACCATAGGCCGCCGCAACTCGTTTAGCTCTTTTATAGAACGCACCAACAAATTCCTCTTCGTGAGCAGCTTTATCATGGGCCCTCTGTAAATCAGCAAGAAGGTCGCTGTAGTACACAAACCCCTGCAAAAACCCGGAACTAATTAGATCACGAACTCCGTATTCGTCAAATTCATCATACTTCTCGGCCTCCTCATCAGAGATTAGAAATCCAACGGCACACTTCGTTCCGTTTTTTCCTCGATAAGCGCAAGCTCCGCCATCACGGACGGACGCTATTCCCTGTTTCAAAACGCCAATAACGGCGGTATCAAAAATTTCTTGTTCTGTCATTTTGGAACCTCTTTGCCAATCTTGTCCATAGATAGACCAAATTGATTTGCGATTTCTCGCGCTCTTGCGAGAAAGCCCTCTACAAAAAATTCTGGGAGCCTAGGGAAGTCGTGAGTGGCTTGTAAGACAGCAAGGATGCTCTTGTGTTCATCAAGCTCCATCAAATAGCCCAAGTCAACAAGACTGCAAACGTCAGAATCGTCAAGTGAATCGTAAAACGCACCATCCTTATCGGAAATGAGAAATCCAACAGCGCACTTCATCCCGTCCTCTCCGCGATAAGCGCACTTACCCTTCACGTCTAGACTTGGCCCTCCTTGTTTCAAGACGCCGATAACAGCAGTATCAAAAATTTCTTGTTTTGTCATTTCAAAACCTCTTGCCTTCTGTTTGCAATTTAGACGCCATTGCACGCCCTGTCAAGCAGTAGTCTTTGTTGATTCGGCCCACCCCAAAAGAGAGTCGACATAAACAAGATCCGTGGCACGCGTAGATAGTTTGTGTTTTGCGGCGACCTTGCTGGCGCGTGTATAAAACAAGGTTGTCCAAATCAAAAAACGCCCAAACCGACGACATTCGGAAAGCGTATCATCGTAGCATTTTTGTAGCTCAGGGACAATGGGGTCATTAACCCACAGAGCCGAGACGCTCCCACGCACATCATGCCCAACGTCATCTCCCGCGGGAACGCCACGTTCCAAAATGTCTGTAACGATGATGTCAAAAACAAACTGATGTGTCAAAAATTTCTTGTTCTTTTGTAGGGTGATTCCCCAAAGTTCGATAATCTTCTTCGCGAAAAACCTGTAGATGTTTTTTCGCATCATTGGCAAAGGGGCGTCAAGACCTCGCCTCCAGCGGCTGATTGCCGACCGGCTCACCGACATCTTGCCCGCGATGTCTGAATCTTCGAGGCGAAGTGCCTCCATGCTCTCGTTCACGAGCGTAGTGAACAACCCCTCGTCGGCGATACCCTCCTCCTCTATCAGGGCTGACTCAAGCTTCTTTAGTACTTTTCGTAAATTCTCCATTACCCTTCTTCGTCCTTGGAAAAAGTTTTGTTTATTCCAGAACATCGGCTTTCTAAAGCTGGGAGTTCTAGCGTCGCCTCATCTTGGCTCAAAAACTTCGAAATGTCAAGATATCGCTTGATATAGGCTGCTGGGAGGAGGGCAAGTCTCTTTGCGTCATCTTCCGGAACATTTTTGAGCATGGGGCCGAGAATGCCTTGATCCAAAAACTCGACAAAAACGATTTCATCAAAACGTCCCGGCCGACGGAGAGCTTGATCGATGTCGCTCATGCTGTTGAGCGTCCCAACAATTGGGGCCAAAACCTTGAGTTCGTCGAACGTCTCTAAAAACGAATCAGAGATTCTGTCGATGTCGTCGACGATGATTGCGTCCGGACTCAAAAATGCAACAACACGTTGCAAAACGGTAAGGTCGCCAATGACTTTGGAGCCCACCCGAACAACCCTTTTCCCCACCAAACTCGCGACTTGCCTTGCCGCCGAAGATTTGCCAGTTCCTGGCGGTCCGTGAAATAGAATGGATGTGTTATGACCAGCCTCAATCATCGGCTCCGATCTTCTCCACGCTTCGTCTGCGACTTCGGAATGGTATGGGGTTTGATCAGACAAGTCCTTCTCCACAGTCGGCCAAGATTGGTTTTCTCTAAGGGTGATGACACACGACTCCAGACTCTCCCACAAAACGTCGCTTAGTATTTTTTTCGCTAATTTTGTGTCGGAATTGTTTACATAAATGGCGTCAACGGCCCTATCGTCAGACTCAGACCAAACAAACCTAAACTCCCCACAAGAGAATTCAAAAATTGGGAGCCCAGAGTCATTCAAGTCTCCTGTGTATTTTCGCAAACCTTTACTCTCAAGGCACTCAATAATTTGAGACTCTAAAAATCCCACCGATATGTGTGTGAATCCATCGCACCATGTTTTTGAGGCCTCTTGCTGGGAAAGGACTGTATCTGCTATTTTGAGCCCAGAATGCAGGACATTGACAGGTTTTAGATTCTGTTGCAACTCCACTACGGTGTTCAAAATTTCAGAGCACAAATTCACACCTCTCTTGAATTTCTTGCTTCTGATCATGTTTTTTAGACGCTGCTTCATGGAGGTCCGTTTTCCTGAATGAAATTCAGAATTTCCAATTCAAAACCTTTGGCTGGTTTACAAGGGCGCTCATACGCGTCAAATTCCTGATAGTCCGTGACATACCACCTACCCCCAACAAAACTCAAACCAACAACACACTCCTCAGAGTCTAGGTGGATAACCAGCCTATCGAGTGTGGTTTTTACTCGAAACCGCACATCTCGCAAGGTCAAGTAGTGATCGGTGCTATAGCTCATAACTCTCCATTTCAGAGATAGCATAACTCAGGAGTTTGAGTTGGTCAATAGGAGGTGGTCTACATTTTCCTGTCGCCCAACGCTCAACCATGTCTGCGGACGTGTCCATCGCGAGGGCAATATTTGTGGCACCGAGGTACATAATGGAGTTGAGCACGAAATCGAAAAGGACTCCGTCGGGAGGAATGTTGGTGGATACACAATGGCGCGCGTAGCGCATGGATTTTGAAAGGATAGAAAATTTGACCTCGTTCACTATCGCGGCGACCGCGCTCTTTCTGCACAACGCAGTCTGTCTACATGTGGTCAATTGTGCTGGGAGGTAGGAGCCGCAGAACAAGCAAATAGGTGATGCCATAGTTTTTTTCCGGAAAAGATCTCGCTTACGAAACGTTTACAATTGGATAAAAAAGCCTCTCTCTGCACAATTACAAGGTGCTGGGGAGGTTTGCCAAGATCTCTCTCCGGGATCTTGAAAAATAAATGAAAATAAATCAGAGAACTTTGCTCCGAAATACGTCTAGTACTCTAGAAGATACTTAACGAGGCGCAGCCGAGAGAAGTATCGCTTCGCTCACTTCTTTAACTTAACTTAAATTAAGGTTAAGATCAAGTAAGTGATTGGATCACAATTGTTTTAAAAACTTAAACAAAACTCCTTAAGAGTTTTGCTGGCAATACAAACACGTATGGAGATCCTGATCAGACGAGGATCCAGGCAAAACAAAGAGAGGAAGCCTCCAGCAGTCTTTCGGACCTACTTTCCCCAGCAGCCCCCAGAGAGGGCTCTGGGGGTTTTTTTTATAAAAGACAGGCTCTCCGAAGGTTTCAGCTATGTAAAATACTGGGAGAGACGTGAGGGGCCTTCTCGAGCAAATGTGAATGAAGATGAGGGGCCGAAACGAGAAGACGCAAAAAAGCCCCCAGGAAAAGGTCCTGGAGGCGATTCTTTAGTGGATTTTACAAGACGTGGAAGAACGAGCTGTATTGCCCATTATTTGCTAGCTAAATCCATTCCACGTTGTAGGTCCACACAGTGGATCCACGAAGAACCTTCACAACGCTTTCAAGCGCCGCCTCTGGAGGAGTCGCAAGGAGCGGAGCCAGGTCGTCCGATAGCTCATTCACAAAGAGCGTCGGATCCGTCTCGCCATTGACCTCTTGAATTTCATCAAGATTCATAAGCCCAAATCCAGACGTCCCCATGACCGAGTGCCCGCCAATGCTGTGCACTGTGCCAGTGATATCGACCATGCCATCTGCACAGTAATACATCGCCGGGTATGGATCGCTGGCGATAGCAAGAGGCATTCCTCCACGGATAACAACGTCAACTTCGTGGACGTTTCTTCCACCAACATTTGTCGTAATGATGTTGCTCGTATGGAACGAAGAACAATCATACTCCTCAGCCCCAGCTCCGGAGCCAGTCGACGTTCCAGTGTCGGTGCCAGAGCCACCAGGATTGTCCGGACAATCGGGCCCGCTACAGGAACCTTCGTATTTCCACTCAACTCCAGCACAGGAATCCAAAGACGAATCCAGGTTGACGCTGAAATGCTGCCCCATGTAATCCTTGTCAAGCCGACCAGTCGTGCAAAAGTGATGAACGAGAGTATGCCCGTATTGTCCAACACTGCTGTCGGTAAGACCAAGCGAGTTCAAATCGGCGTTTGTGAATGCTTTGCATTTTTGCATCTGCTCAGCAAGCATATCTGCCGAGTAGGCGTCAATGTCCGATGGGGATTCGTATGCCTGACAGATTCCAATGGTTGCACAGGTTGGATCTCCATGGACATCGCTCACCGAAAACGAGCCGCTAGAGCCGCCGTCTGCATCCGTCGATTGCCACACGCCCCAAACGACAAGGCCACGAGACCATTCTGCGTGGCCCGCGCATGTGCCGCTCTCGTCGTCTGGACATTGCATCGAGCATGTCGGCCCGCCAGAGGAGCCATCGCTACCGCTACCGCTACCGCCAGACGCAGAAGTCGCGCCGCTGGTTGCGCTCGCTCCAGATTCGGCTCCTCCTCCAGGAAGAGGGGGTGCGGGCAGAGCCTCCTTTTCACCGCATGCCGTGGAAGAAAGCGCGAGGCTCATGGACAGAATTGTGATTGTTTTTTTCATTGTTGTACTCATGACTTTGTGTTTTGTGTTTTTTGTTTCGAAATCAAAAAATAATCCAAACTAAATAATCAAAACTATTCGTTTTTAGACGCATCGCTGAGGTCGCCCAAATGGTAGCAGAATTCCAACCCATCGTCACATACTTGGAGCTGCAAAGCCGCAAAGCTTTTGTCATCTGGAGAAACGAGAATCGAACAAGCTTGTCCCCATTCCTCCCCAGTCTCCTGTGTGACGAAATTGGGGAGCTTGCAAAATTCAAGACACTCCAGCTTTTTGTCTTGGGTTTGAAAAGCGTTTCCGAACACAATCTCCCCACACCCTACGGAACACTCCCAGAACGCCTCACAAAGCTCGTCACCGCTTTTCATTGGCTTCGGGGGCTCTGGCTCAGGATCCAAAGCTGGATAACCTGGACGCTCCTGGGGAGCTGGAGGAGGAAGTTCTTCTGGCTCTTCACATCCAACGGCAAAGAGAATGGTCAAAATGTGGAGGATTCTAAACCTGGAGTTCATTTTGCCACCTGCTTGGTCATTTCAAAAAGAATCATCCGAGACAAGATAACATCTTTTGCTCGATTGACCAAGGCTACCATGGCTTGTTTTGTAACAAGAGGCCCGTTTGCAAGGATTTCTAACCGCTCCATGCGCGATACGCATGCATTCTCAAACTCACCACCCTTTGTTGATTCGAGTTTCAGAATTCCAAGCGCTGCGCGAAATAGCTCCAAAGTGCTGGGAGAGCGAAACACCTTGCCGAAGACGTGTTGCTGTTCATTGTTGAGATGTTGCATGTTATTTAACTTTCTTCTTTGAAGTTCTCTTTGCTTTTTTGCCAGTTAGCTCTTTATACGCGACATCAACAATGAGCTTTGACGACTTCCTTGGGCTCCCCAGCTTATTAACTATGAGCCTGGAGCTAGGACGCTCAACGTTTGGGGGTCCAGGGCGCTGCATGTTGAATGTTTTTGTGTAGTAGTCCTCAACAAAATCATAGACAGAGTCGTCAACTGGTTCTCCCCATGATTTATGAGCAAGGTGTGGAAAGTAATACAAAATTTGGGACTCTAAAAGTCCCCACGAAAGAGCGTTTTTAGTCAGTGCGCTCACAGAAATCCATCTAGTGAGGCGGTCAACTTTTCTACCACAGCAACAAGCTTCGTAGACTCCTCACGAATCTGCTGGAGAATGTCGTCAGTCAGCTCTTGGGCGGGCCCCAGCGAATCCGAACGATAGATTGAGGAGTAATAATCATCCATAGCGGCGTGTGTAATGACCTCTTCGCACCTCTCCCCAGCAGAAAGCTTGAGCTTGTTCCTAACATCGACCCAAGGCTTTTCTCTCTTGGAAAGGTCTTTTAGCCATTGACCCGTTTTGTTTTTGTAGCGCTCAATCACAGCATCGACCGTGCGACGTTCCTCCTCAGTCAAAACGTCTCGATCCCCAAGATTTTGCATAAAAAGAGACGGGATGGAGGGTCCACGGCTGGAGGCCTCAATACAATCATTGAACATCGGCTTATCCTCCCAAACCAAATGCCAAGCTTGCGAGTAATACACCAACTTCTCAACAAAATGCTTATCAACAGAAGGAATCCGAGACCAAACATACGCCTCAACATCACTGGCAGTTGTATTGTAATCCGAGAGCGGAGTCTCATCAATTTTCATCATGAGATTCGCGACCTTGCTCGTAACACCTTCTGGTAACCCACGCTCACAAGCTTTACGCATCTTCTCCGAGCCGCGCGAATTCAAAGCTTCGTAACACAAAACAGCCGCCCAGTTCTTGTACGCTGCCTTTTTGCTGTCAAATTCAACCCCGCCGGGAGTTCGGTAAACAACCTTTTCTTTGATGAACGGCTTTCTCTTCATAAATTAATGATGCCTCTACGGAAGAACAAAGTCAATACAGGAGTTGACGAGGATTTCGTCCAGAAACGCGTAGCTCCTTCCCATCTCCTCGCTCCTTTTTACCATGGATTTTGGGCTTTTTGGAGACAAATGAAAGTAGCTGGAGGAAAAAATACCTCTGCCGATGGTCTCGAAGTCGTCACGCTTATGAAAATTTCTCCAGAGACATTTCGCCGCCTTTGACAGGATCGTATCTGGACCCAAGGACGCGAGACCTTCAAGGATTTGTGCTTGATAGAATGCCAGCTCATATGTGAGCGGCCCATATCCACCTCTTGCCATGGACTTTCTAACTCTTGACTTTTTTAAGTCATCACCAATCTTACGGTTCGAGTCCCAACAAACAACTCCGTAGATACACGCCCGAACCGATGGCCTTCTATATAGGTTGTACTGAGAGTTGTCCGATATCGATTCTTGAAGCTCTTTTTCGGTTTTTAACGCAGCTTTCAGAATTTTTGGGCTGTAAATTGTTACGCGAAACTCTTCCCCGCAAATTCCGTCTCCAACACGAGAATGTTGGTAAAAACAACGGGAGAATTGGACAGCCAGGCCGCGTGCCGTCGCCTGGCGTAGACTTACTGCTGGCAAGACTCAGCCTTATACCCGAGATCCTCCGCCGGAATCACATCCAACTCTCGAACCCAATGCAGCAAAGTGGAGTATTCCAACCCATCAATGTACTCACTATTGGCAAGCTTCCTGCCTTTTTCACCAAGCCAATCTCGAACTCCCATCGTTGTGCAGCCAATAGTAACAACTCTAGGGGTAAGCATATAGGCCGCATAGTTCTCTGTTGAAACGCGCGGCCATCCAAAGCTCCAAGTTCCCCCTTCAACTTTTAAATCATGCAAATTGGATGATAGAATGTGGGTTACGTAAAATTTTGTTCCTTTGAATTCGCAGGAAGAGAACTCTGAGTCAATCATCGATGTGAAATTGAAGGTCGATTTGTTGAATTTGGACCCACAAAAACAAGCCGTCATGTTGCAGCTATGGAACGCTGCATTTGAAAAATTGACGTTTGAAACATTTACTTCCGAAAAGTCAACCGAGTCAAAAGAGGCTTGCGAGAGATCCACACCCTCCAGCGTCATATCCTTCAAGCTCACCTCTTTAAATTCAGCTCTTTTGCCACAGGGCTTACCATCGAGAAAGTCTTGGTGCTCTTCAACGATCCGTTCGAAAGTCTCTTTGTTCATGGATGGATCATAGAACATCCGACTCACATATTCAAGACAAAAAGCTGGACGCAAAAAAGCCCCAGAACGCATGGTCCTGAGGCCTTTTACCGAGAGCTGGGAGTTACTCGGATTTCTTTTCCCGCAAGGTCTTGTATTCCTTGACCTTGATCACTTTTTCTGTGACGGCTGCTCTTCTAATCGGAAATTCGTGATGGTTTCCCTCGTACAGCCCAGGATAGTCGCCTTCCTGTAGCTCTGTCAAGCCGTCTCCATATTCCATAGAGAATAGACCTTTATAGCCAGAGACTTCAAAATACGCAACCTTACGGCTCATCCATCGGGTTCTACCGATCTCTTCGATATGAATGGGTCTAACCCTAAAATCGAGACCGGCTCCGGGACCGTATACAAGCCCTTCCGCAAGGAACTCCTTTTCCTCATTCGTAATCTCTGGAATCTCTCTATTATCCCACATCCACCTTCTCCGCGACGTCCGTATCAACCTGCTGGGAGTCTGTGTCCGAGACGTTTTCCTCCGCTTGCTCGATTGTTGCTTTGCAAACGTCGGACACGGCGGAGAGCTGGTTTTCAGCAGAGACGCCAAACGCCGTCATTGCGGCAATCAAGAGCCCACCAACAAGAGTCACGCTCAGAGCTTTGAGTTTTTCAAGCGGACCAATGGCGGCGCGCTCAAGCTCTACTTTCAGATCCTGAAACGCCTCGTTTCCAATTGCTTCAATTGCTTTATTCTTGAGTTCTTCTAGTTTTGTGTTTTTCATATTCAGTCGTTTCGTTTGTTTTGTGTTTTGTGTTTTCGAATTTGGAGTAGGCAATGTCACCGATTAATAGCTCGCACCAATGGAACATTGAGAACTCGTTTATCCAGGAAGAGCAAGAGCTGTCTGCGTCCGAAATCACAAACTCCGGCATCATTGGGCCCTTGGAAGCCTTCGACTTCAACCTGTGTAAAATATACGAGGACCAAAAATCTTCCATGTCTGTGGTTGTTTTATCTGTCAAGAATCACCAGCCTCATGTTATGGATTGTGACTCTTTCGGAGTCGCTGTAATCCCTTTGACACAATCCCATGGTTGAAAGATTTATGGCTCTTCCGACCTTCTCTTTTCCACGATGGTCACGCATCCTAGCAAGAATCCGAACCTCATTAGACCGTTCACATGTGAAAGCGTCTCCAGGACACAGCTCTCGGAACATGCATGACTTTTTGTCGTTCAAAACCCTTCCGTTCTCGATTTTGGATTTCCAACTTTCGCCAACGAACTCAAAGTTCAGAGGCACGCAACAATTGAAGTTATGGACCCACTTTTTGTCGGCGAAGCAATCGAACGTTTGAAGATCAAAAATACATCCATCTCTCAAAACCAAATAGACTCTGCCGCTTCTTTCCGACTCGACACAAGCTGGACCAATGACATCGTGAATAGGGATTGGAGCCTCCATTTGAGACTTTCTTACTCTTAAATCTACAACCTTCATAATCCTATGTTACCACTCCTCATCGTAAAGAACAATGCCGTTGACGTGGATTGCTTTTTTAATTCCCTCGACAAAAGCCTCTTCATCAACAATCTCTAGAATTTGATCATCCCATCGCGCGAAGATGTCAGAGCCCTCGGCTGGTTCGAGTCCATCTCCCTCAGCATCCTCAACAAACCGCTCCAGATCGGGAACTCCTCCGAGTCCAAAATCCTTGAGTTCTGCGTTCCTGAATTTTCGAACTCTTGCGTTGGGCCCTAGGTCATAGCTGTTGATGAATAGTTTGGCAAGCTCTTTTTCAGCAGCTTCACGAGTCTTGAATCCTGTTTTGCACCCGTTCGTTTCGGATTCATTATCAAAATCGATTGCCCAGCCAGTTTTATTGTTTTTGCTCATTCTTGAGGAACTCTCTTTTTTGAAGTCGTCGATGACTTCTCGTTTTGTCATTTCGTTCATTTCTCACCCTCTTCAAAATCGTTTCTTTATGATGAGATTCTACAGCGTGAGGTGCTGGGAGTCAAGACTTAGAACTTAGAGTTTAGCCAAGCTTCAGAACACAAAACATAAAACACAAAGCTTAGAGTTTAGCCAAGCTTCAAAACACAGAACACAGAACACAAAACTTAGAACCTTTAAAATCCAGAGAAAAAAATTCTGAAAATTTTTTAGCTTCTTGCTCAATCTTTTCGACAGCCAAGCGTGAGATGCTGGGAGTCGTAAGTCTTGAGAGCTTGAGGGTAAAAAGCACAAAAGCATAAAACTCAGGGCTTAGCCAAGCACAAAAGCATAAAGCTCAGGGTTTAGCCAAGCACAAAAGCACAAAAGCATAAAGCTCAGGGTTTAGCCAAGCACAAAAGCACAAAAGCATAAAGCTCAGGGTTTAGCCAAGCACAAAAGC